ACAGAAAATATAGGACATCCTTTTTGGTCTCTATTATACATTGGATTGTTCATAATAAATAAGAACAATTGATAAGTCATAATGCATACTTTTGCTTTTATAGCTTTTTTACGAGCTTTAACGTATTCGCAAGTATATGCACATTGGTATCCTAAATTTTCACATGTTGTAGGATTAAATAATGCAGCCCATGAAATACCTGACATTCTACAGTCAGCATTTTTCATATCCTCGCCATTTATAGTACATTTATAATTTCCAGATTGTCCTTTAAGAGCGGCTATTCCAGTCCTTTTATGTTTCTTAATGAATGATTCATATTGTTCCCATAAAAACAAATCAGATACTAAGATATAAGAAGTAATGTTAAAGTAATCTGCAAGTACACCTGCAGATATTATATTGATTAATGATTTTCCTGATCCTGTAGGCGCTTCAACAATATAATTTTGATAATTATGGTAAATAATATTCTTTATAATTCTAAATATGCATTCCTTTTGATGTTCTCTAAATTTAAAATTCTTATCAATTCTACTATATACCCATTCATCTATATAACTTAAAATTTGCTTATCATTATATTCTGGTTTTCCATCAATTTCATCATCACTATCTTCATAACTATTTTCATAACTATTTTCATAATTATCTAAATGTTCCAATAGTGTTTTGTTAAATTCATCTAATTCTTTTATATTAACATCCTTTATATCTTTTGAATCATTCATGTTATTCGTACTTAAAAATTTTGTTAATATTATAAAATAGTATAAATTAATGTATTTTTTAATGATTTATCATCTATAATTGTAATCTTTAAATTATTCTTAATCTATAACTATATTAAAATATCTAAAAATTAAAAGTTATGAGTAGTATACCAGTATCAATGATTAATGAAGTAATCAATTGTAAAAAATCTTGTAATGAAGATTTATATGTAGGACTATGCGGTACTAAATTTGTTGGTTCTGATTGTTATCCTGTAGTAATTACTGAAATAATATCTCCAAAGGTTGTTCGTGTGGCTAATATGTCTGATAATGATTATAATAGCAATAGGTATCATGAATCTAACGGAAATGAATCTATATTCAATATGGGCGATTATATTTGTATAAATAAAGAACGAACAAAAATTGTTGTTAAAGGTGAAATTTATAAATTACGTAAAAACAATAGATGGGTTGAAGAAGGTCATGGGCTTTGGGAAACTGGCGGTGTTCATTTTGGTAAAGCAGAATTATATTTAGATCCTTCCTTCTAACATTTACAAAAAATATTATTTAAATTTATTTATGAAGTGTAGATCAAAGTTTAATCATGATCAAATATATAACTATGAAATAATAACATCTGAAAAGGTAAAAATATTTAAAGACGATTTTAAAATATATATTAGTCAAAAAATGTTTAATGATATATTTGAACCAGTGATTGATTTTGAAGAATAATTAAATATTATTTGAATTTTTTAATAATAGATTCTATATTTGTGAACTAACACAATGCTAAAGACATTGTATCTTCCTGCTTAGTAAGTTTGCTTACAAATTTGTTATAAGAAAGCTTTACAGGCCCTTTTATACTTGTTTGATTAGTTCCTAACCTATCAAGTTTATTATATTGAAGGTAGAAATATATCATGTTATTAGCAGCATGAATATCTCTATCTTCTTTTTGTCTGCAGTTTGGACATTCAAATATTCTGTCTTTCAGTTCTAATTCTACTTTAGTACCACAATTAGAGCAATATTTAGTTGTTGGGAACCATTTGTCTAACACATTGACTTTATCTGAGTACATGAGCTTAGATTTTATTCTTCCAAGCACAGAGTGTTGTACTTTAGATCCAGACAACCCATCTTGTCTCCATTCACTTATCTGTTCATCTTGTATGACTATTATTTTGTTGTCACTTAGAATTGAATGTACTATCTTATTTGATATGTCATTCTTCTTGTTGTTTATATGGATATACTCTTTTCTAATTTGCTTAATAGTCTTATACCTGTTGTTTGAGCCTTTTGTCTGTCTTGCAAGCTTAGCTTGAAGTCTCTTAAGTTTCTCACTTTCTCCAACAGATATGTCATATTTAGTTCCATTAGAAAGAATCAAAGTAGTAGACACCCCCATATCAATGCCTACTATGTCATTTTTGTATTGTTTGTCTATATTGTCTTTGTCTATAAAACAAGTCAATGAAATATAATAGTCATTTCCATCATAAAGAAGATTTGCTGTTGTAAATTCTATGTTTTTGTCTTTGAATTTATCTAATTGATTTAATCCATTCACAATAATAGGTTTCTTGATTCCCTGAAGTTTAATCTTATTCTTGCTTCTTATATCATGTGTTACACCATACTGTTTGAACTTAAGTGAATTTACTTCAGACTTGAATTTAAGTTTACCTACATTTAGTCCAGATTTTTTTAGTTGAGCTAATCCTTTTATCTGATCTTGTATTTGCTTAATTAGTTGTTGCCTTGTAGATGCTGATATATAGTGTAGTGTTGTATCTATATCTAATCCATTCTTGTCTTTTCTTGTAATTACTTTCAAGTCTTTGTCTGTAATAGAATATGCACTATCAGTTGATATAATATAATTATAAATCCACTTTGCTTCAACTAAAAGCATTTTAAGTCCTTCTTTTTGACTACAATTTAATCTTGATTTATCAACTTTAAACTTAAATGTCTTGCATATCTGACTATTACGTTTAAGCAATGTTAAACGCATTGTCTCAGCTATTTGCTTGTTCTTTTTTGTGTTTGACATTTAAATTTAAATTAATATTTATCTATATTTAATAATAATATTTTTACATTAAAAAGTAAAAAAAAAAAAACAAGAAAAATAAATAGAAGTCAATTCACACACAATACTAAAGATATTGTATCTATCTTGACTTAATTTTTGTATATATAATTTTAAAAAATAAATAAAATGGGAAAGCAAAAACGTAGCGAGAACACTTATCAGAAGATTAATACTATCTTCATGAGAGATGCTAAGAATGTAATTATGCCTTATGAGCCTTTTGTAAAGCCAGAGTTTGAGTATCTTCGTGGTCTTAAGTGGCGTGGAGAGGAGAAAGTGGATGGAACTTCTATGCGTATTGAGGTCACTAAAACACCAATTTGGGATGGCGGTACTGTTGGTGGAACATTAAATGGTGTAGAATTTAAGGTTCGTATCGCCGGTAAGACTGATAATGCACAGATTCCTAAGAACTTGTTGAAGCATATGCAAGAGAAATATCCCAATGAAAAGGTATATACAGCTCTTGGTCTTAAGGAGTTTATTCCTGTAGAAGAATGGGAAGATCATAAGTGGAATTCTTATGAAGATATCCCCAATATCTATACTATCTATGGGGAAGGCTATGGTGAAGGAATTCAGTCTGGTGGGTGGTATATCAAAGGTGGAAATGAGTTTATTGTATTTGATGTAAAGGTTAATAATCTTTATCTTAAGACAGAAGCTCGTGATGATATTGCTACTAAGCTTGGTGCTCCTATTGTTCCTCTTAAGGGTTACTTTACTCTTGACGAAGCAATTGATTATGTTCGTAAGGGATTCCGTTCAGAGGTTGCTGAAAATCCTGAAGCAAAGATGGCTGAAGGTCTTGTTCTTCGTACTGATCTTGGTCTTTGTGATAGAATGGGAGAACGTTTGATTGTTAAAATTAAATATGAGGACTTCCAGAAATATAGAGCAGTATATGGAACTGATGATAAGGTTGAACAGCAAAGAAATGATCATTATTAATATATATGAAATATCATTTTCCTAATACTAATAATAATGAATGGATTGACAAATACAATAAACTGGTAGATGAAGTTGCATCAAAGGAAGATTATTATAAGGAATATAAGAAACATCAATCAAAAAGAGATGACAAACATTGGGAAAATTATACATTAGAACATGTTGGAATTCATCATATAATACCAAAGAAGATTGATATGACTTTACTTAAAGATAAAAACAATCTTCTTTATGTTCCATTAAAATATCATTTAGAACTTCATTACTATCTTTGGAAAGCCGATCCTAAATATGCTTCACATTTTTGGTTTATATGTATTGCTGCTAGAAAAATGAAATTATGGGATTTGCCTGGAGGTGAAAATGAATATAGACAATTAGCGAAAGATACTGCATTATCAAGAAAGAAATAAATTATTTAATTGAAATATAATAATATAATAATGAGTAAACAATCAGTTATTACAGTAGATGGTTATATCGTAGATGTTTATCCTAATACATTATTTAAAGTTGAAATTGAAAATGGTCATACATTGTTATGCCATATATCAGGAAAAATTAGAACAAATAATATTAGAATAATTGTCGGTGATAAGGTTAAAGTTGAAATGTCACCTTACGATATGAGTAAAGGAAGAATTTGTTATCGATATAAAGATGCAAATTAAATTAAAAAAAGAGAGAATTTCGAAATTCTCTCTTTTATTGTTTTATATTTTAGGCATTGATATAGTAGGCATTTTTGGCATTGTCATTCCCGGCATATTGTTTCTCATTGAATTCATCATTCTATTAGGATTAATATTACCAAGACTACTATATTGCTTTTCTTGTTCTTTCTGTTTCTTTTCTTGTTCTTTTTGTACTATATTAATTTCCTCAAGTATTTGTTCATACGTATAAAATGGCATTCTATCAATCTCACTTGGTTGAACATTCCATTCTTTACATATAAATAGTTTATTTCGTACCAAACTTGCGGTGTTTATTAGGAACATTGAAAAGATCAGCGACGTTATTTGGAAATCGAATATTAGCAGTGACCTCCTCACCACAAACTTCGCACTTAGCAACTAACTTCTGACTTGGTGTTACAGCAATATTTCTAATTACTTCATTCATAAATGTAAACATTTCCATATCCCAACTATTGAACTTTATTTGGGCATCTTTAATTTGCTTCTTTGCTACATCCATGTCTTTAGAAATCTTAGGCAACATCCAAGGAAGGAATCTTAAGAATGTCTGATCAAACTTACGATTAGGATTCTCTTGAGTACGTTGAATCATCCAGGTCTTCATATTTGCATCCTTTTCAAGTGTTGGCAAATATAATCTAATTGTATTTGCTTCAACTTCATACTCTGTAGGATCAATTATCCATGTTCTAGTATTTACATCGTAGTATTTAATGATATCTTCATCAGGGAATTCATACATTAATGAACTAGAAGTAAGCTCAAATTCTACAGGATTATCACATTCAGGACAATCTTCAGTATAGTTTAGCTTATGCTCACCTTGAACAAATGTATATTCTCTAATTAATAGTAAGAAATAAAATCTATCCCATGTATTAATATTGCCCCAAGGAATTTGGCCTGTAGGTGTTATAATACTTAGACAAGACTTAAGTACTTCATTAAATACATCATCAATAACAAGGATATTGTTTTCATCAATATTAGACCAGTTACGAATTGCTTCAACTGTTGCTGGACGTATTCTAAACTGCCATTCTTCAGGATAGAAATATGAACGTAATCCCATGATACTGCGATCTACAGGAATCCATCCTTCACGCATTTCTGCATTTTTAAAAATATTATCTCCTGTTTTCGATACATGATTAGCTTTATCAAAACTTGCAGACTCTTGTTTTTCCTCATCAGTCAATAAAGAACTTCTATCACCAGGCAAACGTGATAATTTTTGACCTGCTAATGGATTATTTTGTTTCTTCTTTGGCTTTGATTCTTCTTGAGATGCTTCTGGAATTTGATTAGCTAATACATTTTCAATTAATTGATCATCTGTAATTTCTTTCATAAAAAATTTGCCTTATATATTTTTTCTTTATATATAAAAATATTTTTGTTTTTTAAAAAACATATATAAAATTAAAAAATTTGTTCATATTTAGAACATTTTATCAATACTTCATTATCTTCTTTCTTTACTTTATATATCATTTTTCTATTTTCAAGTCGCACACGTATTTTATGGTTAAACATATCATCTGCCATGTCTGAATGATTTACAATAAATACTGATTTATCTTTAGACATTGTTTCATTTAATAATGCTAACATAATATTACGAGTATCAGTATCCATATTTGACATTAATTCATCTAAGAATAAAATATTTACATCAATTGTTGATATGATATTTTGAAGTATACCGAATATAATAGCAAGATCTAATGTTTTCTTTTGACCTGTACTTAAACTTGTATATGGTATTTCTTTGTCACATGAATCAACAAAAATATGAGCTTTAAATTCTTGATCATATTTAATTTGATATGATTGATCTAATTTATTTATAAAAAATTGAATTGATTTGTTAATATGAGGAATAAGTGTTTCAAGAAGATTATAACGTAATGTTTTTGTAAACAATACATTCATATCATCCCATTCATTTATTTCTGCATTTGACTTATCAAGTTTTTCTTTTATTTCTGCCAATTTAACATTTAATTCATTAATTAAATTATCATAATTTTCCTGAATTAATTGAATACTATCATTATAAGAACGAATTTCAATATCTATTTTAGAAATATCTTTTCTTAGCATATCCATCTTATCGTCATATGACAATAATAATGCTTTTGCGCTTTGTATATATTGCTCTTTTTCATTTTCTTTTATGTTCTTTAATGCATCTTGTTCTTTATATATATTAGCATATTCAATCATTTTATTCTTATATGATTCAATATCTTCTTTATCAATTGGCTTACCGCATGTAGGACAAATACCTGACTTAAATGTATTATAGTTATTTTTTGCTTGTTTGCCTAATGTTATTGTTTCTGTTATTTTTGCTTGTATTTGTCGTATTTCAGCATCATATTCTTTTACTTTTTTATCTCTATTTGTCTTTTGATCTTCCTTTTCCTTTTTTAATGCAACACCTTTTGCAACTAAATCATTACGTCGTTTGTTTAAGCTATCAATATTTACTGTTTCCTTAAATTGATTAGTTTGATTTGTCTGTTTTTGCTGTAAGTTCTCAATTTGATTTAAAGTATCTTGATATAATGCTTGAAATTTTATATTTTCATTTTGTTGATTCTTGCGTTCAATCATTATTTGATCATTATATTCACTAAATAACTTAAAACCAAATACATCATCTAGAAATGTCTTTATTTCATAAGGATTCATATTAGCTAATGAATTGAATTGATTGAATGAAATAATACACATTTTCATTATAGCTAATTTAGGTGCATCAAACAATTCTTCCTCAAGTATCTGTTGGGTGTCTCTTTTATTGGATGCCGCTAACAGTTTTCCATTTACTTCAACAATTAAAGGCTCTTTCATATTACGAATAATATGAATTTCCTTTTCTTTTGAAGTAATATTCATTTGCACCTCACATGTCTTTTCATTCCAAGAAATAAGATTTGAATTATTTTGATCTTTTACTTTACCAAACAAACCATATATAATTGCTTCTGCTAAAGATGTTTTTCCACTACCAATAGGACCACTTAATTTTATCAATCCTTTACATTTGTCAAAGTCAAAATAATGTCTTCCATATAATGACTTAAAATTTTCTATTTGTATGTTATGTATTATCATTTATACTTGATTAATCTTATTTTTTATAAATGTGTATTTATCATTTAAATATGCAGGTATGTTACTTTCAATATATGACTCAATATTACTATTGAATGATGCTACTGATAATGTTGTAAGATTAGTATCTTCATCAATGATATGTAGTCTTATATTAGAATTTATATATGTTGTCTTAAGATTATTGATTTGTTCTACATATTTAGCTTTTTTGATGTTATTTGATGAAATACACAATTGTACATATGAATTATTGAATTTTTCATCAGTTACTTCAAAAATCTCATCATTATATAATCTTATAAATTTTGGTGTAACATTATTCTTTATTCTATCTACAATTCGATAATTTTCTAGTATATACAAATACTTATCCATATTTACATCATTAAAAGTAAAAGAACAAGCAGACCCAATATTATATAAATTTGCTGTAGGATCCATATATTCATAATGTATATGACCAGAATAAATGGGAACACCCTTAAAAGCTGCTATTCTTGCTCCTGGCCAAGCACTTAGATCAGTATGACAAAATATTTCCTTTACTTCTTCATTAAAGTTATAATTGTATAGTATTTCATCAATATGTGAATCATTATCTGTCCAATACCAAGGTAAAAATAATGCACCGTCTTCAGTTATATATGGATCATTACTTACAACTGTTAAGTTTTTATGTATTTGTAAAAATTCTTCACCAAACATAAGTTCATAAGAATTATATATAGCAAATTCTTCTAATGGTGAATAATAATCATGATTTCCAGCAACAATAATAAAATGAATATTAGGAAATTGATTAAGCAAATTTCTAAAAATATTTTTAACTTCTATACCAACTTGTTGATTTATTGAATATCTAATATCAGTTATATCACCTAAAAATATACATCTATCAAAATTACCTTCTTCTAATGTTGGAATTATTTGTTTATTAAAAAATTCAATTTGTAGTTCTAACCATGATAAAGAATTATTTTTGATTCCAAAATGTAAATCACCAATAATTAGTTCTTTCATTAAAGTATGATAAACAAAATATATTTTTAATAAAAATAGAAATATTTTTCTTATCAATTTAACAAAATTATAAACTAAATTAATAATATATGCCAATGCCTTCAGAAGGCGGTTCAACACCTGCCGCCACAGTAGATATAACACCAATAGTTAATGAATTAAAAAATATAAATAATGAACTAATTAATTTAAATTATAAAGAATATGATTTATATCTTTCAAAAGATTCATATATTAAAGATATTGCTGGTAAATTATTTTCTAATGTTTCATTTGATACTGATAGAAGACCTTATAAAGAAATAGCACATGAATGTATTGAAAAGGCTACAATATTAGCAAATTATTTATATACTACATCGGTTTCCTCATCAATAATTTATGGACCTGATTCAATTGAAGGAAAGCAAACTGAACGACCTAATTATGTATCAAGGAAGCAAAATAATAAGTCAACAATTGCTTATATTGAATTAGTTATTAGACAAAATGAAAAATCAGACCCATATTATTTCTATGTTAAACTTTAAATATTTTCATATTGAATATCTATTTTGATATAAATTTTATAGTTTAAATAATTTATTAATTTTATAATACAACAAAAAATGGATAAAATAAAGTTTAATGTTAATCATTTATATTTAACGACTTCAGTATTTAAAGAATCATTAATATATAAATTAAATAGTATTATAGTTAACAATACTACAATTAATGATTTGACAGAATTTTTGGGATATGGTATAATTACATTCGATGATAATAAACATGAAACATGGGATGTAGAAGTATTTGATAAGTTTACACGTGGAAAGATAAATGCAATTGTATATAAAGTCAAGGAAGATGAATCTTTAAATCCGTATAAGTATGATTATTTAGTAGTTTTTTATAATAATACCAAGGGCTATGAATCTTATGGATATGTATGGGTAGACACTAATAAGCAAAAAACTATACTACGATTTTGCTTAGAGTATATAGATTCTATTATACCTCAACATATAATGCAAGATATTAATAGCTGGAAAAATTATATTATATATGAATTATACAATAAGCCTAATCTTACATTCGGTGAATATAAGAAAGGTATGAATGAATACTATTTGAAAAACAAAGGATGTACTTATGATGAATACCATGATTTTAATAAATGTAATCGTCGTTGTACAGTTGATATATGTTATTAGTATAACAAATATATTTAAAAACTTATAATTATGAAAAAATATATTGGAATGATATTTACTTGTTTAGTTATACTGTTTACTTGTGTTAGTTGTGACATATATACAGGCGTAACTACTCAAGATGATGTGTATGTTGAAAATGACATTGTTAGAACCGATGTTGATTTTAATGTTATTATAAGATATGGACGTCCATATTATTATGAAGGATCATTATTATATTACATATATAATGGTTTATATTATTATCCTTTTTATTATAATAATTACTGGTATGTAAGGGCATATCGTAGACCATTTAATCATTTATATTATAGACCATATTTTAGACCTCATAGATATGATTATAAGTTTGCGCCCGGACATCATAGAGGATTTGATAGACCAAATGTCGCACCAAGACCTAATAGACCAGGCATGCGTCCTTCTCAACCATCTAGACCATCCGTTAAACCAAGACCAGATAGACCAGGCATGCGTCCTTCTCAACCATCTAGACCAATCATTAGACCTACTACACCACAGCCTTCAAGATCTACAGTTACACCGTCAACTCGTTCTAGATCATCATTTGGCTCACATGGATCAGTAACAAGAGGATCAAGTATGCCATCAAGAAGTACTAGATCAACAAGAGGTGGAAGATAATTTTTTTAAAATATTTTAAATTATTATTATATATAAAACAATATTAATATAAATTATATGGATAGGGTTTGCTCTATCCATTATTTTTGAGAAACGAAAAAAAAGTAAAAACATTTAAAAACAAGTAAAATTATGAAAAAGACAATTTTTGGATTTGTGTTTGCAATTATGTTCGGCATGGCTCTTGGTAGCTGTGGTAATGGTGCTACAGGAGCTGCTACAGATGTAGATAGTACAGCTGTAGATTCTGCAGCTGTTGAAGTTGTAGATACTACTGTAGTTGATTCTGTTGTTGCTGACACAGTTGCAGTAGTTGAGGAATGTGAATAATTTTTCTTAATTACATTTATTGAGTCAGGCTGTACTGAGTACAACCTGACATTTTTTGTTTAAATAGTTTCATTAAATTCATTCATACAGTAAAAATAAAATAAGCAAATAATAAAACTATTTCGGACAAATATCTATTTTTAATATATAAATATATATTTAGATAGATACATAAAATGTCAAAAAGTAAATTAACATTGATTATAGATGGAAACTGGCTATTGATTAGCAGATTGTCTGCCATTTGTTCAAGATACTTAGATGATATGGAGATGTGTCATGATCTACAATTACTTTTAGTTAAATCTATTAAATTAACATTAAAACAATTTCCTCAAATAGATAATGTTATTTTTGTAAGTGATGGGGGATCATGGCGAACAAATGTTGAAGTACCTGAACATCTTGTAGATGAAAATGGCGAAAAAATAGTATATAAAGGAAATAGAGAAAAATCTGATGACATTAATTGGGATGTTGTTTTTAATTCATATGAAGAATTTATTTCTATTTTACAACAAAATGGTATTAATGCTTATAGAGAACTTGATCTAGAAGGTGATGATTGGATATGGTGGTGGTCTACATATCTCAATTCACAAGGAACAAATGTAATAATATGGACAAAAGATAATGACCTAAAGCAACTTGTAAATATTGATGACAATAAATGTTTTACTGTATGGTGGAACAAATCAAATGGAATGTTTACATGTAAGTTTGATGATAGTAATCTTAATTTTCTTTTCAATAATGAATATAATGAAAATGATTTAATTTTCCAGCAAATAACAAGAAATACAGAAGTTACACAAATTGATCATAACAATATAATTATTGATAAAATTATTAGAGGTGATCTTGGAGATAACATTCGTCCAATTTTATATAAAGAAAACAAAAATTCAGAAAGTTCAAGAAAGATAAGAATATCTCAAAAGGATATAGATTATAATTTAGACTTTAATGATGATAAAGCTGTTTATAATTACCTAAAGACTTTATATGAAAATAAAAAATATAAAAACAAACTTAATGTTACATTAGATAAAGCATTTGAACATTTCAAGTATAATCGAATTATGGTTGCATTAGAAAGACAATCATATCCTTCTAATATAATGAATATTTTTGAAAATTATAAAGATATTAATGTAAGTAATAATTTTGATAATATAGAAAATCAAATACTTGCAGCAACAAATAAATTGAACGGAATACTTGATATTATATAACAAAAAAGGAAGAACTTAAGTTCTTCCTTTATTCTTTAACAAAATTTGATAATGGTTCTTCTTTTATGATTGGTTTATTGTCTTTAGATTCCTTCTTTAATTTTTCAACTGCATCATTAGCTTCATCTTTATTGAAAAAATAATCATACATTTGAGGATCCTTTTCATTAAAATATACTACATATACAGTTTCTTCTTGAGCTGCTTCAAATAATTTATGCTTCATTTCATTATCTGGTTCCATTAAAAATATTTCAATCAAACCTTCATTAACATTACTTAAAACATAGTTTTTTGCTTCGTATATATTATTATCGTTACCCCATATATATAATGATGATGTTTGGCTGTCATATATTGAATTTACTTTATAATTTTCTTCAATATATGAAATACACTCTTTAATATTAGTTCTGTGATGAATTAATGACTCAACCAAATGCTTTGCATTATCATAAGATGTGTCATTCATTATACATTATTAATATATTTTTGTAATTTATTAAAAATAATATCGGATAAAAGTTTATCTGATTTTATTTTTTTATTTAAATAATCTGCAATGTCTTCAATCTTTATGTCTAAATATTCAATAATAGTGTTTAATTCATGTTTAGGTAAAATTTCAAAATTAATGTCTATACTTATTAAATTTTTTACATCTACTTTATTAAAAAATTTTTCTAATATCTTAAATGATTCTGGTTCATTATTTTTTGTTTGTGTTGTTTCTTTCTTTGTATTGGTACTATTGAAACTACTAATTGATTTTCCGAAATCTGGCTTAATCGTTAGTTCAGTCTTTTGAGGAATTATGTCAGATATATTTACGCTTTCATTACCAATTACTTTTCCAGTATTATCATATACTTCATTAGAAACTTGAATATAGTTTGCCGAAAATTCAGTCATAGTCAATTGACCTTTGTCTGTCATCAATATCATTTCATCCCCATCAATGACAGAATTATGTATGGTAACTTGTTCACCAGTATTTTTGTTTACCCAAGTACCACTAATCATTAATGATTCATCCATAGTAAATTCTAATAATAATTAATATATATAATATTAAAATTATACTTCTTAACAAATAAATTTAAATAATTTAATAAAAAATTAAATATTTTCACTACTATTTTCGCTATTTTCACCACTATTTTCACTATTTTTTAAAAAATTATTCATACAATCATATATGTCATCAAAAGAATCATTCATAAAATATTCGTAGTTTACATTTTCCAATCTTTGTTCAATATATGAGATTTCACAGAATAATTCATTATTTAAATCCATTGAGTTATTGCATGTTGAATCAATCCATATAGTAAATATATTATACTTGTTAAATATTACATCTGGAATATTATTGTATTCTTTATATAACAAGAAAAATACATCATTATTATATAAATCATCAATAGTTATTCCAGTAGATACATAATCATTAGTAATAACATATAGTAATGAATTATTTTTTAATGCTATATTTACTTCCTTTTGATCTATATAATAATAGTCATCAGATTTTATCTGATTGTCTGTTATAAATTTTTTACTTATATTTATGTCATTATTTTTCTTATATAAGAATAATTTAAATTCTTTTATAAGATCTTCATTATGATATATGATAAATATTTTCTTTCTTTCCATTCAATTTATATAAATATTTTTTAACTAAAGGTTGTATATATTTTACTATTAACTATATAATAGTTTTCTGGATCATTAGTAGCTGTTAATAAATTATCAAAGTTTTTATAATATTTTGTCAATCTTGTATTATCTGTTTCTGCATCTGGTTTTATTGATGCTGTTGAAGATTCATAACTTATTGTATAATGATCACCTCTACTTGGACAATCTACATGACCGTCATTAAAGTTAAGTTGATATTGATTAGTTGTACCATTATTTACATATGATACATTTAATATTGAATTAACTATATATAAAGGTTCTTCATCATTAAACAATATATCATTAATCATTAAGAAATAATAATATTTGATATTATCATTACTATTATAAGTAATTTTTATTATAATGTTTCTTTTCTGATTCTTAAATAAGCTACCAATATCATTATCACTTATATCAATATCATATGTATCTTGTATGAACTTATTCAAATATATAGTATCAAATAATTTTTGTTTTTTATTTGTAGAAACTGTATTAGAAACTGTATAATTAAATCTAACAAACAATTTATTAGTATCAGTTTCTTTAAGTAATGAAGCTATTTGGGTAGGATCAATTATAAATGTCCAATTATTATTTGTATTATTAGTAAATAAGTTTTGTACTGAGGCTTTGTTTCTATCATTTTGACTCCATCCTTTATATATACTATAACAATATGCATATGTCTTTACATCTATAGTTGATGCATAAAATTTTCCTGTTGGTATTATTTGTTTTGTATTAAATTCAACATCATCAATTTGTTTTTTCAATAATGGCTCACTTGAGAATGTTAATGGAGTCATTGATTGACTAGATAATGATATTGTTTCTTTTGCATCTAACTTAATATTGTTGAAACCGCTTATTTCAAGTGTATCAAATGTCTTAAATTGATTATTGTATACAGGATTTAATAATGTATCATTACCTATGTTGATATTGTTTTGTGATGTTGTTATATATAATGTTGACTTATCATTATTGTCATATGATGTTCCTATATATCCATAATATATTGCATCATTTGAAATACCTAATATATTACTTCTATTTAATGTATTTATATTTCTAAAAAGAATTTCTTTACCATCAAATGTTGGAACATTACTATTAAATGTATATTCATTATAATATCCTGCTTTTGAAATTAAATAAATATCAACTTCTTCAGGTATAGCTTCTTTTTGTACTAATTTTGATATTTCCGTTTTTGCTTCAGCTACTGTCTTTACGGATTCAACTATATCACCATTAATTAAAAGCGTCATGTAATCAGTATCTTCCGACACTTCTCGATTTTCTAATTTATATATAAATTGGAGATTTTCTGTATCCGGACTCTTTACAGTTGTTATATTAGATTTTGGATATAAAACATTAGTAACCTCTAAACTATCAAATGAGTTTATATATTTTTCACTTTGTTTTGTTTTATAGTTAATATTTGATCCACTAACATTTAGATCAACAACATATTCAATAATATAATTAAATAAATTGTTATATTGTTCATTATAGTCTTTTGCAACTTTATTTCTAACAACTGCCCAATATTGTGAATTAGCTGATCCATTGTCTTGTACAATTTTATTAGTATCAATATATAAAGAATTTACTCTATTATATTTACTTAAAGATATATCTATAAATGAAGTATTATTGAAAGGATCAAATGCACATGTTTTGGTTTCAAAATCTTTTACATAATCAAAAACATATTCATTATTTATATTGTTTACAGTCCACATTGAGTATACATACTCTAAAGGATATTCTTTACTGTTTACAATATTTTCTGAATTAGTTATAAGAATGATAAGTGTATTCTTAAAGAATTCAATGTTTTCACTTGTTATCTTAGGTATTTTTGTTTTGCATTCAACATTCTTTTGGGCTGTTGCAAAAAAGTGTGGATTTATTGTAAATTTACTATCAATAAATTCAAAATAAGAACTACTAATTTCATCTTCATATATACTATTATTTAATATTATAGGTGTTGTATTAGCATTTTTATAATATATCATTAAAGTCTTAAATGAAGAATTGATGTTTCCAGTAGCTTCAATATTAGTATCAACATCATTAATAACCCATTGATTGTTTTTGTTGATATAAGGTAATGAAAATATCTTTATTACGCTAATAGAATTAATAATGTCTATGTAGTCTTTATTATAGTTTGTTTCAAATACAAAGAATGCGCTATGATCTACATTGACATAATCATCTGGATTATTGTATATAATATTATTGTACTTGTTTATATCAGTACTATTTAACTTATTGTTTTCATATGATGTATAAGTTATGAAAATATTATTTGAATAATATATTTCAGTAGCCTTATTACCATTACATGCAAAGTGTATGTCATAGTCTAAAGGCACAAACATACTATCATTATTTGCACCTTCAACATCATGTATATATGTATATAATTCTATTAGAATTCGTCTATATAATGTTTTTAAATCTTTATTATAGATTTCAGCATTATAATATTGTAGAAGTTTATAATATAATAAATTAATATTTGATAATGTAATATATAAGTCATTAATGTCATCATTATCAATATAGCCTATCAATTTTTTATATTTTATTTGTTGATCTTGTGATAGTGTTTCTGGTTTGTTAAATTCACCAGTTTCATCATCATATTCAAGTTCTATTCCCTTTATAGAAATTATTTTATTGCCATAATCATATTGAGCTAAACTGTTAGGTTCATAATCATTTACTATAAATTGTATAAAAGAACTATCATATGAATCAATTACATCATCATACGGATTTTTTATTAGTTTTTGATAATCAACAAAATTCTTATTGAAAATTGTATATGCATATTCAATATTGTTTTCATCAGTAATTTCAGATGAATACTTATATATCATTTTTATATTATTTGTCAAATCAGCTACTAATTCATTTGTAACATCATTTCGATTTAATATTAAATATGCAATAGTTTCAATTGTAAATAAATATATGTTGTATATGTATTTGTTTGATTGGCTATTATAATCAACTTGATAAAGTATAAATTGCTCTTTATTTTCTCTATTGCTATCAGTAAAATTACCAAAATATTGTGTATAAATCAAATGAGTAAGTTTATTGCTAGTTTTGTCATATTGAAAATAAATAAGCTTTCCATAGTCATCATTTTCAGCATCAACAAATTTTCCTTTAAGAATACATGTAAATAAATCTATATCATTTACAATTATTGAATTTGACTTATATTCTTCTAAGCCATTAATAATATATGGCATATTATTTATTGCTTCTATTGCATCATCAATTATAAATATTCTTGATAATGATATGTCTGTTTCATAATTGTTAGATATATTTTCAACAGGCTCACCAGTTTCTTTATCTATAATAGTTAATGTTATTGTACTATTATCAGAATAATTAAATTTTGCAATATGTTTACTAGCATCATAGTTTTCTGGTGTATCTAATATATCAAACATATTAAATGAATGATATTTGATACCATCTGCACTGATACCAAAGCGTTGGCCTAAATTAGCTAATGCCTCTATTGAAAAGTTTTCAAAAAAGGATTTCCAATCATTATTTGTTCCTGAATTCTTGTTTTGTAATTGATTTATATTGAATGTTGACATATTTATACTTTATCGTAATGTTAATTTATATACAATTTTATAAAATTTTTGTTTATATAAACTATTATAATTTATATAATTTTTTTCAAATACTATATCTCCAGAATTGATAACATATTTATTAAATAAAAATAACAACTTAGTTTCATCTAACTTATTATTGTAATATGTTTTTTTAATTAATTTTTTGAAATACTCATAACATTTTTCACGAGTTTCATAATATTTAATGTTATTTATACTTATGCTGTCAATATCATCTGGAGAAAATTCCAAATGAGTAGGCAAACAATATACAAAGTTATTATTAAAATGCTTGTATTCCATTTGATAAACAGTTTTTGTATTAGTTAAGTCATTTATATTCTCAATATATTGTATAGGTAAGTATTTATAAATATTAATGTCTGTCAATCTAATTTTTAGTTTATCAGAATTTTGTTTGTTTTGCTCAGTATTTAACTTAAATAATGAAACGTATTGATTATTTATTACAGATTTGACTTTATTGAATAATGGCATTATATTACCAAAATATCTATTTATATAAATACTAATAGGATTAGACATAGTATTTAAAACAGAATAAGTAATATTATTTTGTGTTGTTTCCTTGGCATTAAGATCTATTATTAGATTTACATTTGTAGGAAATATTATATATGACTTTAATAAATAATAGTTATCTATAAGTAAATCTGTTTTTAAATATGGGTAAATATATTTAAAGTTATCATAAATGACAGAATCATCTATATTATTATTTTGTATCTTATCAATTTTTACGTTATCATTTTCATCAACATAATATATATTGAATGAATTTGAACTTAAATTAAATGTATATTCTATATTTATGTATTTATATTTTTTTCCATTATCATCAATATGTTCCAATACATTAATAGTTGATGTGTTTATTGGTGAAATCTTATATACATCATAATTAGTATACTTTTCATTATATGTAGCTAAATCAGTTTTATAGAATATATTTTTTGGATTATAGTATACATAATATTTTTTAGTATTTTGTGTTACAGATATAATATTATTCTTTATATGATTTTGATTAATGTTATATAATTCACTAACATACATATTTGCGGTAAATGGAATTACAATATTATGTATTTCTTCACCGTAGTATGATGAATCTTTATATAATGTCTTTTCAATGTCAGTATTCATTAATTCATGATATATATAAACTGGAATATTTTTCTTTAATGTATAATTATATAAGTATTCATTTACCACATATACATTTTTTTGATATAATAGTTTTGCTGTTAGAATAACTGACATACTACTATCTGTATTATTAAAACTTGCATCAATAGTAAATTCATCTGTTTTGGAATTATATAATGTATGTTGTTTTAGTATTTTCTTAATAGCATCATTATCATATGTATAATTAGATTTTGATTTAATATATTCTTTAATAGACTTTATATAATATCGTATTTCATATGTTGTATTATCAAGAACACCCCAATAACAATAGATATTATCAATAATATTGTTATTTACATTTTCTATTATATCATTTTCTTTATAATATTTGTCTATAAATATTTTAAGCATATTATCATCTAAAATCTTTATATATACCTTTTTAGAATCAAATAAACTTTTATTTATAGATACATTATCTAAATTTTCTTTTAAATACTTTGATAAATTATATGAATCAATATAGATGTTATATTTTTCATCATTATTAATCTTTTCAAAATAATTATAATCTATATATAAGTTATTGTCATTATAGTATGGTACATAATAGTATAAGGCAAAATTTTTCATAATACTAGTTAATGCTTCATATACTAATATATATGTATATACTTTTAATATAATGTTTATATATATTGAATCATTTTTTGATAGAGCGCCTGATATATAACGGGTTTTTATTAATTTACTTATATCTGAAAATTTACCTTTGCTTATTAATAAATTATATAATTGTATTGCTTCCTCATATTCTTTTCTATTATTGTCATTAACTACTTTATATATATCCAAAATATATTGATTTAATTCTTGACCTAAATTGTAAAGAATGTTTAATATGTCATTTTCAGAATATATTTGTATAAAGTTTGACTTTATAAAGAATGAGAAATTTTCATTTTTAAATTCATTAACATTATAATCACTAAAATATGACTTCAATTGTATTTTTTCTAAAGAATTATTCTTAGAGTAATACAATGAATTTAACAAAATACTATATTCATTATTTAATAAAATATTTTGATTATCATTGTCAATAATGTTTTCATTAGTTAGTGATTTTAATTTTTCATATTGATCATCATATATTACTAAATATTCTTCAATATTATTTATTATATTTAGTTTGTCAGATATATTAACTTTATTTGAAAATTGATTATTTATGTTTTCTTTTATTTTGTTTATGACTTTATTATTTGTTTTGTCATATTTTATATATTTCTTTGTATTTGAAATATTCTCAGATATATAAATGTCATCATCTTCAGTTACGTCATCAATAGATACCTTTTCAAAATATTTTCCATAATCAACATCAGATACTTTTGTGTTTGTTATATCATCATATTTTTTATCATTAATTATAATATCACCATATACTATTTTGTCTGACCAGTTAACATATTTAGGTGTGACAAATACTCCAAAATAATCAACATCATTTCCTATATTAGAATATAATATGCCTTTATGAAATACATTTCCATTATGATTTGTTGCGGTCCAATTGTCAGCATTATTGAAAATATTTGAATCAGATTCAGTATTATCTGTTGTAAATATATCAAACCAATCACTTATATAGTTATTTTGCAAATACTCATACTGTTGTATGTCTGAATAACTAAAATATTTGTTAGTATTAGCATATGCAAGCAATGGTAATAATATATTGTTGTTTGCTAACTTACAATATATTTTGTCAATATTGTTCTTTAATATAGGAAATTGATAGTATCGATTATATTTAGATGTATATGCAGCATTAGCATTTATTATATAATCTTCAGATTCATAAAGTTTCCATTTGAAATAATTATGCGTTAGAGTATTTTCATATAATAATGATTTGTTAGTTCCTTCTTTATAAGTATAATTTAAATTATTGTTAAAAACATTATATGAAGTATATTTTATGTTTGTTGTTTTTGCATCAAAATTTTTAATATATAGATTTGAATAATGATAATTGTGGTCAAAATCATAAAAATCACATGTTGTATTATTCTTTATATATTTTCCTGATATAGTAAAAGTATTGAATTCATAATAGTATTTTTCATTCTTATCAAATACATCTTCAAGATTGAAAACAAATGATAATGGAATAACTTCACCCATTATTATATTGTTTTTTGCATATCCTATAGATATTAAATTGTCAAATTCATTTATCAATAATTGTCTTGAATGATTTATAGGAATATTATATGATGTAAAATTTATAAGACCGCCATTTTTACAATCTATAACATTTTTATATACAATTTTATTATTGTTGAAATCCCAATATGCTGGTATATTGTCTTCTATTTTTGTAAGATATTTACTTAAATAAATAGACAGTTTATTTGTACCTATTTGTTTTCCGATAGGTATATATATTTTCTTAATGACTATATTATTACTATTTATTATATCAATTACAAAATAGTCAGGTAAGTCATTTCGATTATTTACATATATAGGTGCAAAAAACTGAAATTGATAGTTATATTTTGTATTTGGTATTCTTTTACATCCAAATTCAAAGTTTTTATCTCTATCATCAGTTAATTCAGCATAATTATATAAAGAATCATACTTATTATATTCTGTAAAAGGTGCATCTTGTGGATTAGTAAAAGTATCTTTATAGAACTTATCAGATATTAACTTAAAATAACGTTGTACATCATATTCATATTTTGCATTTATAAGATTAACATATATGTCTTTATGAAGCATAAACTTATTATCTAATGGCATTAAAAACGCATTATTTATATAACAAGTATATTGACTATTTGATTGCTTAACGTATTCATTAAGCACACAAGATAATGTAAAGTTTCCAGATATAGCAGGTATAGTTCTTAATAATGATCTAAACATTTAATTATATAAAATCAAATTTAATATATTATTAATTAAAAATATTTTCATTTGTCTATTTTATCATTAAAAAGTGATAAAAAATGAAATTATATATAAAAAAAATATGTATTATAAGATTAAAGTATCATCAAATAATGAGAAGGGTATAACTACATACTTCACAGATGCTGTTCATTTTGCTGAAGCTGCAAAGAAAGTATTAGATGTTACTGGTAATGATATTGAAATTGAAGATATATGTCTAATGAAAAACTATAAGCCATCACTTAATGAAAAGTATGATGAGAACAACAAGCTTTATTTAATAAAAATTGCTGAAGACATATTACAAGACAATAATACTTACAAAACTATAAAATATATATTGCCAGCATTTGCTAACAATTCAAATGAACTAAATAATATTGTTAATGATTATTTAAAACAAGGTCTTACTGATATGCGATTGACAACAATATCTGAGACTAAATGGATTTATATTGAATAAAGATTAAATATGAAGAACATTAATAGCTATATTTTAGAAAAACTAAACATAAACAAAATTGATCTATCATTAGAAAGGAAATATCCTAAATTTACATACAACAATATTGCTAATAAAACATTGTTTTTACTTGGATATACTACTTCTGTTGGTGAACATGATGGTATTGGCGTAACTACAAGAGATATTGAATATGTTAAAGAATGGATAAGCCAAAATAATATAACAGATGTAGTAGGTGTAATTAATGATAGTGTATTCAATAATGTATCATTTAGTAATCAAAGAAAGAACTATTATATATTTAATGATGAATTATATAATAAAATAGATGATGAGTATTTACATTCAAATATTGATGTTTTAAATAAAAGATCATTTATTACTTTATCATGTACAAAAAATATTATTTCTACAGATATTTTTAACAATAGTACAATATATGTTATAGACAAAAAATATTTTGACACAATTAAATGAAGCTACTTATTTCATATATACAAGAAAAACTAAATAAAGGAAGTATTTCAAACTTTGACAAAGAAAAAAATATAAAGGACAAAGAAATACAATTATTTAAGAATTATTATTTTGGATTGTCAAATGATGATGCAGATTTAATATTGAATAAATATGTATATGGATGGCCTCTTCCTCAAAATACATTAAATAAAACAACATGTACTGCATTTGAATTATTGTTTATGCTTGCTGCTATGTTAGTGGATGATGGCAATGACTACTTGCAAGTTTATAAATTAGGATTCACATCATACAAAAAGATTGGAGAAAATAACCCTTATGACTATAGTTGGTTTGAAGAAGAAGTTGATGGTAAAGATATGCTTACTATATGTCAGGAATGGATAGCTGATAATGAAAAGGAATTTAGAAACATATATAATTTATGCAAAAAATATGATAATGACCTAACTATAGAAAAAATTGAAAGTTTTTATGAGGAAGTATTTGATGCAGAAAATTAAAAAAAAATTATGAAAAAATACATTTATTTTTAAAATAATTGATATTTTTAACTATAATATATTATTATTAATTATAAAATAAGTAAAAATTAAACTTCAGAAATATATGAATAACATTAGTCTACATAGTATTAGTTTGAATTCATCCCTCTTTAGAGGTATTGAATCATGTGGTAGTATGTTTGAATGTGGACGACCAAGTGAACATATGAAAATTTCTGGAGATATGGAAGGATAAAAGTAATATACATATTGAAGTATAAAACATATTAGAATATAAATCTCCAGAACCTTGAAAAAGATTTTGGAGATTTTTTGATTTATAATAAAAAGGAAGAAAAAATTAAAAAAGTTTGAAAATATTTAAATTTACTTGAAAAATAAACTATATTTAATTATCAAAGTTAATTAAAAAACTGAGATTAAATTATCAAAACAAAAAAATAAAGAAGAGTTCTTTGAATACTTTTAATAATGCGGGGTTCGTCTAGAGGCCCAGGACTCGAGATTTTCATTCTCGCAACATGGATTCGAATTCCATACCCCGTACCATTGTTAAATATTTGGCAGAGTTAGGCCTATTGCACTGCTCCCTACGAGTTAGGTAAAGTGGTATTTACAGTGGTAATTAATCAAGGGTTCAAATCCCTTAATATTTAACAAACGATCTTTGACATATTGATACAATAATACATAAAAAAATATATAAATTACCTGTACTGGTCAACGATTCTAAGGTACAGAGGGGTACAGGTCATAAGTCATAAACTCTCAGAACGCTGTTGAAACATAACAGATGCGTCAAGTGCCAGCTACTGAGCAGTCGTAACGGGTTTATGAGATTTATTTTCAAATATAAGTTTCCGAGGGCTGGAAGGAATTCCAATATTGAACCTCCAATGGGCATACTGAATTGACAGTTGAAAGACCTTGTAGTGGCAAACATGTGATTGAGGTCAGTGCGATACGTAAAGCAACGTAATGGAGACTGTGAAAGAGAAAAGCAGTGAGAATCTGCACTTTAGTAGAATCCCTTTAGTGGATTGAAGGAGTTAATTGCTCTATGACAGATGTAGGAAACTTTTAAAATATTATACAGTCACTGGTTGTCGAGAAGACAATTAGAATCAGATATCCCTCATAGATGTGTAGATGAACTGTTGAGGAGGGTAAAACATAAGATGCTATGGTTGACCTGCATGACGAAAGGGCGGGTCCGAGGGTTCGAATCCCTCTCCTGAGGTATCTCGGGATGGCAGAGTGGTTGAATGCATGACCTAAGGTATCTTTATTTTTTGGAGGTTTGGCAGAGTTGGTCGATTGCACCGGTCTTGAAAATCGGCGGGCGTTCATAGCGTCCCGGGGGTTCGAATCCCTCAGCCTCCGCATATAAATTCATTGTTGTAGAATAGAGTTACTTCAATAATAGGGTTTTTATTTAATACTTTATTCGCTAGTTACATGAATTTTTAATTTGGGCAGTTGGATGAGCGATTTAGTCGGCAGTCTGCAAAACTGTTAGTGGTGAGAACCCAGGCCGGTTTGACTCCGGCACTGCCCTCAAAAAAATAAATAATAAATTATGATATTACAATTAAAAGAATATTTAGCAGAAAAATTAATAGATACACATATATTTGAAATGGCAAAATCTATTAGTGAATTTGAAGATCTTGTAGAAAATATGATTGATCCAATATTATGTCATATTATTTTAATTTTAAAAGCTAAAGAAGAAAATTCAACAGAATTTGTTATACATTGGAAAAAAGAAGTCATAGGATTTTTTAAAAAATTTACAAATATTAAATTAAAAACTAAAAATTCATATGAATCAAAACTAAAACATATAAAATCTATATTATTTGATGAGTTAAATTTAGATAACATGGATAATTTAGATAATATTAAGAAAATTATATATATCAAAATGTATCAAGAAGGATATGATTTAAATGATAAAAAAATATGGGATGATTTTAAATCTATTATAGAAGATATTCAAATCAATCATTTAGATATAATAATTGATTTAATGGCTTCAAATGATCAATATAAAATCGTTAATTATATAGAAAATTTATATAAAACATAATGAGTGTAGTTTCAACAAGGACTTTTCTACAAGAACGTTCATTACAAAGTCGTTGTGACAAATAGGGAGAGACCTGTACATTGGGTCACGTAGCTGAGAAGGTTTAGCGCTGGATTGAAGCTCCAGGTCATTTGTACGGCAGTTCGATTCTGCCCGGACCCACTATTGCATTTTTTGAATACTGTTTATGCAAGTCAAATAAGAGAACAGTATATAAGATATACAAAATATATCTAAAACGCTCAAACATCATAGAGGAGGTCGTAATTCTTTAGGTGGGCTATTGATACTATGGTGAAACTCTGTAGAAATTTAAAATTTAAATCTGCGCATCTTTTATTAAATTTCTACATATCTTAAGAGTTATCTTGTTACTTGAGGCGCCAAGGAAGGAACCCCGCTTACGAGGAATTAGGGGAAATATTAAGGACAAGGATTAGGAAAAGATTTTTTAACTGGGTGTATGCCGGTAATTGGTTTAACCGTCCACATTTGGAATGTGGTTTATGCAGGTTCGAATCCTGTCACCCAGACTAAAGGCAAACGTATTTAAGTGTACATAAAATACGTGTTTGAAAAGAAATGTCAGAATTCGCGGTTCTGAATATAGGTTCGAATCCTTCTTAACGGTAGCCAAACGTTTAGTTTATTGGTTAAAACATTTCAAACGCCTTTTTATTCAATGGGGATGTAGATCAATAGTAAATCATAACACTTTCAATGTTAAGTCTCCGGAGCGTAACCGGACTTCCCTACTAAAAACTATTCATCCTGGTGGCTGGCTGACAGCAAATAGGAGGCATTAGAAGAGCGGGTTCATTCCGGAAAATTTTATACCACGCTTTCTTGCCGGAAATTTGGAATCAAGTGCGCATACAAGAACAAGTTTCCCATAGGCTTTAACCTGAACAGAATTGGGTGAGATGGTAATTGAATAGTTTTTTATTATTGGGCTGTAGCTCAGTTGGTTAGAGCGCTACACTGATAATGTAGAGGTCCTGAGTTCAAATCTCAGCAGCCCAACTTAGAAGTCTAGCTTAAAAGATCTGTGGGAATATTTTAATAATTAAGTCAAGAAGGACGTCGCTTGAAACTGATTTTTAAGATTAGTACCAAGAGAAGATGAAAGTATGGAACTTAGCTAACTCCAGAAATTAATTCTTAATAATCAGACATAGAGTGCCAGCACGAGGCTGGTGGATTCCGTGAAAGTCGGAGACTTCGCCCTATACCGATGTATACCCTCGCTCTCATAAGGCGCTGAAAGGTTAATTGGGTTACATAACAGTTCGATTCTGTTCGTCGGTACATATGGAGGTTCACTTGCAATAATTATTAAGTCTTAAGAAGCTGTTGGGAAACTAATAATTATGAAGTAAAACAATAGGGATTCTGATAGTGATAAATGTACCTCCACCAATATATAAATTCCTTGTTGTAAATAAGAGTTACTTCTTTCACCAATATTTCGAAAGGGTAGTTCAGTGGTCAGAACACCAGCATTGAAAACTGGAGGTCGTTGGTTCGAATCCAACTCTATAAACTTTTATTGAATGTTACAGGAATTTTATAATTTTTGCAGTATTGGTGTTAGTGATTAGCATAGGACACTTCCAATGTTCAGGGGACAGTTTGAATCTGTTATACTGCTCAGGGTCTAATTTAGTAGTAATCAAGACGCAAGGTGTATTCAAAGACTACACAGGAGATAACTACTCAAACCGGTAAGTAGAGGCCGGTATTTTTACCCTATTCGACTAATGGTTTAGGTCACTACTATCTTAAAGTAGAAATGATGAAGTTCGAATCTTCCATAGGGTGCTTAGCGCGGTGGTGAAATTCAATAAAACTTTTTTCGCTGTTGCTTCTTTATGAATGCTGTAGATAAGAGTTACTTCAGGTATACACACTTTATTTTGGTTAAAGATTATGTTGGTTCGAGTCCAACCCGCGCTACTATTTTTTAATAAGTACTTAGCTCAATGTTAGAGCCTTGGATTTTACCAAGAGATTCAGGTTTAATTCCTGAGGTACTTTTTTAATGCTTCTGTAGCTCAATTGGATTAAGAGCATCTGAATACGAATCAGGAGGTTGCGGGTTCGAGTCCTGTCAGAAGTACTAAATCCTATGGCTATATAGTTGAATTACGTAATAAATATTATATAGTTAAGTAAGCATAGGCGAGGGTCAAGAGGCGAGACGCGTGACTAAGTTTTCGGATCTAAGGAAAACCGAATTTGCAGTGTAGGTGTTAATGGTTGCATAGGATCCTGCCACGATTCAGGAGTCAGTTCAAATCTGATACACTGCTCAAAAATTTTCAAATCGAAGGAAACATCTAAGAGAAGTCGCAGTTCAGGACCGAATTAGAAGAAGTTACTGTAGGCAACGTTAATAAGAAGCGCAGATGGTGCAATTTATAAAGTCCTCTGGGAACATTGATGTAACCCCATTATTAAACAGTTGTACAGGATAGTGGAATGTAGATTTGAATATATAAACTTTATAAGAGAACAAGGTGAGAAACCAAGATGACCTCAAGTTGTAAAACGGTTGAAGGCGTTAGTTTAGTTATTATAAAACACTTATAAAGTTTTAACATGGTGGTTTTAGCTCAAATGGTAGAGCGTCTGATTGTGACTCAGAAGGTAATGGGATCGTTACCCATAAACCACCCAAATAAATTTAATAAATATAAATTATGCAATCTTTAGAAAGTTATATTGAACGGTTTAAGAATAATTATTACGAGCGTCATTATCAAATAGATTTAAATAATTTAGATTTATTTGATATGTTGATTTTAGATTCATGTATTAATTATTATAAAGTAAACTATGATGAACATTATGAATTTGGACAATTATTTGAAAGTCATTCAGTATTTAATAAGTGCAGAGACATAACTAAATTCTTGACATTTGTGTTAACTAATTTTGATGTAAAGGAATCATCAATACTTTTTATGTGTAATAATATAGAAGAATTAAAAAATGATTACGTTATATCAATTAATATTAATTATGAATCAAATATTGAAGATAATGCACAATATGACCAAACAATAGAAAAAAGCATAATAGATAATAAACTTGATTATATTGTTATAAATATTAATACAAACTTAGATAAAGACGAAATATATGATAAGATTGAACATGAATTAATTCATTCATTTGAAGATTATAATAGAATAATAAATGGAGCAGAATCTTTAAATGATAAAGCAATACAAGATAAATATTACAAATTATCATTAAGTGAAACCGATTCACAAGAATTACAAGATGTTAAAAATCTACTATACTTATTAGATAAATCTGAACAAAATGCGTATATTGCTCAATTTGATGGAATTTTGGGTGATAATAAATATGTAACAATTCAACAAGCATATGAAAAGATATATAATTCCAAATTATATAAAGACATTAAATCATTTTCATATTTAGTTCTCAATAAAGATAAAGATACACAAGATTTATTATGTAATTTATACAGAAAAATATATGAGACAAATATAATAAACAACAAAATTCTTAAAAAGATATATAAAGAATGGAATAGATTTTTTGAACATTTTAGAAGAAATATATATCAATGTATTTGTGACCATATTAAAGATAATAGAAATATTTTAGATCGTGGAAGAACAATAAAAGATAATAGCAAATTAAAAGAAAAAATTGAAAACGAATATTTAAATAAATTTATTTTTATTGAAAAGTAATTTTATGATTTTTGGAGAGTAAAGCTAGACAAGGTCAGCGGCTGCCTGCTAAGCAGTTCGTGCGGGTAACTGCATGTGGGGCGGGACCACTGCTCTCCGCAGAAACAATGTAGCGCGCATTAACGTACTGTTGATAGCCTTTGATTTTTGCTATCACCGAAACGTACTGATTCGGGAAAGTTTTCTTGGTCTTATAATGAAATTGTTGAAAATTTCATATTTTCAATAATGTAATTTTGAAAATTTCATATTTTCAATAATGCAAAAGCTCGTGATGAGAAAAATCAAGTTTTATTTTTATTAAAAGATATAAATTATAAATTATAAATCATAAAAACATTAAAGATTATATTATGAAAAATATAAATGAATATCTGGTGAAAGAATCTGCTGATGAAGTAGAACTTGTTGTTCTTTCGCCAGAAGAACTTAAAAAGGTTTTAGAATTTATTAAAGGTAATGAGGATAGAGGTATTTGTTTAAGAGATACACGAAATACTGATGATGAATGGTATCAAATAGATGCTTGCTATTATGACGATAGAAATGATAAAGGTCCTCGTAATTGGCCTTGGAAAAAAATAGTAAGAAAAAACTAAAATAAAATATAAAAATATTATATAAATTATGAAACAAATTCAAAATTTTTTATTTGAGGCATCTATAGTTAATCAGGTAGATAATATAATTATTAGTGGTTGTGGATCAATGCATAATGAAAATGTAATAAATGTTATTAAGTCATTGAAGAATAATTTTAAAAATGCTAATTTATATGTATATGACGGTGATAAAGATGAAGTTATTCCATTAAAGGATATTAATGATTTTAAAGCCAATGGTCCTCATAATAATAATTTATCTGGTATTGCAAAATTTTACAAAGATCATTTAGGAGAAATAACAATATTTATACAAAACTAATATATCCAAGTAGTCATGAATGCTTGGTGACGTAAAGCCTAAATCCCCGTCATTTAGGGAGAATCGTAAGTCTCATATCACAAGTACAGGGCCTATGATATCTGTGGTTTAAGAAGGTTTACCTGAGGATAAGAAACCCAAAAACTTCAAAAGAGCCTTGTGTTTTTTACCTCTTTAGCTCAATGTTAGAGCCTTGGATTTTACCGAGAGATATAGGTTCGATTCCTATGAGAGGTACAGAAACAATGTAGCGCGCATTAACGTACTGTCGATAACCTCTATTTTGTTATCGCCGAAACGTACAGATTCGGGAAAGTTTTATTGGTTTTATAATGCAAAAGCTCAAATGAGAAAAACCAATTTTAATAATTTGGATGCCTGCTGATATTGTAGAACATGTGAAAATTGTGTCTACCTTGTCCACCAGCTCGGTATTAAATAGCAGAATGTGTCCAAATTATTTTAATGCCCAGGTGTTGGAATGGTAGACATCCCTGCCTTAGAAGCAGGTGCGAAATAATAGTAGCGTGGGAGTTCGAGTCTCCCTCTGGGTACAAAATATTGGGATATGGTGTAATGGTTGAGCACACAGGTCTCTGAAGCCTTTAGTATCAGTTCGAATCTGGTTATCCCAACAAATACTGCCCGTAGTTTTAGATATGAGTTTGACCCGTATAAGAAACCATATCAAAAACATTTTCAATGACTATAGGAAGAGATTATTGCAGTTGCTCTTCAAAAAACGCACATCCTATATAGAAAATGTAAAATGCGGCTGTGGAGGAATAGGCAGACTCGTTTGCCTAAGGAGCAAATTCGAAATAACAGTAGAGTGTGGGTTCGAGTCCCACCAGCCGTACAATTTGTGTAATAATAGTAACACTGGATGTGCACGTTGTTATCTATTCAGAGGATAAGAAGTATGAATATATAAATAAGTAATAATAGCGCTATAAAATTATTCATATTGTTCATATTTAACTGTAAATTTCACTTATCCAAAAGCCTCAGTAGTTCAATGGATAGAACAATTGCCTTCAAATTTTCTGTGAAGAAATAATCAGGAGTGCATAGGCGAGAAATCCCTATGTAGAATCTCCTAAATTCGGTGGAGGGCCTTTGCGGTAGAAACTTAAGGCTATCAAAGTTAAAACACTAACCAATAATGTGTAAGGATAATACCGAGCGAAAATGAAAGAAAGTGGCAAGCAAATCACTACCCCATAAACTCTGTGCTTGGTCAGAGTGTTTCATAATCGTGTAGAGACTGAACGGGAGATACCTAAGTTGAAATTATACCTCATATACGTGTCCATAAGATTGTAAAAACGGTAAATGGGCAGCCATTTAATCGGAATGAGACTTGCAAGAATTTCAATAAGGTAAAGAGACAGTCCAGGCCACAACAGACAAAGAGCGCTGAAGCATCGGTGTAAAATCGAGTTCTCACGCTTAAATAACTAAATTAGTGTCTTTGTTTGGCTATGGTAACATAGAGTGGTAAGCTAAGCAATCAATCTGGGTTCGATTCCCGGCTGAGGTACAAATCAAAATCCTACATTAATATTATTGTATCAATATTTTTAATGCCACAATGGCGGAATTAGGTAGACGCGCTAGATTCAAAATCTAGTCTTCGGGTGTAGGTTCGAGTCCTACTTGTGGTACTTATTTAAATATTCTTTAAATAATTTATAAGATGGATATTTAGAATATTTATTTAATGATAATTTAATTGATTTTAAAAATGTCAATACAATTAAATTATCATGTTTATATTAGTTTTTTAAATATTTTTAATAAATACAAATACATATGTAGATTTTTTTATGAATTGTTAAATTAAAATTACATATGATTCTATTTTTAAAATAACAAATTAATAAATTATGAATAATAATATGAATGATACTAGTTCACTTTTTAAATTGATTGATTCCATATTTGGTGATTTAATTGTTGTAAATGACGATGATGACAAAAACATTGAAAAACAAGAATGTAAAACACAAGAATGTAAACAACAAGACAATGAAGATAAGAATGAAATTAATCATGAAATAATTTCTGACTTATTTACGGAAGATGATATTAAAGATCCAGTAAAAAGAAAACAAATTATTGATTCATTAGTAAATATAAAAGACAATTATTTGTTTAAGATATTGATGAAAAACAACAAATATCTTAACGATATAATTACTAATACTATTGATGTTTTGAACGAATATGAGAAGAAGGAAGAAAAGAAAATTGTAAGACCTTCTGAAAATATTGATCCTACTGTCGGAGTACAACTTCATAAATTGGTTACAAAATATGTAGATGAATATATTAGACCATACGTTAATGATTCTGAAAAACATAAAGATATGATAAACAATATATATGCTGGTCTTTATGAATATTCATGCTGGGTAATACAACAAAAATAATCAAATAGTTAAATGTTAAAAGTTAATGATTTACAGAAACAAATAAAAGCCGGTTTGACAGAAGTATATAAGCCAGCAATTGAACGTATTATTTTAATGTCATTTCCTGAAAAGACAGATGCTGGTGATAAGCTTGCAGCCGATATTGCCGAAGCATTTGATGATATGACTTCTGAAGCTGTTGCTGAAATATTAGCTAATGCAATTGACTATTATGTAAAAAATATTACTATTACTGGTAATCTTATAACAAATGGATCACCGACAACACATACATGTACAATAACGCCTGCGCCAACACCTATCACAGCAGGAAAAATACCAAATACTTTAGGAATATCTTAAAAAAATAAAAAAGAATATTTGAATATATCTTTGAACTTTAACAATTTTAAAATAACAAAAACAATAAAAATTTGAAAATATAAATTTATCTAATTATTTAACAAGTATGAACGAAAATGAAATTTTGGGATTTGATCCCTCACAGTTGTCAGTTTTTAATCAAGACGAAAACACACCAAAGAATTTTAACAGTAACATTTACAAGACAAGACCTGCAGATTCAAAGTCTGATGATGGTATTTATCGAGCAACAATTAAGGTAATTTATAATCCTTTTAATCTTAAGAACAGTGTACTTCAACAGCAATCTTATGGTTTGCAAGACAATGAAGGTTGGTTTAGCGTAGTAAGTTCTTTGACAGTTAATGATACAAATTGTCCTATTTTCAAGGCATGGAAGAAGTGTCATTATGCAGAAAAGGGTTCACAACTTTATTTACAGGCTGCTCCAAAAGAGGAAGGCGGTAATGCATTATTTGATAAGAGATTTGCTCGTTATGTAACAGTTCAGATTATTGAAGATAAGAATCAACCTGAACTTGAAGGAAAGTATATGTTCTGGAAGTTGCCTAAGTCAATTTGGGATATTATTAATGCAAAAATGAATCCTTCAGTAGAATCTAAGAAGGCACCAATTCCTGTTATGGACTTCTTGTTCGGTAGAGCAATTGATATTGAAGTCATCCCAGGACCTAAGGATCCTTTGCATCCAGAGCGTGTACAACGTGAGACAAAGTACATGGGTGAGATTAGTGAAGATGTTGTAAGCTGTGTAAATCCTGATGGAAGTCCTTTGCTTAATGATAGTGAGCAAGATGTATTGGATGAATATGTTCGTCAAATGTCTAAGGTATGGCGTTCTAAGAATCCTGAAGAAAGAGCAGAATTGGTAAAGGAAATTAATGCAAATGAAAATACACAAAAGCTTCGTAAGATTTATGAAAGAGTTCTTGAAGAAATTAAGAAGGTTTGTCCTGATCTTAATGAAGAACTTGGATATCATGAATGGCCTGATAATGTTAAGCAACGTGTACAAAAGTGGATTGATATTGTATTAAGTGGTAATTTGCCAGCAACAAGTGATAATGACGGTGCAGCAGTAGCATCAACACTTGAAGCTAAGCCAGAAGTACCAGCAAGTACCGCAAGTTCTACAGAAACCGATACATCAGATGATTTACCATTTTAATTTATATAATATTTTTGAAGAGGATGTCATATGACATCCTCTTTTTTGTTTTAAATAATTCGGAACAAAAAACTATATTTAATTTATATATAAATTTTAAAATTAATAGATTATGAATAATAAAAAATTTGAAATTACTGAGATTATTGATTTGACAGAAAATGCATCTTTTACTTTAGTTAATGATGATTTTGAAAATGAAGCAACAGTTGTCATTAAGGATGAAAAGATTGGAATTTATTTTGAAAACGGTGATATTGAAGAATTTGGTGATGATTATACTTCTATGCTAAATAGAGTAAATGAACTTGGATATAAGTTTGTCAAGCTTATGAATGGTGCTCATAGATGGAAGAAATATAATCCTAATCCTAAGTCAAGAAATACTGGTGATTGTACTATTAGAGCATATTGTGCGGCATTCAATATTAGTTGGGATAAAGCATATGATGAAGCTTCAAACTATGCTAAAGAAGAAAAATATATTCTTGATGCTACACCGGTAGTAAAGAAAATTGTAGTTGATCATTTTGGTTGTATTGAGGATGAAGACTATAAGAAAACAAAAGCAAAAGATAGAATGACAGTAAATACTTTTGCAATGACGCATCCTTACGGAACTTATATTGTACACATTAGAGGACATCTTGTTACTGTTAAGAATGGTGAATACTGGGATTCTTGGGATAGTGGTGACAAGAAGGTAGATGCAATATATAAAGTTGCTAAAAGATAAAATGAAAAATATTAAAGAATATATTAACGAGCAATTTAATCCAGAATGGGACTATGTTATAGAAATGGCTTCTATAGGATATCCCATTCTTAATAAACAAAAACATTATATTGCTTTACACGGTGCACATGCTGGTGACAGGGAAAGACCACATATTCATATATATTTAGAAAATGATATTAGGCCATTTAGTAAATTTAATTTTGAAATAGCATTAGATGAAATATTATGTTATGATGAAATTAATTTAATTAGAATGGTAGATAGTAAAAAACATATAGATATTAGAAATAGAAATAAGTGCTCATGGGAAGGATATAATAAACTAAAAAATGACTTTGAAGATTGGTTGTTTTCTAATGAGGTTGATTTACGAGGTGATTATATAGATAATTTAGATGCTTGTATATATTTTTATAATCAAGAATCTGGAAAATCTGAAAATAATCCTTTATTAAAATATATCAAAGATCATGGCATGAAAATTCTCCAAAAATATGAAAAATATTTTTCTAAAGAAGATAAAGAACAATATAAAGAATGTTTTAATTAAAAATTATGAAAATAGTATTTGATACAGAAAAGAATACAGTAAAGGTTGGAAATAAGACCTTCGGTGTAGATATGCAAAAGGAAAAAGAAAATTGTATTGTATCATTTTTCAATAAGTTTGTAAAAGATCATACAACTCTTAATGACTTTAATGGATATGAGGAAGATTCAATGTGGATGTCATATAGATATTGCATTGGAAGACATACTATTGCAAGTCATATGCGGGCTGGTGATATTGCTTCAAATTGTTATGGACGTATGAGTGAAGAACGTTCTATATTTACTGCATATGATATAAATAGAGAGATTGAACAAAGCATGCAATTCGGCAGTGGACCAGACTGGCATTTCCCTATTACTTCACTTAACAAAATTTATACAAGTGCAATAGATATATTTTGTCAGTTCATTGAAGATTATAATATTCAGTCAAAAGAAGACTATCTTAAATACTATGCAATTGATGTGATTCTTACAGATAATGAACGAGGCTACAAAATTGAAACAACAACTTGGGAAGAAAAGTTACAATCATTAATACCTTTATTTAAAGAAATATATGGGGATGATAATTGTAATGTTGAAAGTATTAAAGAACTTATAAATGAGACAAAAAAGAAAAGTACTGATGATGTAGATTCAAGAATTCGTTGGATTATTAAAAGTTATCCTAATCCTGATTATTTCTATTTTAATGACATTGAAGACTTGTTTGTGTGGAACAATTTGGTACATTTGTTTGATTTAGAACATCATCATAAGTCTATTCTTACAAATGGTGAAGAAGTTGAATGGTATTGGACATATACGCATGCAAGTGAGCAACATGAAGACGGATATTGGTATCGTAAAGAAGTTGGATATGAAAGAATAAGAGTTCCAGTTGATGCAAAAATAGGAAGTGTTACAACTTGGATTCCTGAAGAAAGTATAAAAGAAGATTTATATTAAAGAAAATATATTTAACATGGATAAATTAGATATTAATAGACAGGTTATTGAATACGATTCTCGGCCGTTTGGTGATTGTTATTTTCAGTATAAAAACATTAGAATTGAAATTGATGAAGATACAAACATCATTCGAATTATGAAAGGTAATAAAATGGTAAAATTTTGGTATGAACTTGATACAATTCAAACATCCAAATTACCTAATAGTTGTGAAATTATTCATGAATTTAATAACGTATTTGAAAATAAATAAAAAATATATAATATAATATAAATGATTAAGTGGGATAAATATTTTAGTAATATATATGTTGTAAGTAGATGCTCAAATTTTGATAAACGAGAAAGTGTTGAACGAGAGTTTAAACGTATTGGATTAAATAACTATAATTGGTTTTATAATTGTGATGATGAATTAATTGATTATGAAAGACTAATTAATTATCATAGAAGCAAAGCAGCAGTAAGATGTACACATGCTCATTATAGATTAATAAAGACATTATATGAATTAAACTATGATAATGTATTAATAATTGAAGATGATATACATTTTTTACAAGACATAAGTAAAATAAAGAAACAATTAGATATATTCAATAAGCAAAAACATCTATGTAATGGTTATTTCTTTAGTTATGTTATATATGGTATATCTATATTTTTAGCAGACTTCTATTATCTTGATAGAAAATTAATGAAATATCTATTATATTGTTTTGAACATTATCCTTGTGCAAATGATAACTATATATTTACAAATTATATATATCCTAATGATGTTACAGGCATTACAATGCAATTTGGTTCCACAACATCAAATGACAGTATTACAGCAAAAATATCTTCAGAGGATAATTTGTTACCGTTACAAATAATGTTAGCACCTCAACGCATTTCTGTACAACCAGATAAAATTAATTTCTATACTACAGAAAACTCTGAACATGTTACTAACAAAATAGAAAACTTTAATGAATATAACGTATGAATTTAGATAATATACAAAATGGAAATACTCTTTATGGAGCATGTGTATTTTGCAAAAATACAGAAGAGCCTATAGATTATTCCGTAAAAATTATTCCCATAAAAATTACAGACATAAAATATAAAGAAAATAATCATTATATTAAGTTTTATATAAATGATGTTAAATATAGTAATAAAATATTTGAAAAGGAAATTTTAGATTATGATATGAAAAGAAATCATTTTACCGTATCTAATGTATATAATGTTTATGGTTTTGATGGTATGTCATTTATTGAAATATTTTCTTCAAAAAAAGATGCATATGAATATGGTAAGAAATATATAAATAATATTATAGATATATATCATAAAAAAATAGATTATTATATAAAAAGATTACAAGCATTAGAAAATAATATTAAAGAATTAAAATATGAATAACGATTTACTATTAAACGGTGGTGGTGTTCCTACAATTGGAAAGCCAAAAATTGATCCACGTGATTATGAAACTATAAAATGCTCACACTGTGGAGGTATTATATTTGAAGAAAAATATATATTGAAAAGGGTTTCAGGAGTAGAACTTGGTCAAGGTGCAAGAGATATGATGATACCGTTAAATGTTCTTGTATGCAGTCAATGTCATAATATCATGGATGATGATATTAAAGGATATAAATTAGAAAAGGATTTAGGTTTAGAAAATAATAGCAAATAATTAAATACATGGAAGATAAAATTATTTTATATAATAGAGATGGTGGGCATCTATGGTTAGAACATATTAAAGACAAATTATGGGCTTTTATGTCTGACAATGATTCATTATTTGTAAATTATGCAAGATTCATTTTTGATGAAAACAAATTGCTTGAAGCTTTTGATCCACCAGGAGGTCCGTATATATCAGTAGGTTCAATTATAAATGATAAGTATATTGTTAAGTCTATTGAAGGCAATTTATTGTTTTTTGAACTTGAAGAAATTAAGAAATAATTTTTTATACAATATTAAATTTTTATTGAATTAATTCTATATTATATATATCATTAAATAAATATAGTATGGAATTAATTCTTTTAGTATTATTTGGTATATTAGTATTTGTAATACTTGGTATATGCGGATGGATAATCAAAATAATAGGAAGTATTTTTGAATTTTTACTCGATGGGTGTATGAATTCTATAGGTTGCCTTGTATGGGTAATAGTATTTATAGTAATCATATGTTCAATTTAACTTAACAAAAAATATTTTTAAAAAATTAGCAAAATATATAATAAATAAAATTATGAATAATATAACAAAACGTTGGAATATAATTGTAATAGTAATATTGGCAGTATTTAGTTTAAGTAAATGTACTCAATCTTGCTCTCGTCAAACAATCATTAATAATAAAGAAATAACTATTCATGAAAAGGATTCATTACTTAAAGTAGCAAATGATTCTATAAACATGTTAAATACCAAAATACAAATTTATGAAGAACGTATTTCTGGTTTGACAAATTCATTAACTATTCAAGAAGAAGCAGCTCGTCGTATATCTGAAGCAAAAAAGAATATTAGTGTAACTGTTAAAGAAAGAAAATAGTATATGAAAAGAATAACAATAGGCGATCCGCATGGGCGTTGGAATGCATTTAAACAAATCTATGATAAAGAACAACCTGATGAAGTTATTGTGGTTGGGGATTATTTTGATTCATTTGATATAGATGCTTATGCTCAAAGGGAATGCTATGACAACATTATAAATCTTCGTAAAGAACATCTTAAGAAATTTGGTAGAGGATTTCATATGCTTATCGGAAATCATGATATGCATTACATGGATGAAAGTTTTGGTAGGTGTTCTGGTTGGAATTATCTTACTTATTCTCAGGCAGGATATCCTCTTTGTAGAGATTGGGATAAAGGAATATTGCAAATAGTTTTCATTGATGAAATAAACAAGACTATCTATTCACATGCAGGTGTCACAATGAATTGGTTTCAACAATGGATTAAATCAAACAATTTGGGCGATATTAATACTATTGAGACAAAGGCATTCCAGTTTACTTACAAAAATGGCGGAGACTATTATGGAAGTTCATCATGGAACAGCCCATTGTGGGTACGTCCAGAAGGATTGGCTAAATCCCCATATACGGAATGTGCAGATGGAAATGGAATTATATGGTCACAAGTGTTTGGACATACAGAACCAAAAGCACCTCACCATTGGATAGATACAAGAGGAGAATTTTGGGGAATTGATTGTATAAACAGAGGATATCTTGTTGAAGAGTTTGATGATGACAATAAGTTAGTTTCAAGAAAATTTTCATATGTCAACTACTAAATCATGCAGTATTAATATTAAAAAACTAAATAAGTTTCTTTTAGATCTTGACAATGAATATGATATTAATAGTGGAGCGTGCGCATTAATAGCAAGTATAATAGCAAAATATCTTGAAAATAATGACATAAAATATAGAACTAAAGTCTACTATTATGAAGATAACTATGAATATGCTTGGCATTATTCATTAGTTGTTAACAATATTGAAATTAATCCTTCAACATACGAATATCAAGAATGGGAATGTGAAATAACAAGAATTGAAGATAATTGGGATAGTAATGAACTATTAGAAAAGTATAATAGTATTATTGATGATTCTAATTATTGGAAATGTAATAATGAAAAGAAAGTAATCAATTTGTTGGCAAACTTTTTGTCTAATGAAATTTAATGAATGGATTGTCTTTAAGACAAATAAGTGTTTCTTCACATGCATTACAATTTTTCTTGAAGTTCACTACTTGTTCTACGGTAAGATCAAACCATTCATTTTTTACTCTTGAACTCACATATCTTACATGCATCATTTGTTCAATATTATATGGATATTCGGTTTTGTAATAAGAACTTATATAGATTTCATTAGGGTTGCCTGTTTGTAATTCTGCAATTCTTTTATGAATGTCCTTTTGCTTAGTCATTCCTATCTTAAAACGTTCACCATCACAAAGCAAATAAACAAAGCCTTTCATTTAATCAATATCATTAATCATATAATTTCTTTTTTAATAAACTTCCAAACATTTCTTTAAATGTTTTTAAGTTAACTACTTCATAGTCAATTGCAGCTAATACATATCCATAAAGACCACCGCCTTCATCAGTTACTACATCAAATGTTACATCAATTGATTTATCTCCCTTTTCAACAGTTACAATAAATCCTTCTGTCCATGCTCTTCCATTTTTTCTCATTGCATCTTTACCTGCTTTTGTTTTAGCATTTTTAAATGCTTCTTTCCAAGTAATAGTGTAATCTGTTAATGATTCAAAATATTTATATACTGATTTTGTTATCCAACTTTCAGCTATTTTTTTAGTTTCTTTATCTAAACGTTTCATATCTGAATCATCGACCTTTTCATCATCTGCTTTATATTTTTCTGTATAAGCAACAATTTCTGCTTTAGTAAGAAGCTTTCTATCTGTTATTGCATATCCAAATACTGATATTGCTTCTTCCCATCCAATTTTAATAGCAGCTATCCAACGAGCAACAAGTTTATTATCATCTTTAATAGATTTAACTAATCTTTCTGGATCTGAACGCTTATTAAAATATGCTTTCATTTTAGCTATATGCTTTTCATCTGTTTTATATTTAGAAGTATCTGCATTTTGAACATCACTTGCAAATTTTTCTGCAGCTTTCTTTTCTTTTTCTGCTTCACCATCTATTGCTTCTTTACGTTTCTCATCTTTCTCAGGATCATATTTAAAACAAAGAATAGCATAATATTTACTATTTGCATTTACTTTTCTAAATCTGCTAATGCCTTTGTTATTAGATAAACGTTCTTTCCAATCATCAACTTTATCTCTACTTATTCCATAAAGAGCATAATTTTGAACTTTATCAAATATGTTTTGAATATATATACCTGAATTACCACTAAGCCAACTATTAGAGCCTAAGCCATATAATGAATTAAGCCATTCTATATCTGACATACTTGCAATTCTACCTTCAAGTAATAATTCATTAGTATTTAATTCTTTTTGTTCTCTTATAAATCTATTTAAGGATTTCATATTTTATATCTTCTAAATTTTTTTCTTCTTTTGTATAATTTTCCAGTTTTTACATCGATACACATTGGCTGTGGAATATCTCCTGACCCAACTTGAGAATTATCCATACTTGGTGCACTTGGATTACCCATACCAATAGTATTCATTGGTGTTGCAAACAATTCTTCTTCAATATATTCTTTTAAGCTTTTCATTTTAGATCTTGTGAAGTAAAACCTATAAATATACAAGGGATATCATATAAATATTTCATTATGCCTTCTGCATTTGTATGTTTATTAGCAATTTCTTTTATTTCTTTAAATTTCTTTGCTAACTTATCATCTGGCATTCCATTATATTCAGGTACATACTTCTTTATTATATCATCTACTTTACGTAATTCACTTTCATTTGCAATATCATATATATAAACATAATAAGAACTATAAAGTTTATGTTTTGATGATACAAGACTGACACTTGTTCCCCAATTTTCAAATTCTTTCTTTATTTTGTTTATTATAGTAGTTGTTGAACTTGACTCTGAAATATATTGAATAATTTTTTTCATATATTATTAAATTTTTGAAATATTTATACTATATTTATTAAAAATAAATTAAAAATATGAATGTAAATATCAGTAATTCAAAAAATGTAATAAGGCATTTTAAATTTGAGCCGACAGATATAAATAAGTATATTGTTCTCAAATTTAGATATGAGCAGCATATGTTTACAAACAATTCTATGTTTGGTTCAACATTAGTCATAAACAAGCATGAATTGTCAATGAGAAATACTGATTATTTGTATGGGGTGTATAAAATAGAGTGGCATAGTGATTATTTTAAGATGCATAATGATATGTCTTATAAAGTACAGCTTACACCAGTTGGCTTTTGGAAAGACTATTGTCCAAATAGATCATGGTATACAAGCGATGTAGAACAAATTATTAATGAGGATTATGATTTGTTTAATGAAATGCCTCTTTTTGATACTTATAAAGATGCTGAGAATTTTGCAGTAAAGAAAAATGATGAACTTTACCCATATATTCCTACTAAATTCGAAAAATTTAAGTCATATATTAAGGGTTTATTTAAAAAGGAAGTATGATACTTAGAATTCTACAATTGAAAGATAATGATGATTTAAGAGCATATTATTTTGCATCATTAGATCTATTGAAAGACTTGAATCTTGAAGTAGACATAAATAACTATGATGTTGTATATGTTGATAATGATTTCAATCTTAAGTCAAAAGATATTTTAGAGGAAATTTACATATTATTTCAAGGTCAAAAACCAATATCTTATACAGGACATTCACTGTCAGTTGCAGATATTATAGAACTTGATGGCGAACAATATTACGTTGATAGTTATGGGTTTGAAAAATTAAAAAAATAATATAAAATTAAAAAATATTTTTTAAGATACCATGTAATATAGAATTTATTCATTCTCCTATATTCCGATGAATTCTGTGTGCATGATATGTTAAAAAATAATAAAATATATATTTATAATATTTTAGTTTAGTAGGGTGTAGATATGACATTTTTTTCAGTTCTACATTTTCTAAAATATTTTGAATATATTTAAATTTTGTTAATATTAAAATCTATATTGTATATATAAAACTGAAAGTAGTAAATTAGTAATATTAATTTTTAAAAAATTTTAATTATGAAGTTTGAATATTATAATCCTAATGTGGATGCAAAAACATTTAAGTCAGGAAAGCCAAAGTTTTGGAATCGAAATGATAGTTCTGTAAGAGCAATTTGTAAAGCAATTGACAAAGATTGGATCACAGTTTATGATGAGTTATGCAATATTGGTCATAGTTATAATGATATGCCAAGTTCTAAACAAGTTGTAACAAATATGTTGTCTAATTATGGATATGAGTTAGTAACACTTGGAAAGCCAGTACAAGGTCAAAAACGCCCTACTATTGAAGAATTTGCTCAAGAACATAATGAAGGAACTTATGTTTTATATCTTAGGGATTATTATATTACTATGATAGACGGCGTCCTTTATAATACTGAGAATTTTGCCGAAGAAAAAGTATATTCATATTGGTATGTTAAATAGAATTTCTTAGAAATTTATTAAAACCATATTTTATATTTATCTATTTTTTATATATAAAGATATGTATATGAATATATAATGATAGATAAATATCAGACATTAGTCATTAATTTAATTGGTGGTCCATGTTCAGGTAAATCAACAATTGCTGCGGAATTATTTGCTCGTCTAAAGAAGATGGGTATTCATTGTGAGCTAGTTTCAGAATATATTAAAGAAAGAATATATGAAGAAAATAAAACAATGCCCGTTAATCAAATTGCAATATTTGGTATGGAGCATTATTCAGTATCAAATAAGATAGGAAAAGTTGATGTTATAGTTCATGATGGATCTTTTATAAACAATATTATCTATAAAAAGGAAGATAATCCTGAATTTGATGAACTAATTGTTTCTGAATATAAAAAATTCAATAATTTAGATTTCTTTGTTAAACGTGGAAATATTGAATTTGAAGATTATGGGCGTATACATAACCTTAAACAGTCAAAAGAATTAGATAAAATAATTAAAGATACATATCAGAAATATGGATTAAATTTTATAGAAGTAGAAGCAAGAGATGCAGTTGATAAAATGATACCTATTATTTTAAAAAATATTAATGAAAATAATAATTAATTTAGAACAAATATAACTTATAAATTAAAAAACTTCATTCTTTTTGCACCGTTTAATTATTTCATCATTATGATCTTCTATAAATGTAGATAATGCATAAATATCAATTTGCAATTTTTCAGACATGGTTTTCATCTCACCTTGGAAATAATCTAATATATTAAGTATATTTTTGTTAAAATATTTAGTTAATAAAGTAAATCTATTAGTTTTATCTCTTTTATGGCTAACAGGTATAGTATATATGTCATCTTCCAACAACCAATCAGATAAATAAGTAATAATATTGTGCATCATTATTTTGTTTTTATCTGGTAGATTGATATTTTTAATATTTAGTTTTTATATAATAGTATCTTTTAAATTTTTCATTTGTATTTTAGATTTTATTTTTTATTCTAATACCATTTTGGTGGATTTTTTTCTAAAGAAGAACCCTTAAACATATTTCTCATGTCTTTAACATTGCTTACATTCCAATTAGATATATCTCCCTTGAATTCTGAATATTCAAACATACAATACATAATTTCAACATTACTTACATCCCAATTAGATATATCTCCATTGAATTTAGAATCATAAAACATATTTGTCATTATTTCAACATTGCTTACATCCCAATTTGATATATCTCCATTTTCTCCTGTAAATTTAGAATTAAAAAACATATCATTCATATTTTTAACATTACTTACATTCCATTTAGATATATCTCCATTGAATGCCGAATATTCAAATATGTTTGACATATCATTTATTTCTGATGTATCTATATCATTCAAATCAGCATTCCATCCACGTTCTTTAATAAGTTTTTTTACTAATTCTTTTAATTCATCTCTTGTTTTGGGATGATAATTATATTGATGTACTTTAATATTCTTTATATTAAGCTTCTCAGATATATAGTTATTTAATTTCTTCATATATTAATTATTTGATTTTTTAATTCCAATATGCCATTTTCCACATACTTTACATATATAAGGTACATATTTATACATCTTATGTTTTTTTATATAAAGTTTAGCTTCATCAGCGGTTTTAAATTTTTTCTTTGGTTTCCATTCGCCATTTTTACGAGCGTAATGTTCACGTTTAATAATATGTTTGTTACAATCAGATCTAGTCGTTTGTCGTTGCTTATTCAAAATTACTTAAATAATTATTTTTTGTTATATACTGGTTTAAAAATTCTATATGTTTCTAAATCATCAGATAAATATGCATATCGAAATGCTGGTAGACGTCTTTTAAAATTATAATTTTTTATATTAACGTTAGCATATTGTAAAAAATATCCTCCAGATCCCTGCTTTATACAATAGTTACTCTTAAAATGATCTAAATGTTTAGCTTTATATCGTATACAATTTACAAAAAAATTTTCTTCTGCATTATTTGTTGTTATATCATCAAATTGTAAATCATTTACATTAATATTATTATTTTGTAGACAAATATTTTCTAGTGCAAAAAGATCATCACTATCTATATTATCATTTATAAGATCTTGCATTAGATTACAAAATTCTTTACATGTGAAATTTTTCTTTTGTGGTATATTTATTTTATGTATATTTAGTTTTTCATATAAACATGTTTTAAGATTTTTCATAACAAAAAAATAAATTATATTAAAAATATATCAATAAATTACTATATTTACTTATAATTAATAATATTATTTTATGACCAATAAAGAAAAATTAGAGTTATATTATAAAGCTAAAGAAGCTTATTATAATGGTCAGGAAATTATGACTGACTTTGAGTTCGATAATCTTGAAAAGGAGCTTGGACTGGAGAACAAATCTGAAGTAGGATCACGGCATAATCCTTCCTATACAATCAAACATCCATTTATTATGGGTTCTTTAGCAAAAGTTCAAATTCATAAAGATAAGGAAGGAAATATTGACTGGAAAAAATATAGAGGTCAAATATATAATTATATTAACATGGAGCATTCATTTCATGTAATTATAACTCCTAAGTTTGATGGGTGCTCATTTGAATGCGAAATAGAGAATAATAAGATTCATACAATTTCTTCAAGAGGTGATGGAACTTGGGGTAAGGATCTTATGAATCATCTTATTAATTTAATTCCATCAGAATATGTAAAACTAAATCATAATCATTATATTTTACGTGGTGAGGTTCTTGTAAAGAAATCTATATTTGAAAAGAAATATGCAGAACAGTTTACTAATCCTCGTTCATTTGTATCAGGTGTACTTAATAGAGATTATTCTGGGCTTGATAAGAACTTCTTAGAAATGCTTAATGATCTTTCAATAGTTATTTATGACTATCGAGTAGACTATTATGGAACTTGGACAGATCATGATTGGACAGAACTTCCTTATAATGATGTTCTTCCTCAGTTTTCAATGAATGATGTATCTATATATGAGCCAGAAGCAATACCTATCATATATAATGAATTTTCAGAGTATAGAAAGAATTGTGAATATACTCTTGATGGTATTGTTATAAAGCCTATTGCAAAAAATAGAATCAATAATTTGACAGAACATCGTCCAAAGGATTGTGTTGCTATTAAGTTTATTCCAATGCTTGAAGAAACTGAAGTGTTGAACATTACATGGCAACTTGGTAAGACACATGAATATACCCCAATTATTTGGGTAAAGCCAGTAGAAATGGATGGTAGAATGGTACAGAAATGTTCCGGTCATAATATTGGATATCTTAGACAAAAAGGAATTACAATTGGGGCAAAAATCATTATGAGTCTTGCTGGTGACATTATTCCGTTCATGTATAAGGTTACACAGGAAAATCCAAATGGTGAAATTCCTATGCCAACAGACCATGAATACTATGAAGATGACATTCATTTGATGGCTATACTTTCTTATGAAGATAAATGTTATTATAAGTTTTTGAATTCCGTTACCTCACTTAACATTCCAACTATAGGCCCATCAGGTGCTAAGGAAATATTTAAGTATATGACTTCCATTGATTCTATGACACTGGAATTCTTCGGGGAGCAAGCAAAGGAAATACCATATAATATACTTTTCTGTTCACCAGAGGACATTCTATTTGCCTTAGGAGGAAAACTCGGTACAAATGCACAAAAGGCTTTTAAGAATATACTTGAAAATCTTACATTAAATGATATTATCAAGTCATGTAACTTCAAATTATGTGGAACTAAAGTAACAGATGCGGTTGTTGATTATCTTCTTACTGGTAATGAAAACTTTGAACATCTAGCATCTGAAGGCTATTCTTGGATATTCAATAACAATTCCCAACAGTATCAAGAAATGAATAAGATTCTTGAACATCTTGGAAAAACTATTGAAGATTTTAAGACGCAACATGAAAAGACAGTAAAAGCAATGTCAAATCAAATTCCAGTTATTCTTACAGGTGAACCAAATAATTATAGAACAAAAGGTGAATTCTTAGATTGCCATCCAGAATATAGAAATACAACATCTTGGAAAGAAGTACAAATTGTATTTACTAATTCATTGGATAGTAATACTGGAAAAATGAAGAAGGCAAGAGAAAAAGGTATAAAAATTGAATTATATTAAAAAAATGAAAAATTTAGAAATAATAGGGGAAAATTATCCTAAGGTTGGAGAGATTTTTTATTGGGTGGATGAAAATAATGATATTCATGAAGATACATGTCTAAGGATAGATGAAAAGGACAATCCTGATATTGATACAATGTATTTTATATATGTTTCTGCTAATGGTGGTGGAACATTTGTTACGGAAGATGATGTAATTGAGCCTTGGAAAATGGAAGTTGTGAAATTCAAACAGAAAAAGGCAAAAGAAAAAGCACAAAATATAGCAAAATATATTTCACAGGAAGAAGTTAGATGTGAATTATATAATAAGTTAAGAGAAAATTATTTTTCCGAAGATGACGCGGAACATATATTAAATATTTTAGCTGAATATGAGTGAAATAAGAGTCAATATAGATTTTAATTATTATCCTGCAGCCAATGAAGAATGTAAAAGGGTATTAAATGCTTTAGGATATACTGATTTCTATATTCAACATTATACAGGATCTCATCATGCTGACATATATTTCTTTGGAACTGATGAAGATAAATTTAAAGAAGAACTTTTAGAAAATACCGTAATAGGCAAATATAGAAAATTTTATTTTTCTAAATATTATAAAATTTTTGATAAAGAAAAACTATATTATAATGTACAATATATTAAAAAATAACATATGAAAATTACAAGAGCAATTAACACAGAACAAGATATTAGATATCTTCGTGCAACAATGGGTGTTCGTTACTGGGTAGATTGCGACTACTCAGATGACAATGGTAAAACTTGGCATGGTGATTTTAATGATACTGGTGAGGAATCTGAACGTATTATGAACTTAACTCCTTGTGTAGTTAGAAAAGATATTGGATATGATGAAAGTGATTATTTAGAACTTTTAATTGATCTTAATGAAGGAAAAGTACTTAATTGGCCAGATGGATTTTGTCTTAAGACTAATTATAAAGTATGTGATGACGGCGAATATGTTTTCCTTGATGAAAATATGAATGAAGTTGTCAATATTACCAAAGAATATAAACAATATTATGTTCCTGATTTTTTAAGTTTAGAAGATGATGGATATGGTGATTATGTATATTTGAATATTAATGGTGATGGTACTATTGATAATGCAGATATTATGAGGAAACGTATTGAAAGATTTTTTGCTAATATTAATGATTAAGCTATGAAAGATTCATTTGTAATAGAATGTCGTTATGAAATTTGGACTAGTACTGGTAAAGGCTGGAGTAATTGGTTTATTTTAAAAAGTGATCAAATGTCAAAAGATGAAGCAAATGATTATATAACAGAAACAAGAAATGCATTTGACTTTATAGATAAAAAAACAAAACTAAAGCATGAATATAGACTTAAGTCTTATAACGAATATGCAAATGAAATGAATGATCTTTTAGCAGAAATTGAAGAATCTTCCAAAAAGCAAGCAGCATATTATAAATCTGCAGAATATAAAGAACTTCAATGTAAGAAAAGACAATATACTAAAGAACTAAAAGAACGCCAGAAAAAATACAGGGAAGAACATGAAAAAAATTAAGTTTAATATATATTTCTAATGAATTATTTTTAAAAAATAGTTTAAATATGTGAAATTTTTTTACTATTTTTAATAAATAAATATATTTTTAACTTACTAAAATGAGGGAAACATTGTATAAGATAGTTGTTGCTATTCTATCATTAGTAATTGGTTATTACACAATTACTTCAGAAGGATCTTTTGCTGGATCATGGGTATTTGTAGTATTAACACCAGCAATTATGTTTGGTTTGGCTGAATTAGTATGGACTAAGTTACTTGCATATCATACAAGATATCAAGTATGGATTCCTGTAGGTGGAATTGTTGCAGCATTGGTAGGTGGTGTTCTTGCAGTTTTATTCTAATTGTAATAACATACATATTTATATATAAAGAGTTAGTTCAAATGATTTATTTGAATTGACTCTTTTAATTTTTTAAATATTTATACTATTTTAAAAAATCAATTGTTATTAAAAAATATTATGGGAGAAGAATATCTACAATCATCTTATACTGGGAATATTTATAAAGTAATGGATAAATATTTACTGCAAATGTCGCCTTGGAAAGACGGTGATGATAGACGTGTATATGAATATGATAATGATGATATGCATGTTATAACATATCAAAATGCTTGTATGATTGTGAATAAGCAGTTTGCAGAAACAGATGAAGAATGGGAGCACAATGGAAAGAGATATAAAGCAAGAGCAATCACAAGTAAAGATATTAATGAATATGCTGCTTTATTGTCAATGTTGCCTTCTCATTATATTAAAGACAATACAAAAATACTTAAGCGTTTACAAGACAATAACGCAATATCATTTACTGATAATAATGGTAATGAATTTAAGATGATAAAACATAAAGGTAAAATCTATTATATATTACTTATTGAAAAATACTATCCTAAAGTGCCTTTGCATGATATGTTTTTTAATTTTTGTCAATGGGTAAATATAAAAAATGTAAAGCCTATATATAATGAAACTGATAAAAAATATATATAAAAATATTTAAATACTATGAAGATATATTTTGATACGGAATTTACAGGATTACATAAAGATACTACATTAATTAGTATTGGATTAGTAGATGAAAATGGGCGAACTTGTTATGCTGAATTTTCTGATTATGACGAATCTCAATGTGATAAATGGATTCGTGAGAATGTAATTAAGCATCTAAAATGGTCTATTGAAGGTCCTCTTGAAGATTTTTCAAATATATATGGTTATAATTGGGAAGCCTTTGGATCAAAAGAATATATAAAAATATTATTAGCAGATTGGCTTTCACAGTATGAAGAAGTTGAACTTGTTTCTGATTGCTGTCATTATGATATGGTTCTTTTCATAGATATATTTGGTAATGCATTTGATATTCCAAAAAACGTAAATCCAGTTTGCTATGATATTAATCAAGATATTGCAAAATATTTTAAAACATCTGAAAGAGAAGCATTTGATATGTCACGTGAACAAATTTTAGATCATTATGACATTAAAATAAATGGCAATAAACACAATTCATTATATGACGCAAAAGTAATTAAAGAAATATATAATTTAATTAACTATGAATGATTCTTTACATATAAGAAGTATATTAGCAGGATTATGTATAGCACTTGGTAGCGCTATATTTTGTAAACTTGGCGGTGTAATTGGTGCCGTTATGTTTGCTTTTGGATTACTTGCCGTAGTTCATTATAAGTTACCATTATATACTGGCATGGCTGGTTTTTTTGATTATAAAAGTGAAAACGAATGGCTTTCATTAGTAATTACATTAATTGGCAATATAATTGGTGCTTCTATAATTATTTTCTTTAATATACCAGATATTAATGAAACTGCAACAAATATTATTCAATCTAGATTAGTTGATGGATATATTAATTGTTTTGTAAAATCAATAGGCTGTGGTATTATTATGACATTAATTGTACAAGGTGGCAGAGACAATAATCTTCTTTTGATATTATTTGGCATTCCATTATTTATATTGTTAGGTTTTTATCATAGTATCGCAGATTTCGCTTATTTGGCTTTAAGTGTTGATAGTGAAGCAAAAATTGCATATTCTATAAACTGGTTCATAATTGTATTAGGAAATTTTGTTGGCTGTAATATTCCAAGATTATTGCACTATAAATGTTAAATTTATTGTATTTTTTTAACAATAAAAATTTCTATATATTATTAAATTTCTAAATAATTATTTCTATATTAATTAAAAATTAAATAATATATTAAAAATAAAAGATATGACATTTACATTTGATCCTAATAGCATGGTAGTAACAGCGTTTTATTCATATCCTACCTGTGTAGTAGATAGAATAGCTGAATATAGTGAAGATTTGTTTGACAAACCACGTGGTGATAATAATATTAAAGAATTTTTTGAAGATTGCCTGAAATATACGGAAGAAAAACTGGCAAAGAATCATCTTATGGATAATAAAATTGCAATGAAAGTTGTAATTCCTGAGACTGGACAATTCTTTTATATTGGCTATAAGGATAACATCTATACTATTGGTCTTACACTTAATCCTTATATGACAGGTACAAAAAAGATAGTTGTATAAATTAATAAATCACATAAATTAGTGAAGTTATGGTGATGTTTCCTAATCCTATTTTTGAATTACATTTTCTAATGGGTTTGCCTGCTTCTGGTAAGTCTTATTGGGCAAGACAAAACTTCAATGAAAATACCACATGTAATCATACTGGTGATTTCATTGTTGATCTTGACAAGTATTTGCACTATGAGAATGGAAAACTAACTACACCTGTGATTTATAGTGCTCTCAATAATTCTGATATGAAGCATTATGTTGGTGGTGAATTACAAAATACAAGAGAAATCATAAAGATATGTATTGATGGTCTCATTACAACCATGAATGATTTGGATAAGGTGATTGGTGATACACTTAACTATATTCATAATAGATATAAGGGATGTGACTATCAAGTTAAGATTTATATTCATCAATGGAATGAAGATAGAGAGACTTGCTTGCATAATGATAGGATGCGAATGGAGAGCAGTGAACGAAATGAAAGTTCAGAAACAACAATTCGCAACCGCCCTTATGAATATATTCAAAAGGAACAGTTAGTAAATCACATAGAAGATAATCATGTAGTATCAATTAAATTTGAAAATCATGTTGTAAAATATATTGATACATATGATACATTATTCATCCCGCTTATTGGATATGATAAGACTGATTATCGCAACAGTACACCTAAGAAGACACGGTATATGTATTCTGAATCTTGGTCTGCTGGTGGATCATGGGGTGATTGCTGGGGTAATGAAGGAACAATTTCTCCCGACAGCCCTTCAGATTTTCATGAATTTGATGATCTTCTTATGAAGATATGCCCAGATATATCATTTATGAATTATAAGAAGTTATTGAATGAATGTACTGAAACAGAAGAATATAGTGAATCTGATTATTATGGGGGATGTGAATATCGGCAGAGATGGAAGTGTGATATGAAGAGACTATATGAATTATTGAATGAAATGAATTTACTTCCAAATGAAGATAAATAATAAATCTAACATAAAACCTATGACAAAAGAATTTGTTGAAAAACTGGCACAAATGCGTGCGGAGAAAATATTTACAAAGGAATATTTCACAAATGTAACTGATTCGTGGTATTTTGATGAACTTGATGAATTTAAGTCACATAAATATGGAATAGAAGGCCGCCGTCCAACTAAGCAAGAATGTGAATGGTATGGGGGTGCTATAGATGACCTATTTGATAAATATAAAGAAAAGTTCTATGCTAAAGAATTGGCTCAAGATTGTTACGGAAAATGTATAGATTGCTTTGATAAGATATTTAAATATATTGAATTTGGAAATAATAATTATTCAAAATTCGATATTAATGAAGAAACTGTACAAAAATTAAAAGATCTTGCTAATATATTTGTATATAAGCATAATGAATTTTGTAATGATAAATAATTTGAATATTATATGAAAAAATTTTATTGTTATCCTAAATACCTTTTTGATATGCTTATGGAGAAATCTGGATTTTTTACACCAGATGACCTCCCAAATAATGTAGCCATCATATCAATAGGTGCACCATGGAATGAGCAAGAAGATCATTGGTTTAAGACAACTAATGATAGAATTTTAAATATTGATTTTGATGATGTTTCTCCTACACTTTGGTGGAATTATGATATGTATGATGATGCAATGAAAGATAATGACCAAAGTAAATATTTTGATCATTCATATGTTAATTCAAATGGTGGTATAACTGAATTACATGCATTTAATTATGATCAAGCCAGAACAATAGTAAAGTTTATTGAGGATCATAAAGATTGTGATTTTTATATTCATTGTTCGGCAGGTATAAGTCGTAGTCAAGGCGTTGTAAGATATGTTATGGATATGTATGGTGATTTTAAGACAAACCCAGACAATCCGTGTACATGTCCTAATGTGCATGTTATTATAATGTTAAAAAGAGCATATAGGGAATTATATTAATTAAATTAAAATATACAAAAATGGATAATACACTTAAAGAATTATGGGCAAAATATAATTTAGAAGATATTTTAAATGCCGGATTAATGTTAAATAAAATTAGTTCAGTAGACATAATTAATGCTTCAGACATATATAAAGACCCAAATAAAGAATATTCTGATGAAGAAGTTCAAGAAATCATTAAAGACAGAGGACTACATGATATTTTGACACTTATACAAAATGAATATGATTTAGAAGACATTATTGATGATATTGGTAAGAATGATGTTTTAGATGCTATTGATGAGGATGATAGATTTGAATCTATTAAATATAGTTTTGTTTTAGATGACCATGATAGTGATATTCGGGAAGAAACTAAAGAAGAATGCTATGAACAAATTTATGAAGATGTATTAAATAAGTTAAAAGATAACCGTAAAAAATATTTTGAAGATTATTCACCAGATGAATTACGAACATATTTTTGTAATATGTTTGGTATTGGATATTATGATGATGAAGGATTAACTAAAGGATTTTCAAAATTATTTCAAATAATGAACAAATCAATATATAATATTAAAAAATGAATAAAGAAATACCTAAAATTGGAAAGTATTATCATTTTTTTGATGATGGTAAACTTGCTGCAAGTAGACATTATATTTGTAAAGTTGAACAAATCATAACGGCTGAAGAAGCTAAAAGTATTATGATTGAAGTTCCAAATGAATATGATGATATTATGGACACTATATTATCATTGTATGATCATTGGCATGATAATGAAATGCCTAATCATGATTGGTTATATGCAAAAGATACTGATTATTTCATTGAATGTTCTTGTCCTAAATATGATAAACATAATCTTTGGTTTGTTAGAACTAAAGATGGCGGTTGGTTTTCAATGGATATACAATCATCATGGCAAGGAGGTAGATTAGATATAGATGAAAGTATATATGAATCAATTTTGAATGATATAGAAAATGACCCATATTATTCTACGGAAGCTAAAGAAGGACTTTTAGAAATATATAAAGCCGAAAAATATTAAAATTTAACTAATAATTATAATATCATTTTATGAAACAAATTAGTATAAAGTGTAATCAATGTGAAAAGGTATTTCATTTTACAATTACTGAAGAACAATATAAACAATATATTAGTGGCGAAGGACTAATTCAAAATATTTTTCCTGAAATTCAACCCGAATATAGAGAACTATTTATAAGTCAAATTTGTCCAGATTGTTGGAATAGGATTTTTAGTTATGCAGATGAATAAGAATAAACAATTTATATATACAGAAAAGGACGCTGAAAATTTTTATTTTGTTAGTGATACTCATTTTTCTCATGAAAACATAATTAAATATTGTAAACGTCCTTTTGATTCAATAGAACAGCATGATAATGAATTAATTAAGCGATGGAATGAGAAAGTACCAGAAGATGGAATTGTATTTCATCTGGGTGATGTTGCATTTGCTAATCGAGATAGAGTAGATAATATTCTTAAACAACTTAATGGAAAGATCTATTTAGTAATTGGAAATCATGATTGGAGAAGAATTGTGACCGATCATAGCTGGCGATTTGAATTGATGACACAACAAATTAATATGAAAATTGGAAAGCGTCATATAATTCTTAATCATTATCCTATGCTTGCTTTTAGTGGAGCCTGGCGTGGTGAAGATGCAACTTATCAATTATTTGGTCATGTTCATACTTCTCCATATACTGATGAAGGTCTTGATACACCAAGAATGAAAATGCTATTTGCTTCTCAATATGATGTCGGTGTAGATAATAATAATTTTACACCAGTATCTTGGAATGAAATAGATACAATTATTAAAAATAGAATAAGTGAATAATAAATATACTAAAACAAATAATATGGATTATGTAGATTTGGGTTTGTCTGTTAAATGGGCAGATTGTAATGTAGGAGCAAATTCACCTGAAGAGTTTGGAAGTTATTTTAATCGTGATGAATCAAAGAAAATCAAAGATATTACAATTCCAACGCTTGATCAGTGGCAAGAACTTCAGAGTAATTGTACGTGTAAATTAAATAAAAATAAAAAAGGATGGACTATTACTGGTAAGAACGGCAATAAAATATATTTACCTATAGCTGGAGAAGGAAAGAATAATCCAAATGTAAAAGTGATGGGTGCATTTTTCTGGTCAAGCGATGATACTGAAGTAAATGGATTGCCTTTCACTTGGTATGCAGCATTTGATATGAAGGGTCGTAAAGATACACATTTGTTAGATCCTGAATATTGGATTTCTGTAAGAGGAGTACAATAATTATGTAAATAATTATGTATTTTGCTTGTTTTAATTTCTGGAGTTTTTATACTATATTAAAATAAATCACAAATTAAAAAATATGAAAAAATGGTTTAAATTTTCAGTTTATAAAGATAAAGAAGAACAAAAATTTATCATTCATTGGTGGTGGAATGTTCCAAAGATTTCATTTGAAGGTGTTGAATATGCAAAGACAAAAAGACTACATCAATTAGTATTTTGTGGAAAAGATAATTTGTATTGGGTATTTAGTAAGTCATATCCTGAGGGAAAATATAAATTCTTCAATAAGACAACTAATGATCATGTAAGTTGTGGCTAACAAATATATAATAAAAATTAATTATGAGTAAACGTTTAACTTTAGGAAAAAAACCTTTATTACTTGGTGTTTGTTCAGGTTTTGCTGAATATTTTGATATAGATGTTACATTTATAAGATTTGTGTATTTAATTTTAGTATTCTGTTTTGGCGTAGGAATTCTACCATATTTTATTGCTTGGTTATTAATGCCTAAAAATTAAAAATTTAAATATTATGAAAAATAAGATAATTTATTGTATTTTTGCTCTTTGGTTTGTAGCTATAATAATTAATATTTATAGTTCATGTTATTCTATAAAAGGTTCAAATAATACTGTTATAGAAAATAAATATAAATTTACAGATCATATTACTAGATCAGAAGTTACTGACTCATTAGGACATATGTATTATATATATGAAAATGAACAATATGTTATGTTTAAACGTATATATTCCTTTTCTGTAGAACATAGAATGGATTGTAAAAAATGCTTAGATATATTTGATTAACTTTTTAAATGAAAATTATATTTCTTGATTTTGATGGAGTAATAACAATTCCTCCAAAATGGCATTTTGATAATGATAAGATCAAATATATTAAAAAAATAGTAGATGAAACAAATGCTAAAATTGTTGTTTCATCTTCTTGGCGGAGGAAAACTATTAATGAAACCATTGAAAAAATTAAAAAATGGAATTATAAATATACTAAATCAAAATTATTTGATTGGTTTATCAATAATTTATATGATGTAACTCCTTGGATTTCTGATAATAAATATTCAGGAACAGGTAGAGGTGGAGAAATTCAAACTTGGTTAGATGATCATCCTGATGTTGATAATTATGTTATTATAGATGATGATAGTGATATGTTAGATAGTCAATTATATCATTTTGTAGAAACTAATTATGAAGACGGTATTACTGAGGTTGAAGCACATAGGGCAATAAAAATACTAAATAAAGTTAAAATTATTAATCCTATGGCAATTAATTTTGAACTGCGATATCAATATTTATTAAAAATTAATAAACTTCCAAATAAATATGATGAATTAAAAAAATATGATATGAATGATCATTATTAAATATATAAAATTAAGAAATTATGAATGGAATTATAGGAGCAATTGTTGGATCAAGTATAGGATTTTCTTATGAAATTAAGAAAACAAAAAATTATAACTTTAATATGATTTATGATAAGTCAAATGCAACAGATGATTCTGTAGCTATTATTGCCACTGCTGATTGGCTTATGACAACTAATCATACAAAAGATGAATATATTGATAAGCTACATTATTGGTGTAACAAATACAATTATGGGATGTATAATTACGGAAATGCTACCAAATTTAAAGAATGGGTAAGAAATAAAGAAAGGACACCATATAATTCATTTGGTAATGGATCTGCTATGAGAGTAATTCCTGTAGGTTGGTATGCAAAAAGTATTGAAGAAGCTGAAAGACTTGCAAAAATAACTGCAGAAGTAACTCATAATCATCCTGAAGGCATTAAAGGTGCTCAAGCTGTTGCTGTTACTATTTGGATGATTCGCAATAATGCTTCTAAAAAAATTATTAAAAGGTATATTGAAGAATCTTATAATTATAATCTTAATATATCATATGAAAAATTAAAAACACATCATATATTTGTATGTACTTGTCCTAATTCTGTTCCAGCATCATTAATTTGTTGGTTAAATAGTAATAGTTATGAAGATTGTATAAGAAAAGCAGTAAGTCTTGGTGGTGATGCTGATACTGAAGCTGCAATTGCAGGAGCATTTGCTGCGGCTGATAGTAATACACCCGTTGATGATAATTTAGTAAATGATCTAACTAGATTTTTTTCAATTGATTTTCTTGAAGTATTAAATAAGTTTCATAATAATATTGAATTAAAGAATGGATAAAATCAAGATTAAAGTTGCTAAAGACTACTTATTAACAAAAATGATTTATGAATCTGATTGTAGAAGTGCTCGTAGTGGAATAAGCAAAACTTATTTGGCTGAATATGGAGGTGATTGAGTATCGGAAGAAGTCATTTTACAAACATTACAAGAATATATTTCACATGGATATGCAATAAAAATTAATTGTTAAAACTAAATGAAAATATATAATATTAAATATTAAATAAAATCTAATTAATTACTATATTATATAATAATTAAAGGAAAAATATTAACAACAAAAAAAGAACAAAATCATGAGTAAACTTAATTCCACACGTAAGTCTTCTACATTGAAGACAAATCAAATAACTGTTGGTGAAATTGCTGGTCAGATAACAGATACTGCAGCAGCTCAGTCAAATATCGCTCTTCTTCGTAGAGCAGTTCTTGCAAATCTTCTTTGGGAGAATATTGCATACATGGATGGTGAGTCTGTCACAAATGAGATAAAGAGATTGATTTCTCTTTGTGATCCTCAAGATGTTGCAAATCTAACTATTGAAGCTCGTACTATGCAAAAGCTTCGTCATACTCCTCTTTTCCTTGCAGTAGAAATGTGTAAGCATGAAGCAACACGTCCTTATGTAAAGGATATACTTCCAAAGATTATCACACGTGCAGATATGCTTACTGACTTCATGGCTCTTTACTGGGCTGACGGTAAGTGTCCTATTTGTAATGCAGCAAAGAAGGGTCTTGCTGAAGCATTCCATAACTTCAATGAGTACAAGTTTGCTAAGTATGACCGTAATGCAGAAATCAAGCTTCGCGACGTAATGTTCATGGTTCGTCCAAAGCCAGAAACTCCTCTTGAGGTTGAACTTTACAAGAAGATTGCTGATCGTACTCTTGAAACTCCTGAGACATGGGAGGTGCTTCTTTCACTTGCTCACACTAATGAAGAAAAGGCAGCCGTTTGGACAAAGCTTATTACTGAAGGTAAGCTTGGTGGTAAGGCTATGCTTATGAACATCCGTAATATGCAAAATGCAGGTGTTCCTCGTCCAATCATTGTACAAGGTCTTCAAGAACTTAAGGGAGCTATGCTTCTTCCACTTGATTTCTTGAAAGCTATGCGTGAAAGTAATGGCTTTGATAGAGAGATTGAAGATGCAATGCTTAAGACATATGAGAATATGCCTAAGCTTCCAGGTAAGACTCTATTTATTGTGGATGTATCTGGATCTATGGGATCACTTACAAGCAGTGGTTCAACATTTACTAGACTTGACCAAGCATGTTCGATGGCAATGTTGGCAGCTAACCAATGTACTGACTTTGAACTTGTATGTACTGCCGGTTCTGATGGAGAGCTTCGTGAAGAGCAAATGAGAATTCTGTATCCTCCTAAGGGATTTAATCTCTTCAAAGAAATTGAAGCCTCCCGTAAAACTGTAGGAGGTGGTGGTATCTTCACATACCAGTGTCTTGAAAAGCTTCGTAAGGAGCTTGGTGATAAGATACATGATTATGACAGAATCATTGTATTCAGTGATTCGCAGGATATAGATGTATCAAGTTGGCGTTCACCTAACCATGATAAGAAGCCACGTCCATTTGGTAAGTACAATTATATCTGTGATATATCTGCTCATACTCGTGGTATTGCTTACAATGGTGTTTGGACAGCTGAAATTTCGGGTTGGTCAGAACACTTCCTTACATATATTGCAGCATATGAAGGAATTGAAAATACATTTGATGAATAATTATTTTTGCTATATTATAATTTATTATAATTATTTTTAATTATAATTATTTATATATAAATATATAAAAATAGAATTTATGAAAAGTATAAAAAACTATATTAATGAAGCATTACAAAATGAAGATTGGTTAAGCAATGCAAAAAATAATGAGGAACCATTTGTTAAAGCTGCGCTTGAAAATGAAGGATGGAAAATAAAAGTTGGATCACAAGATGAAGATTTTAAAGGTATTGACTTAAAGGTTGAAAAGGATGATACTGATGATCAATTTGGTGGAAAATTCAATATAGATGTTAAGGGATGTTCAGCAAAAAATAAAAATTCAAAACGTTTCTTATTTACATGTAAAAGTTCATCTGGAAAAGAATATCCATACAAAGATAAACACTTTATAGCATTTATTAATTATACAGATAAGACTATTACAATAGTTGCAGATAATGATATTAAAACATTAGCAAGTAAATATAAAGAATATGATAGTCAATCTGGCGATAATTCTAAGTTTATATTATTACCAAAAATGGAGGTTCAAAAACTTGGTAGAACAATTGATCCATCTGATGAGATTAAATCATTATTAAAATAATTAATAAGTTATACAATCATATATCATATACAAAAAGGAATCACTTAAGTGATTCCTTTTTTTATTATAAAAAATAACACAACTTTAATGTATATTGGGCTCATTAATCAATTCTATCTTCATGATACCATTTTGGCCATTTTGATGGACAATTTTCTAACATAAAATCATAATTACACTTTTGATTAATTTGCCAATTTGTTATATCAATTTTTAAGTTTTTACAATCTTTAAAACATTTTGTTAAACTTATACAGTTACTTACATTCCAATTTTCTATACCTTTAATTGTTTTTAATGATGTACAACCTTCAAATAATGAAGTTAGATCACCACAATTATCTAGTTTCCAATTGCTTGTATCACCTACATTTTCTAATGATGTACAATTCTTAAATATTCTTCTAAATATCTCACATTTACTTAAATTCCAATTTGACAAATCAATAGTTTTTAGTTTAGGACATCTAACAAATAATATGCGAATTTCCGAAAGATTTGAAGTGTCCCAAGTATCTAATCCATTAATTTGTTTTAGAAACATGTTTTGTGAAAATATACCATGTAATCCCCATACATTTGACAAATCCCAATTAGTAACATCTATATATTTTAATTGTGTATCTGAAAAAATATTTTCTAATTCACAATTATTACAAAACTTCCAATTAGATGCATTAATATATTCTATTTTTCTATCACTATCAAATAAAAATGATAGTTCATCACCACTATTAATTTTTGAAAAATCTATATAAGATACATCAACAGGAGATATGGGTGTACCGCTTCCATATATATCTTTTTGTTTTTCTATATATTGTTCTAATTCTGACAGATTTTTAGGTACAAACCATGTATGATTAGTATTTACAGATTTAACATTTAATTTTTCATTAATATAAACATTTAATTTTTCATTAATGTGTTGTGTTAAAGATAACATTTATTCTTCTGATTGTATATTTGTGTTTTCAATTCGTGGATTTACTTCATTACGAACAGCTACAATATCATCAAGCATATCTTGTAAAAGTTGTAAATGTTCTTCTTCATCAGCAAGAATTTCTTTACATTTCTTTTCTGTTGTATAATCTTTGAATGATTGTGCAACTTCAATTAAATCTCTATATGTTTCTATTGCACCCATTTCATTTTCAACATTTTGTAATAATGAATCAAGTACATCTATAACTTGTTTATCATTATTTAAAATATTTTGGTGACCATATTTAGGTGACCATTTAGGTGATATATAAGTATGATCTGCTGTCAACCAAGATGCTGGTGATATTGTAATGTCTTCAATTGTTGCTTCAAGTTCACTAAGACGCTGCATTATCCAATATGCATGATCTTCAAGTTCATCTTTAGCAGTTTCTTCATATAATTTAACTATTTCTGGTCTACAATTTCCAACAAGCCAATCTCGAACTACTATATATCCATACCATGCATTAAATTCCTCTTTAAGTGCATTTTTTAATTTTTCTACGATTACTCTATTTGATTCTGAATCTATCCATGATTCCGTATAAGCTTCATTAATAGTACTGAATTTTTTCATATTATAATTTTTTGTTTTTTATTTATTAGCAAAATACGCTTTTAAAGCATTTTCAGCCTTTTCTCTTGTTTTATATTTTGCTCTCCAATATCCTCGTTTAGGTGTGTTAGTTCCTTTACCGGCGTGTCCTTTAATGCGCCAGTAATCACCAACCTTAACGATAACATCTTCAAGTTGTTCTTGTATATATGTTTTAAGATCTTTCATTTTTAATCAAGAAAATCAGGTAATTTTTGACTTATAAAATCATAATAATTTGAGCAATCATTAGGATATTTTTCTTCCAAATATGCCCAAATAGTATTTAATAATTCTTCAGTTTTATCAAGATGTGCATTCTTTGAAGGATAATCAATGGTTTTTAATATAATATTCATATCATAATCATATTTTTCCATTTCTTTCTTTATTTCTTCAATATCTAAATCTTTATTATCAGCTTTAACATTATCCATAATTGTTTTAGCTAATTTATCATCTAATTTCGCTCCTTCTAATATAAATTCTTTTAAACTTTTCATATTATAATATTTTATAAATTTATTTTTATGTTTCTACTAATATATAAAATCTTTTTAACTTAAAATAGGACGAACCGGCAAGCCAGCACAACGATTATATGTGTATAAATAAATATCATGTCTATCAGCACGCAGGAGGTAAGCATATCTTGGATTATTTATCATAAGAGATGAAGACCAAACATTAATGTTAGAACCACCATAGTCATCATAATCACCATCACGATCACCAGCAGCTGGAATAAATAAAGTATTGTTATTTGTTTTAGATGTAAATAGTCTACCATTTAGACCAGATATATCTTGATAATTTGTTATCCATTTATTATTTGTTTCATCCATTAATTCCACAAATTGTTCTCCGTCAGGTAGTTTATATTTTCCCGTCATATTAGCATTAGCCATGTCATCTTGCATATCTAATTCTAATATATTGTCTGGTTTGCCTGCACCACCCCAGTAATCTGTTTTATTAGTAGGACAATACTTAGTTAGTTTATCCCAAACACCTTTAGCATATTTATAGTTATCCCAATCACATTTTTTATTATCTGCTGGTTCAATATCACCCCACATAAAGTAATTACCATACCAAGATTCGGCGGTAGATCCATGTTTAGCGCCAACATTATATTTGCACCATAAAGTACCTGATGGCAAACCTAAGTCTACGGTGTTATCTTTACTTATATCAATATTTTTTATATTAAGTTTTTCTGTTATATATGAATGTATTGATTTCATATACTTAAGTATATTTATTTTTCTAACATAAATCTTGTTCCGAGTGCACCATTTATAGCAGCAAATGATCCAGTGAATTTCATTCTACGTCCTTTATACATTACTACAATACCTTCGGCCGCATTATATTTGTTTCCTAATGCTTGAAGACGTTTCATACATTTTTCAAGTTTCTCTTTAGCATCAATAGAATCAGAAGCTTCAATTGTCTTAATTAAATTTTCAGTATCTTGTTTAACTATCTCTATAGTTTTATCTTTAGCCTCAGAATTTACAAATCCTTCTAATTGATCTAATAATTCATTTCCAATTGATAAGAAAAGATTATCCATAGGTTCCATAATTTTACCTACAAGTTCTTTTCCACCTTTTTTATCAAGATTATTTAATTCATCAATATGATCTCCATATTTCTTTTTAAGTTCACGTAAATTAACTGATTTATCACCATTACATAAACGATTAAAAATTAGTTCATCATCTTTACACCAGTCAGGAGCAAACTTTTTAAATCTTGATTTTTTCCAATCTTCAATTGAAGTATCAGTAGTTAAACCTTCATCATCCCAAAGTTTAGATATTTCCTTTGTAAATTTTTCTGCGAACTTGATACCTTCTTCAAGATTCTTTATCATTAAATCTGGACGTGGTTTGGCTTCATCTATATCTTCAGCAGCTTTATATAATTCATCAACATGACCTTCTACATCTTCCTTTTCAATCCATGCAAAATTACCTTTTTTATCAGTTCCTTTTTCCCATATAGTATATCCATGAAATGCTACACGATCTTTAGCATAAGGCATAATATTTGTTTTACCAGCTATAATGCATTCACAATTTATAATTTTGCGGTGATTTTCATCAGGATTGAAATATTCTTTACCTACTTTAGGAAAAATTTGTTCAATAATCTTACCAGCTGTCATAAATACTTTCTTTTGATGTTCTTTTCCATCCCAACGAGCATCAAGATCTTTTAATAAAATACCGCCTTGTTCAGAATTTCGTTCAGTATTATTACGAATGAATATAATTTCTCCATCATTATTCATTGAAGCACTAATATTCATTCCATCAAGTTTTTCCTTAAGATGTTCGACTTTACCTTTAAATAATGAATCAACTAATTCTATTAAATCATTAGCAGTAAAATCTGTATAATCAAAAGGATGAGCCATGTGTCCACCAGCACCACCTTCAAAAAGCATTATATATCTGGATAAATTAATCATAATTATTTTATTTTAATATTTTGTTTGTACTTTTTCAATATCATCGCTAAATCCAAATTCTGACAATTCATTAGCAGTAAATACTTTAGAAGCTTCTTTGTATAAACTTATATATAATGATTCATATTCCGCACGTTTCCATTTATCTGTCTCATGATCATTTTTATATACATATGCTAATGCAAATAAAATATTTTCTATATTAGCTATATTTAATTTTAATGAAACAAATTCACTATCATTTTTATTAACTGTATTTTTCTTAACTTCTAATAATGTTTTTAAATCTTTCATAAAATTTTGTTAATAATCAATATTTTTTGTTTAAAATGGTTTTTGCTTTAATGATTTTAATTTTGGAAGAAGCTTCTTTAACTCAGTTGACTCCCAGCCTGTCTTTTCATAATGATCATCTTCAATAAAATGAATGAAGGAGTTTATAAATACTTTAAGTCCCTTTTCATAATAAAGATCATATAATTTGTCTGAAACTTCAGTATTATAGTCAGAATAATCTTTACCAGCTTCACTTAATAAAATATCTTTAATATTTTTCATTATTATTAGTTGCTATTTATTTATAATTTATTTTGATCCTTTAATATATTTACCTGATACTTTTAAGTTTTTGAATTGCTTTACAACTACATCTTTTATCATTATATTATTTTTACCAATACCTACTTGAACAAGTATCAAACATGCATCAGGACCCATTTTCTTTTGTTTATCTGATATATATATTCCTTCATTATCTAGTTTATGATAACATTTAATTTCAAAACATAAATCACCTAAAGATAAATCATATGAATCATAATCCCCATTATCTAAATTATCATGTGTAATCATTTTTTCAAAATCACTACCAAAATAATCTTCAGATTCAATTTCTTTATTTAATAAAAAGCTTAAATATTTTTCAATTAATATTCCTGCTGCAGAATATAATTCATATATTTCTTTATTATCTTCTTCTGAATTTGTTAAAAAATTAATATTTGCTCCATCAACATTAACGGTTAATATATTATTTGAAGATATAAGTTTTGATAATTTATTAGTTAATTGAATTTCTATATCATTCATATTATCATGCAAATTATTCAAAAATTTACTTTCATTTATATTCATTATGTAATTATTTAATGATTTCATATAATTTAATTTATTATTTTATTTATTTTATATAACTTTGAGCTTTTTCATAAGTAAAATCGGCACCTTTTCCTACTAAAGTTAGATATTTATTTAAATATTCTTCAGATTTACCTTTCATATATATTTTACAAAATTGTAAATCTGATAATTTTTTTACACCATTATAATTATAAGCATCATAGTAAAGATCATCATATTTCATAAAGAAATGATAACTTGTACCACCATCATCTAGTAAATAATATTCAACATCATCATAAAATGGTTCATCTTCTAAGAATGATACACAATTACAAACAGTCAAACAATATCCATTATCAATTAAGTTTAATCTTGTTTGCTTAGCATTATTTGCAAGAGCTCCAGATATATCATCATACCAATCTTCTTCAGACCAAAAAGTTTCTAAGAAATTTGATAATGTACCATAGTGTGAAATAGATTCAAATATATATTCTTTAAGTGATTTCATAATTTATTTAATATTTTTTAAAATATTATTATATTTTTCATCAATATCTTTATAATTAATAGTTATTCTTTCATCATTAATTTTTACTATTGCATTATGATAATTACACATATTTTGAATTGGTATTAGATATTGTTTAACTATTTTCCAAATATAACCTGTTTTTACTTTAATATCCTTTTTATCAAAATCATAATTAAAAGTTTCATTAAGAATATTTAATATATCATCATATACAATATATTTAATTTTCTTTTGAAATGTTGGACCTTCTTCCCAGCATTTATATCTGTTTATTGATAAATATGCAGCAATAATTATATTATAAATAGTATCTTTATCATAGAAAATATTATGTGGTGATTTAATATCTATATCTTTAATATGCAAACTTTCAATAATATATTCTTTAAGAGTCATTATTTTATGTTCTTTAATTATGTTTTGTAATTGATTTTTAAACTCATCAAATGCATTAATAAAATCATTAAACATAGAACCTACACCTTTAGGCATTATCTTCTCAAAAGCTGATTTATCTTTATTCAATATGGATTTACGAACAGCGGTTCCTGATACACCTTCAGTACGACCTTTACCGGTATTTACCTTAAGTTTTCCTATAAGTATATTTGGTAATGTTTTTCCTGATTTGAATTCGACTTCGAGTTCAGTATATTTAGCTAAACCTTCAACGTTTTTCTCATAATCATCTTTACGATCATCACCGCACATCCAATCTCCTACTTCATATTCATCTGAATGTTCAGTAATAAATTGATTATATTTTCCTAATGCATCATAAATATTAACTACAGGAACAACATCAATAATATTCTTATTAGCTTTCTTAACTATTTCAAGTTCTTTATCAATCAATTCATTTGTAAAAGGGCGTTTAAGAAGTTCTTTTTCTTGTTCAGTTAAGTCACTTGTTGGATTATCAATATATTCTATAACTTTATTGACAGATTCATCAGTCCAAGATTTACTTGCTATTTTAATTCCTTTCTTTTTACGTTCAATAGTCTTATTTGATGAATTAATTCTATATATAATACATGGACCATCACCTTCATTAATCATATTCAAATGACCTTGTGTAAATGGTTGGAAGCGCCCGATCGCTATATTAAGTTTTTTCATAATTTTAATGTATTATTTTATAATCAGCCATAAAATGCGTTGGATAAATTCCACCATCTTTAGGTCTTATGTTAAATGTAAAATTAATATTAGATAAGTTTACTTCAATATCTATTCTTTTAGCATTACCATCATTAGGATATTTTATAACAGCGCTTTTTATTGTATTACCAATAAATTTATTCAAATCATCTTCAGATCGCAAATCTAAATAATATACTTTAGATTTTACTAAATGAACAAGAATAAATCCATATCCTATTACTGATTTTGCAAATTCAAAAAATTTATATTTATTAATATCTTTAGTGATATCAACATTTAGTTTATTTGATTTTATTTTTCTTTCTTTATTTACATTATAATTATTAAATATATTTAAAAACAGTTGTGCATCAATATTAAATATATTTAAAATTTCATTTCCAATTTCCCCAAATTCTTTTATATCATTATTTATAAATGCTGAATGTGGAAATACATCTTTATTATTTATTCCGGCATTTATAAATGTTACTTTATCCCCATATTTCAATGACAAACATATGTCTTCTTGTGAATTTAATTTATCTTTATTCTGAATAGTTATTGTAACATCAGTAACCGCTTTACCAATATTAAATTTATCAGATTTTGAATATTTTTTTCCTTCTTTAGGAAATGCATATAATTGACCATTAATTAAAGTTAAAGGGCGTTTTGTATTTTCTGCACCCATTGCTTTTGGGGTATCACATAAAATAATTTTTTTAGGATTATTACTTATTATCTTAAATAATTTATTTTGATATTCTTCATTATTTGTAAAATTTTTAATAAAATCATCTTCAAATGCATTACCTTTATTTTTTGATGATAATCCGTTAATATATCCACTATAAGGACCTTTTGATATATCAGACCATTTAAAGCCAAATTCTTTTACTATATTATTAAATTCATTTTGTGCATTTTTATCAGTAATATCAATTTGTTTTAGTTTATTTACTGCTTCATCTGAAATTTCATTTGATTCAATTTCTGCATTTTTACCCAATTTAACTTTTTTATCTTTTATTAGAGTTTGAATAACTGCTCTTGGATAAAAATTAATATCATTATTATGTATATGATTCCATTGCCCACTCATAGTTGCTTCAAAAATATTAACTACATGTTCAACAATATAATCTTGTAATCGTTTCATTATATTATATATTTAACTATATATTATATATAAAAATAACTAATTTTTTATATATAAAAAATTGAACCTATTTTAAAATAGATTCAATTTTATATTTTATTCTTTAATTATTTTTTATCTTCTTTAATTGGAATTTTAGGTATAGGTACAATATTTAATGCAGGAACATTTACTTGTACACCTTTTATATCTTCCATATTCTTTGGTGTATTTGATTCTCCAAAGTTTTCTTTATAATATTTATCTAAATCAATGCTATCTTTTGAAATATATGGTATTGGAACAATTGTTAAAAGAGGAACTTTAAGTTGTGCAGTCTTTCCATTAGCATCAACAAATTTAATTTTGCCATCAGATTCAACAATATTTGGATGATCTAACTTAGGATATTCTTTAATCAAGTCTTCCAAAAAATCTTTAGTAAATACTCCAGGTAATTGTTCAAGCTTTTGGATATGATTATTCATCAATTCATCAACAGTCATATCTGCTGCATCAACTACTTTTACACTGTTTGGCAATATAAACTTACCGATTTTTTCTCTAATTCTATTAAACATATTTAATTTTAAATAAATAATTCTTAATATTTTTATATTGTTATATTCATTTCATCTAATTCATCTTTTGCCCATTGTGCTAATACATAAACAATATTATTTTTAAATTGATTAATAGTTTTCTTATTCCATTCGCATTCATCAGTTAAATAATCAAATGCATCTTTAACTAATTGATCATTTTGTTTTTTAGCCATAGCTTTCATATCTTTAATGAATTCTGAACGAGAATCATAAAAATCTTCTTTATAATGTTCATCCCACCAATCAGCTAAATCCTGAGTCATTTCTTCTAAATCATCTTGAGATGATTCTTTAATAAAAAGTCTAATATCTTTCATATTTTTATTAATTAATATTTATTTTTTCTAACTTTATCATTTTTCTTAATATCATTTTCTGGTATTAAAATATATTCTTTTTTACCAGATTTTTTTACTTCATAATCATTATTTTCTATTAAATCATTTAAATCATTATAACTAATCATATATAACTTAAATGAATTTTTCCTTTTATATACTTGAATGAAATAATCCCATGTCTTAATTTCTTCATCAAGGAATAATATATATCTTTTTCCGTCTTTTAATTTACTTTTAATAAAATCAATGTCATCTAATGATAATGAATAATTGTGATTTTTTGATGACAAAGTATTTTTAACATCTATCAAAGTATTATTATATTTAATATCCCATTTTTCATTTCTGTCTTGTTCAATAGTTGAATATGTACAATCTTTACCAATTATTTCCCCTACCATTGGTTCTATGCAAGTTTTTGAGAAAATCATTTTCCAAATAGAAATCAATGTTTCATTTGATGGATGATTACTATTAGATAACTCAACTAATTTATTATAAAATTCTTCTGGAACAGAATCATTTAAATTATAATTATTATCAAACAATTTAGAACGATCAAATTTTTTCACTAAATCACGTAATTCTTCAATTTCATTATTTAATTTTTCATAAATAAAACTTTTAATATCTTTCATAATTTATAATTGATTTTTAATGTTATTCATCCCAAGCTTTTATAACTTTTAAATTAGGGATATTTAAGTTTCTTGCTGCACTAACATTTTTATGATCATCATCTACAAATACAACTTTATCATATTTTCTACATATATCCTTAAGAACTATTGCTTTCTTTTCAGCATCTGTTTTTCCAGGATATTGTTTTATGTCATCATTTACTGCATGTGAAAATGTCTCTTTGAATGAATCACCAAGTTCTTTTAATGCACCGTCTTCATCTCTAAATTTCAAAAAATCTTTTATAGCTTTCTTAATTATATCTTCACATCCGCGTGCAGTCAAAAAACAAAAATCATATCCTGCTTTAATATAGTCATCCATTATTTTTAGATTCTTAATCAATGGTGTTCCAGATATGATTGAATTATATACTTTAACTGGATCTCTAAAATCTCTATAGTCAAATAATGATTTCTTGTTAGGGTCTTCCGCATCCGGATCTTTAGCAAATTCTTCGGTAGATAACTGTGTTTCTGTTCCATCTTCATTCTTTTTATATATAGACATTAATGATGGATTTACTTTTAAAATAGTATTATCAATATCAAATACTATTAATCCTTTAATTGAATCAGGTAAATCTTTAACATGTTCTAAAATGTATACTTGTAAAGATTTCATAGTTTAAATCAATTTTTATTTTATTCTTGAAATTATTTCAAAATCGTTTTCTTCAGCTTTATTAACGAAACATTCATTTACTTTAAGGTTTTCAACCTTTTTAATTATTTCATCAACCTTTTCAGGAGTCAAATCCCAATCATAATATATATCACTTATTTCTGATATATCTTCTATTAAATATGCTCTAGGTTCTTCTCTCAAATAATAAGATACCATTGTATATTTAATATTGTTTAAATTATATGATTTTGCTTCATTAATTAAATAACTTTTAATATCTTTCATAATTTAAATTGTATTTTTAATTAAAAATAAAAAAACCTATATTAATATAGGTCTTTTATAAATATAAATTAATGTTTCACTTATTTTTCGGGTTCATAAAAATATAAATCATTATATAAAGAATTATCTATATAATATATATGATCTATCAAATAATATTTAGCATTTAAAAATTGACCACTATATATATGTATTTGATTTTGTGACGAATTTTTATCATCGGAACAATATATTACACCTTGACTATTTTTTGTTATTTTTTCCTTACCAAGCAAATCAAAATCAGCATCTTTATCCTTAATTGTATATACCATTGAATCTTTTGGTATATATATGTCATATAATGGTTTTAATTCCTTTTCAGTAAATGGCGATATGACTTTATCATTTAACACTTTACTATTAAATGTAACAAATTGTCCTTTGCCAAACTTTTCAAATTTAGATGTTAAAGGTTTTATGTTTTTTACATTTAGTTTTTCTAAAATTTTATCTTTTAATGTCTTCATAATGAAAATTAATTAAATATTATTTTTCCTTCTCGTTGAACATTAGCTAATGAATCAGAACTATGCATACAATTTCTCATATTATCTTTACCATACTTATCTCTAAAATGGTGTTTGATTTCCTTCATTAATGAAATTGTATTTACTCCTGGATATTTGTCATAATCAAATGTATATTCAGCAGCTATAATTTCTCCAGAACCCATATATTTACAAAGATCATCATACCAATCTTCCTTTGAATGACAACCATATAAATTTTTAATTTGTTTATCTGTCAGTTTCATTGGATTAGTGTGATCATACATTATAAAACCTTTCTTATTTATATATTCAAATATTTCATCTTTATATTGTAGAAATCCTGGCTTAATTATAATAAATGCTTTACAATTTTCCGGAGTAGTCAAATATTCTATAATATAATCAAATAAGTTCTTCATGATATTAATATATAAATTTTTTAATCTTTGTAATATAATCCTTCAGGACCCCATAAAAATACCGCAGTCTCACCATGTTCACCCATAGCCCCAACAGCCCATAAATTTTTTTCTCCATATTCTTTTATATAAGAATCAATATCAAATTCATTTTCAATCCATTCCATAAAATATCCTGATGAATCATATTTCTTTACAACATATTTTAATAATGAAGAAATAGTATGTGGTTTATCATAATCAATTATTGGGCAAGTAGCTATAATTTCCCACGGTTCACCATTATAATCATAAGCAGTTGTATTTAATTCTGCCTGTTTTAGTTGTTTATGATTATTCGTTTTTATGTTCTTAACATCTAACTTTTCTTGTAATATTTGCTTTAATGTTTTCATATAAAAAACTTCATATTTTTAAGTGTACTATATTCTTTATCTGATAAATATATTCTAATTATTGAATCTTTATATGATCGCCATATATACATATAATTATTATATAATGTACCTATACTGTTATTTGTAAATTGTATATAATATTTGTCACGCTTTAAATAAAATTTAGATAATTCATTATTTATTTTTTCACAAATATCTTTAGATAATATTGGTGAATCATCTTCATTAAATAAATTTATTTTTACTCTATTACGATTTATGTTAACATCTGGTATAAATAAATTTCCTTTATTATAGAATGAAAAATATAATCTTAATGAATTGTTTTTATCAGTACTAATTTCGATATCTTTTAAGTTATATTTATTATACAATTTTTGAATTTGACCAAAAAACATATTAAAATCATATTTATATAAAGTCTCCGAAGGTAACACTAATACTTCTTCAGTTGAATAATCAAGTTGTGTATCTTTCATATCTCTTGATATTTTAAGTTTTTCAGCTATTTCTGAATATTTTTTCATAATTCACGTTTAACAATTATATTTATTAATTCTTTTTCTTTATCTGTTAATATTATATCATATTTATCTGAATTTTTGTTGTTTTGAGTCATTACATATATATTTTTTATACAATTAGCTCCTCGCGCAAAATCATAATAAATACCATCTTTTACTAAAACATAATGATTTCCACACATTGCATCATCATCGCTAAGTAAATTTTGTGCACATTCAGAAAAATCAAAATATATGTCTAATGCATATTTGTTAAACATTTTAGGAAATTCATTTATAATTAACTTACATATTTTTTTACAATCCCCATATTTTTGTTTGTCTATACATTCTTCCCAAGTATTTGTTTTATAATATGACATTAAATATTTTTTAACCTTTTCTATTTGTTTATTAGATAAACTCATATTTTTGTCTTTTTAATTAAAATAGTATTTATGACTAATTATTTAATAAGTATTTTTTCTTTAATTTTTTTATTATAAATATGTGATTTATCTAATGAATATTTTACATTAATATTATAGTATCCTTTGTTGTATATATTGTCATTTTTTGGTATTGATAATATTGACATGTTTGAATTACCATATATCTTAACATTGTTGCTTATACCAAATGATATAGGTTGTATGTTCCATTTAGAATATACATCTAAGTTTGTTGGAAGCATTTTATTATTTTCTAATGAACATATTATCAAATCATCACTATTAAAATGATTTTTGCCGTTACTATCAATAAACTGCATTCTATTAATTAAAAATATATTATCGGAACTTGCATGTCTTAATATATACTGATTTCCTGAATTACCTGTAAATTCAATAGTATTTTGATATTTATTTATGTCTAATATTGATGCAAATTTATCACAAGTATCTTTAGAAATAAATACTATATAATATTGTTGTTTATCATGCATCAAGAACATATCATAGTCATATTTTTCATTAAACTGAATATATGAATCATAAACTTCCTTAATTATCTCGCCTTCATCATAATCTATAGTTGTATCATTATTACTTGTTGTAATATTATTTACTTTATTGCATGTTATTGTAAATTTCTTATAGAAGAATTCTTTATATAAATCAACTTCATTACTTGTACTATCATAAGGTATTGGATGTTCAATTGTTGAAATCTTATATAAATGCGGTGTAATTGTTACAGGATTGACTATAGATGAATTACATGAAAAGAACAATAATACTTTATATTCATTTCCTGATAATGTAATATATCCATGATTAATATATTCATTTACTATATTGTCACGTTCATCAAATATACATAATTTTACACATACAGCCCTATTAGTAGAATCACATTCACAGTCTAATTTATATAGTCCCTTTAATCCAGTAAAGTCTTTACATAAATAGTTTATATAAGTATATTCATCATAGTCATCAGTAGGTGATTTTATTTGTAATGTATTTTGATCAATCTTATATGTCTCATGATAATTATATTCTATAGTACCATCTGAATTTATTTTAGACCAGTAGAATGAAGGATTTTGAATATAAGCCATATCTAATGAATCAATATTTTTTCCATTGTTTAAGAAATATTGATAATAGTTTGATTCTTCAAGTCTAACATTAGGTATAGGATCAAGTTCATTACCTGTTATAGTATCTTTAAGACCTTTTACTGTGCAATAATATTTACCATCATTACGTTTTTCAAGATCAGAACAATTTTGTGAATTATAATAGCCAAATATATTTAATATTTTTGTTTGGTTCTTATAATAAAAATTAACTTTTAAATATATATTATTTGTATTATTATTGTAGTATTTAATAAATTCATTAGTTGTAGGTATAAAATCATTATATTGATTATTAGTCTTTTTTACAAAGCTATATGAGAATGACAATATATGTTTTTCACCTTTATATAAATAAACATAATTGTTGTTTTCAACATAAATATTTTTAATATCTACATTTAAATTATTTTGTTCATATTTATTTTCATTAGAAGCAAAGGATGCATAATCTTTATATATACAATATCCTATGGAAATTTCATCATTATCTTCTATTATATTATACAATGATTCTGCATTTATGTTATTTTCATCTATATCATAGTTTGCAGTTCTACCAATAATATAATATAATGCTTTACCTTCAATGATTTCTGGTTTATTACTACTTATTGTATATGCGTCTTGTCCATCTTTAGTTGATACACTTTCATCATCTATAATACCAGATACTGTAAAAGTATTTGTGTATTTTTGTTTGTCAAATAATAAGTTTTTATATCGTACTGTGATGTTATTATAAAATGCTAATATATCTTGTCTATCATCTTCAGTATCACCTTTTACATCTAACTTGAATAGATTATAAATATGTACATTATTAAGATATTTGTATGTATTTGATATATTAATTTTTTCTTGATATCTACTTACTAAGTCACCGATTTTTGATAATCTAGTATCATCACCATCATTATCATATAAATAATCCCAATATCTAATTCCGAAAGATATATCATTTACATTGACAAAATCTGGAAACCACATATAAGAATTAAAATATACCTTGTCATCAGTTATAGACTTTATTTGAGAAAAGTTTGAAAATATTTTTGATGGTTCATTATAGAAATCATATGTATTTATATAGTTAGTTATGTCTAATTTTGTCTTATTGTCATCATTATAATTTACAAGTATACCATATTCATTATCCGAATCATCCTCTTTATGTTGTTTAAGGACATTATTTAGTTCATTAATGTCATTACACCAATATTGATATTGTAATGTTCCAATATGAATGTCAAGTTCACCAAGTTTAATTATAAAGTCATAATCATACCAAACATTATTTACACACAAATATAAAGTAAATTCAGAATTTACATATCTTCCTAATGGTTTTTTAGCAAAATATTCTATCAATTTAGGATATATTACAAATGAGTTATATATATAATTAGATGTTTGTATAAAGTTAAAAGAATTCTTGTATATAATTGAATTAGTATTTTTTTCTTTTAATATTAATATACAACTACAATATGTATTGTCATTTGTTATTATTTTAATAGGTACATTTATACAAGTATCATTAATTAAATACCAATCATAATTTTCTGAATTTTCATATATTTCATCAAGTTCTTCTTTAGTACTATCTTCTATTGCTTTATTAGATAATCTATACTCATTAAAATGCTCATCAACATAATGATATTGATGTGTAATGAATCTTAAGTTTGATTTTGGAAATTCTACATTTATATTATTTTGAATTTGTAGATTAATTGTATTTTCATGTAAATGTGTCTTACAGTAAGAAAACAACTTAATGTCATTAGTATATACTTTATGTTCAAGCGAAATATTTTTTAAGTTAACAAATATTGGCAAGAAATATTTTCTATAATAATATGCTAAACAAGATATCTTTAAAGCCAACTCATTAAATGAATAATGAAAATATGAATCAATATATGAATAACGTTGTTCTTTAAGGTATTCATTAGTTTCAACAACAGTCTGTGCAGTTGTCAAATCAATAAGCTTTGGATTGCCTTCACCCCAAAATATAATTTGATCTTCATTATTATTTATAATAGATTGTTCATATCTTTCTCCATTTTCTTTATTTAACTTGAGTTGTAAAGAAACATATTGAGTATTTATGAAGTTTTTAAATGCTAATAATATATCAGTATGAATATCAAAATAATCTCTAATAAATTGTTGTTTTACTTCATTTGTTGTTTCTACTAATTTATATAAAGTAAGTTTGTCATAAAAGCCAAACCATTTTAATGAATCTATTGCAGAATTATAATTACCACATTCACCTTTGATATTCATGTAGTTAATCATATATTCCTTTAATTTTCTGTTATATAGTTCTTCATTAAATTGGTCATTGAAGAAACTTGTACCATTTATAGCTCTTAATATGTCTTTAGGTAAGTCTACCCCCATATTCTTACCATGAATATATAAAGTCTCATACATATCTATAAATGTACCGCCAACAGTAATAGGACACCAAATTTGATCATCATTATATTTCTTTGTTATGTTTATCATAATATTAGAAGTCCATGTTCCCGGTTCATCTGTCTTACCAATTACATAAATAGGAATAAGTAATAATGATCTATCGTTATCTTTTATTTTTACAACAATAATATCTTCATCATTATTTGAAGACAAATTCAATATTGGTTCTAATTGACCAGTTTCACTATTATATGTATGTGAAATAGTTGATATATCTATAGTATCAGTTATTGAATTGATATTATATATTTTTTCCTGAAAACTATTAGCTTTTATAAAACTAAATATTTTTGAATCAATAGTAATATTAATATCATATAAGTCTGATATACTATTTTCACTAAATATGTCTATATTGTCTTCAATTTCATATAATATATTTATAGATCTGGCATAGTAATTATTTATAGATAAATTTTGACAATCTGTTGTGTCATTTATCCAAAATACATAAGGATTTTCTTCATATTCATATCCTATTGGTTTCTTTTTATAAGATGTTAATGTAAAAGTATGTCCACTATTATCTAAAAAATACATTATATAATTATGATATATGTTTTTATTATTTAAAAATATTTTTTGTTTTTGTTTTTCATATTAAATTATGACAAAAAAAAAGACTTCATAAGAAGTCTTTTTGTATATATTAAATGTTTAACTATTGTTTAATCATACCAAGTAATATATTTAAATCTCTTTAGTTTATCTATATATTTTATTAAAGTAATAAGTCGTACATCAATAAGCTGAATAAATATTACTAAAACTGCATTTCCCTTAAATAATATTTTTGGTAAGCATTTATTCAAAATACCTTCTGAAGCATAATCATATTTAATGTCTCCAGTTGTATTTAATTTTTCATATCTATATGTTCTATATGTAAGACTATTCTTAATATCCACCTTAATATTCAATATTATATTTTTTCATTAGTTCTTTTATTTTTTCTACTGATTTTTCTAATGTTGTTTTTTTGTTTTGCATCTCTTTTTGATACATATCAGAATAAGAACCAGTTGATGCTTTGTTACGGGCATTTGTATATTCTGCAATTGTTGGTAAAAGTCCGTTTACACCAGTATAATAACCTTGTTTACTATATCTATTTGGCTCAACATAACGTTGTTTATCATATATATATTTTGTTAATTCACCAATTGCATATACTTTATCTGCATTAGTTATTGGATCTTTAGCAATTTCAATAGATAATTCAGAAATCTTAGATATTATTTTACCACATTCATTCAAAAGATCTTCATTATTTTCTCTTTTTGCTTTATTTTGTGCAACTATTTTCTTATATCTATCAACATTTGCTTGAGCCATTCGTCGTAATGATTCTGGATCAGTATATACCATACCACTTTTATCTAATCTTCTTTGCTGTTGTATTTTCTGTACAATATTTTTGTCTTGTAATGGAATAAAATATACATCACTATCTTTGAACTTTTCAATCTTTTCTGCTTGTTTTAAATTATATCTACTTCCATATTCTAAATTATATCCGCTATTATTTGTAGAATTTAGCATATATATGTCTCCACCAGGAAACATAATATATGTATAATTAGAATCTTTATAAGCAGCAACAATTGAATTTAATTTTCCTTGAATTATCTTTCTAATTTCTGCATTTACTTTATTTTCAGTTTTTGCAAAATCTTCTTTAGATATAAACTTGACATCCGAATCATTTACTTTATCCCATTGAATAACTTTACTATACTCACCGAATATTTCTTTGAATGTTTTATTTTGCGCTTTACTTGCGCCCCAAAAATATCCTTGTTCCTTTTTGGCATCATCCTCATCATTTAATTGTTTTTGTCTATTGGTTTTAAGTGTTTTTAGTTGTTTAGCAATATCCCTAAGAATTTTACAATTAAGTGATTCATATATTATTTCACTATCTAATGTATTAAATAAATTAGTTATCTTATATTCATTGATATAGTTTATTAAGTCTTTCATAAAATCTAATAATATTTTTTAATTAATATTTTTCTATTTTTAAATTGTGTTACTATTAAAGAAATTTTGTTTTCTTTAAATGGTGTTACTATTAAAGAAATAATCCGCCGAATGTTGACTGGTGCACCATTCTTCAATTTTTTCTATTTCTCTATCAGCACTATCTTCAAAACGAGAGTAATTTAATGTAATACCTCCAGGAAGTTTATATTCAAATGTTCCTAATATTGTTGACATTGATTTCTTTCCTAAGCAGACGCATAATCTGAAGAAGTAATATAATTGGTAAAGATCTTGTATTTTGCATCTAAGAAAACATTGAAGCAATAAATCGGAATTCCCTAATGCACCAAGTATTACTAATTTATGTGAATACGGATTATAGTTAAACGTCAATGGCGATTCAAACATTGCTTTATAAGTTTGTACTTCATATAAAGCACCCATAACATCTGTCATTCTATAACCAGTTCCACCACCAAACACATCTTGTAGATTACCACCTATACCAGATGCCATAATAGAATTGTTCATTATAAGACGTTCTAATGAAAAGTCCCCAAGAACTCCATAGTTAAATACTTCATTTGTCTTATACACACCAAATACTGATAATATTCTTTGTGGTAATGTTATGATTTTATTAGGACCGCATTTACAAAAGTCATAATTCTTAATGCAATAATATCGTTCTTCAACTGCAAAATCATAGTTCTCCCAAAAGAATTGTGCTGCTTGTAAAATTAATGGTGGTATTGCTGCAGCTGGAACAGGTAATGGCAATGCACAAGATTGAGTCAAATCCTGAACAATTCTTTGTATGAATTGATAGTCTGTTTGATCTTCAAGTTGATTTTGTAGTTTAACTCTATCTTCCGTTGTCAATTGTTTATTTTGTGGAATACAATTCATTATATTAACTATATTACAACTTATATATAATTAAAAATAAAAATAAGTCTATTAAGTTATAGTTAGATTTTTAAAAATTATAATCATTAATATTAAAACTTTACTACTTACTTAATCTATATTTAAATAACAAAAAAATATATGTATGACAACAATTAAATGGGTAATTCCATAAATAACTATATAAGTAATCTTTACAATTTTTATAAATCAACTACTCAAAAAAATCAATCTTTAACTGACATATTAACAAACTTCTCACAAATCAGTAAAGATTATAAAGACATTATAAAAGAAAAAAATATTGCAAATAATCAATATCATTATTCTTCATATAATTTTGTTGAATGTACTAATGAAGAACAATTAGATTTTATAAATAATCAATTACAACTTATAGAATCATTAGTAACCAACAGTATTTATGAAAAAAATGGTATGATATGGAATTGGTATGATATTTTTAATTTGATTACTAATGCTGAATATGCTAATACTGAAAAGATAAAAAGAAAAGTAGTATATTCAACAACAAATGTAAATCGCCCTATTGGTGATGTATCATATAATTTATGGAATGGTTTGCAAATTATTGACCTTGATATTAAGAATGCAGAATTAGCAACTAATCTAAAACCTTTACTATTTGATAATCTTAAGAAATATTCATGGTTTTTAGGTATATGTAAGTCTGCATCTAAGAAATCATTACATATATGGACAAAAATCACACCGTTCACAATTGAAAATGATCATCGAAGAATAGAATATCTTGCCAACTTCCGTCATAAATATTCATATATTTATATTGTATTATTACAATTAATGGATAAGTTTTCATATACAAAAGATGACATTATTCAATATATGGATATGGCTATGTGTAAGCCTCAACAGGGTATTTTCATATCTTCTGATAATGAAGCTATGATGAATACTAACTTTATTGATCTTCGTCTTGATGTTAATTTTGAATCTGCGTGCAATAACGGTATAGAATCTATTAATTGGATTTCACATCCTGATCTTAAAGAAAGATTTAGACAACTTGAATGGTTTAGTAATGATAAAGTTGAAAATGAAGTACAAATATCTAATATTTCAGAACTAGAAAATAGAGATGTATCTAAAAACAAAAGAATACACTATAAGCATAATCAACGTTGGCAATTAGCAAATACATTAGCAGCATTATATGGTGAGGAAAAGGGTCTTAAGATAATGGTAGAAATATGTAAAGACACACCTTATCAAGAATTAAAAGGTGACATACATACCGCAGTAATACATAATAAACCAATATCTGAATGGGCTGTAAAGACTCTTAACAGAAGTCATGGATTTAACATTAAAATAAAAGAAAACAATGAGGAATATAGTAAAGAAATTGAAAAGATAAATGAAAAGATAAGTGAAGACGATTCTATAGATCCAACAAAAATACTTAATGATAATACAGATAGAATAACATTACACTTAAAAAGTACACAATATTTGTCAGATATAAAAGAAGATATTGTTAAAAACTTAGGAAAAATAACATTATTAGAGGCAGGTGCAGGATATGGTAAGACTGAAATGATAAAAAGTCTTAAAGACAAAACATTACTTATATTACCATTTACATCTACTATTAAAGCCAAAGTAGAAGCAAGTGAAGTAACAAAGGATTGGTTGTATTATTATGGAAACAAAAGACCTACACTTGATGAAATTCTTGGACATCAAAATATGTCTATGACAGTAGATAAGTTTTCAAGATTAAATGTAATGGAACTTGATCAGGCTGATTTTAAGTATATTGTTATAGACGAATCACATTTATTATTCACTAGTTCTTATAGAGATGTTATGTCACCAACTATTCAACGACTTGCAAATTGTAATGCAAAGATAATTATGATGACAGGAACACCAACTGGAGAATTATTGTTCTTTCCTGGGATAAAACATATTAAAGTAATTAAAGAAGATAATAGAATAAAAGAATTTGAAATACATTTATGTCATGCAAAAACTGAAAAACTAATTCAAATGTGTCATAGTATGGGTGATGATATTATTGCTGGTAAGAAAATATTATACCCATCAAACAAAGGAAATCTACATTATGAACAAATACGAGGAATAATACAAGAATATCTTATTGAAAAAGGATATAATAAACCAATACGTTCATTCTATTATAAGAAGGCAAACTATGGTGAGGAAACAATGGAAGAAATTAATGTAGACAAATCAATTGGAAATAATGATTTGATTATGTGTACAAATTATTTATCTGTTGGTGTAGACATATGTGACAAATATAATTTTTCGGTATATTTTAGTGAATTATGGATTCCACAAGATGTTGAACAGTTTGCAAATAGATTAAGAAATAATGATTTGTATCTTAAAATGTTTCTTGAAAAATATGATTCATCAGGATATAAGATAAATTATAATGATACTAAACCATTAAATCTTAACTTTAATATGGTAGAAATGCTTGTTATGAGAGATTTTTTAAGAGTTGTAAATGATATGATTGAAAGAAATGATGAAGAATCAAAATATAATCCAATGATTTATTCATTATTGACAGCAAACAAATCTTTAAAGTATGATGAAAATGATTGTAAATTTTATATTGATGAGACAACATATAAGTTAAAGATATTTGAAGAAAGATATTCTGAATATTCAAAACAAATGAATGTACTATTAAATGGATTAAAATATTATGGATATACAACAAATATTATAGATCATCAAGAAGTAATTAGTGAGGAAGATATAACTGCAGTTGAAGAATTATTGAAACAGTATAGACATAGTCATTTTAATGAACAAACAGTAAAGACTTTCAAATTTTTACACCATATTAATGATTCTAATATAGACATATATAAGGAAATACTTAAGGGATCATATTCTATATTTAAAGATGAAGAATATAAAGAAGTAAGAGAGGAAAACAATATATATGCAGAAGATATTGAAATTGTTATGAAAAACTTACCTATATATTTAGGCTTATATAAATTTTATGATCCTGAAACAATTATAGAAATATTTGAATATTGTAAAGAAAAGAAATCTAATAAGATAAACTATACAATGCTTAATAGAATTCGAAGATTTATAACAATTGAAGACAATAGAAGAAGAAAACGTCTTGATTTTCCTGTATATAAATTTATATTAGATGCTCAAACATGGGCAAAGGATAATCCGTATGTATCTAAAGCTGATATAGATGAATGGATAGGAAAATATTCAGCAAAATTAGCAAATGTAGTAAAAAATGCAATTGTAGATGATGTACAATTTTTAGAAACAATATATGATTTGACAGAAGAACTTTTTGATATAATAGTAATAAAGAAGAGACCAAAAAATGGAATAATACATATAGAACCATTTGAATTGCTATGGACAAAGAAAATTGATATAACAGATGTATATGGTGGATCTATTAATACTAAAGAATTCTTCTTACAAGATTTAGTTGAAAATATGAAATCAATGGAAGAATTAGAAGATGAAAGAATTAAGTCTATGGAATTACCTCATACAGATAAACTTAAATTAGAAGATGTTAAGGAACAAATAGAAAAGGTAATTAGTAAACCGTTTGCATATTATGAATATTCTGAAATTGATGGATCTAATGATAGATTCTTAAGAAAACAGAAGAATACAAATCATCTTGCAGATCAGATATTTGATAATCTTGAAAATATATTACCAGAAAAACAAAGTAAAATTATTAAACAAGAAATGAATGACTTATTTGAAAATCAAAAAGTATAAATTTGAAAATCAAAAAGTATAAATTTGAAAATCAAAAAATATAAATTTGAAAATCAAAAATATAATTAAATATACAAAATTTATGGAAAATAATGAAAAGGTGATGGGTCTTGATGGAAAACTTTATGAACAAATAAAACCATCTGAAGAAAATGACCAAATGAAAGAATCTGTAGTAAATCTAAAGAAAAAAGTACAGAAGACAAAAGAAAATGTAAAGACAGGAATGATCATGGATGAACTTGAAGATGTAAAACTTGATGAAAACAATTCAAGAACTATTGATCAATTTGATAATCCAGTTACTGGTAAACTTGATGAAAACACATTACAAAAACTTATGGCTTATAGAAATCGTAAACCATCTATACGAGAATATAAGATAGGAAGAAATGATCCTTGTCCATGCGGTAGTGGAAAAAAATATAAAAACTGTTGCTTAAAGACAGGTAAATATGAACAACTAATTAAGAAAGGATAATTTAAGTTATCCTTTTTCTTTTTAAATTATTCTAAAATTTATACTATATTTAAAATATGACAGACAATTACAATAATATTTATGAATATATGCATAATCTTGGTATAGTTAATACTAAAGATGAAGCAATGAAAAGTGATTTGTTTTTTGATATACAATTAATTCGACGTGGTAAGGATCATCCAAATATGCCAGCAGCTAATTATACATTTAAGACTTATTATTTTGATAGTCTTGAAATGTTTAGTAAGTCTTATGATGAAATAAAGAAATGCTGTGAAATTTTTGGCTTACGAGCATATGTTAGTGTAAATGTGAAATCAAAACAAGAGGCTGCTAAGAAAACACTTGAAAAATATGCACATAATATAGTTACAAATGAATATACAAAACCTTGGAAAGATTTTTCATCTATTTGTGGTGGTCTTAAGGGTAAAACTAAAAGATGGGTAATTGATTGTGATGACACTAATTCAGAATCTAACTATATTAAAGAAATAAGTAGAATTATTACAACATGTGATTCTGAATATGCAAATCCAATTGTTACTACTATTAAGACAAAATCTGGTATTCATTTAATTACTAATCCATTTAATATTAAACAATTTAAAAATTTATGTAATTATAATGGACTAGAAATTCCAGCTATTCAATTAAATCATATGACATTACTTTATGAAAATCTATAAAATTTTTTGAATATTATTAAAATTTTTACTATATTAAAAAAGTAAATTAAAAATATATTCAAAATGAAAAGAAATGCTGGTTATAATTTGTTAGTAATATTTTTTATGATTGCAATGTGTCATAGATTTTATTCTTTGACAACATTAGAAGTAAAAGCTGATAACATTAAGCATATTGCTATTCTTAATGACAGCGTAATAGAAAACAAATTGATTGAAACGGCAAAGATAGATGTAAATAATAAATCTATTTTAAAAGTAAAAAACAAAAAATATACATTGTCAAAAATTGGTAAGGATTTTATAAAGTCAAATGAAACATGTGTATTAGATGCTTATAATGATCCAGATCCAAAAAGACGTTCTGTTGGCTGGGGACATCAAATTAGACCAGGTGAGAATCTTGAACATATTACACAAAAGAAAGCAGATGAACTTTTTGAAAAGGATATTGAATGGGTAAATGATGCTATTAATAGATTAATTGCGAAGAATGACAATAGATTTACTTATTCACAAGGATTTATTGATGGTCTTGGAAGTCTTATTTATAACTGCGGTGAACGTGGTGTAACATTGACAGAATTCTGGAGTAGATGGCAAAAATGCAGATATAACAGTAAAATTGGAAATATAAATGAAAATGATTTGACTTATACAATATCTGCAGTAAAGACAAGTAGAATATCAGCACCAGGACATATACAAAGAAGATATAGAGAACATTTAATGATGCTTAATTAATTTTAAATTAATTTTTTATATTGTTTTATTTTATGAAAGATATCTCTGAAATATGAGATATCTTTTTATTTTTAAATATATAAAGTGAATATATAGATTAACAATGGGTTTATTAAAGAATTTATTTAACGGATTGGGTAAAAGCAGTTTTTCAAATAATAATATATCCGATATATCTGATGGAATAGAGAATAATCCATCTTCAAAAAATGTAATACTATCATACGGTGGTGGTTTTACAGATTCAGTTATGGGATTTCAATCATGGGGTTTGAATAATTCTCAATTTGGAAAACATATAAATAAGTTACATTCTGTAAAAGATATTAAATCATTTAACTTAGAAAATATTCGTACACGTTTCTATAAAGATAATAGAAGTGTGACGCAATTCGAAAATCCATTAGATACAAATATATATACACCTTATAAATCTTATTATGGTAATAGTTCGGTAAATAATACTGTAAGCAATGTAGAAAATATATTTAATCCTGATGTTAATTCATTATTATTAATGAATAACTATAAGTTTCAATATAAAAACCCAATAAATGTAAAAATAGATGAATATGCTGATAAGGATGGAAACAAGAAAGCAAAATATGTTCCTATAAAAGTTGTACCTGCATTATTTAATCCTTTATATACTGTACAATCAATAGGTATGGCCCGTAATACACCTTTACTTAATTTACGAAATTATGAAGGATATGGGGACGGAACTACATATAGTAATAATGTAGATACAAGTGATTGTACTATAAGAACATTAGTAAAATTGTCTAGACTTGACTATGGTGAACTTGGTACAGCAAGATATAAATATGCAGATTTTATGTATTGTAAAGATCTTGGAAAGGTATCTAATAACCATTTAATAACATTACGTAAATATCCATATCCTATAGGTGACAATATTACTGGTAGAAATTCTGCATTATTTAATACTGGTGATGTTGGGCGTTTAATTACATGGTTTGATACGGAAGACAATAAAATTGAAGATATATTAAGTTATAGTTTTAAGGCTACGTGGAAAGAATTAACTTCAGAAAGACAGGATATTGATAGTAAGGCTGGTGATGAAGCTCGTGGACCAATTGGAAAAATACTTAATACACTTAATCCTGCAGCAAATAAATCTATATATAGTGGTGGCGCTGGTGGTGGTTCTAATTTAAGCATATTTCCAAATGTTCAAACAAAAGATAGTGGTTACACTGACATCCAAAGAGCATATGACAAAAACAAAGTATATACTCCTTTTGATACCATACAAGACACCCATACATATGAAGGTAAATTACAGTTTGCACATGAATTCAAATTGACGTTTTCATATAAATTAAGAGCATATGACAATATAAATCCAAAATCAGCATTCTTAGATTTAATTGGTAATATACTTGAAGTAACATATCGTAGAGGAAGATTCTGGGGTGGTGAACGTAAACTTATTGGAATGCCAGAAAATAAAACAGGATGGCAAAAGGCAAATGCATTTTTAGACAATACTTTTATGGAAACATCAGATGTATTTAATTCTATATTAAATGGAACATTTGATTTTAAGTCAATAATAAGTAAAGTAACAGCATTTATAAGTGGTGGATTAACATGGGATTCTATAAAAAATTTTGGGCAACAAGCAAAAGAAACTGCTAAAGAGATTTTAAGTAGTTCACAAGTTGTTGAAGGATTTTTAGGATCATTAAAAAATAAATTAGGTCGACCATCTGTATATGCAACTGATTCATTATTAACCGGAGACAATGTGGGACTTTGGCATGTAACTATAGGTAATCCTCGTAATCCTATTATGAGTATGGGCAATCTTATATTGACAGATACAGTAATACAACATTTAGGACCATTAGGATTAGATGATTTCCCAACTGAACTTAAAGTAACTGTAACATTAAAGCACGCACGTAGTAGAGATGCCGTTGATATTAGTAGAATGTATACAAGTGGTGAAAATACTATTTATTATAGTTTTAAAAATCCTGGTTTAAAAAACTGGATTGCTGGTGTTGATCAAGATTACGAAATGAAAGATGTACAAAGACAAACTAAATATGAGGGTAAAGATATATCAACTGGTAACAATAATGATCAAACACAAGAGCAACAAAACAAAGAAAATCAACAAAATCAACAAAATCAACAAAAAGACGGTATAGTTGAAGAAAAAGTTACATATGATTCTGGAAAAGTACAATATGTTGATAAAGATGGTAAAACTGTTGTATATGATGGTACGGTTTCACAATTTAGAAGTAATCAGCTAGATAAGTATTTGATTGAGAACAACCATGCACTTTTTGATAAAGATAATATTACAGGAATACTTGATTATAATGACATTAGTCAACCAAATACACCACCAGAAATTGAGCAGACTAATCAATTATTAGCATTTGATAGAGTTTGCGTACTTAATGAATTAGCCTAAATTATTTATTAAATATTTAAAATCTATATAATAACTAATACTATTTTAAAACATAATAATATGTTTTTTGATAAACTGTGGAAAATAAACTTTTATACATTGGATTAAATGGTTTTGCTGGTGCTGGAAAAGATACTGTGGCCAAAATGCTAAAGACTATATTAGGATATAATTGGAATATTTTAGAAGATTGTAAGAAATTTTATAATGAAATATATACAAATCCTGCTTGGACAGCAACATATCATACTGCTAATATAGATAAAGATGCAAATACAAAGGTTTTATGTATTGCTTATGCTGATCAATTAAAAATGATATGTTCATCAATTTTTGGTATACCATTTGAACGTTTTTATATGAATAAGTCAAATGCATGGGTATGTATTAATGATAAATTCCAATATACTGAAATAAAACCAGCATCTTCATTAATTATAACATCGGATGATTACTATTATTCATATGACAATTATATAAATAGTAATGATCAATATTGGATGTCTTTAAGAGATATTCTTGTATATGTTGGAACTTATGTATTACAGCAAAAAATAAATAAGAATATATTTGTTAATATTGTTCGTAATAAGATAAAGCAATTATATGAAGAAAACAATAATCTGGAATATGTAATTGTAACAGACAATAGATTTATTCATGAACTAGAATATATAAAAGAAAATAATGGTATTACTATATCTATTTTTAGAGATTCCATTGAGCAATTAGATAATGTAGCGGAACATGAACTAGATGCTATTGAAGAATATGACTTTGTGATAGACAATTCAAGAGGATATGATGAATTATTTCAGGAAGTTTGGGATCTTGTACATGATAATATAGAATTTAAAAATGTTACATATTCATTATATACTCGTGACAATATAGACAATTATATTAGACTATATCAAGAGACAGATGATGAACTAATATGGAAGTTATGTGTTCCGTATGGTATTCAAAAAATATATAAAGATGAATCTAACAATATAAAGTTGATAGATCCAATAGGTGGTCCTACTATATATATGAATGAATATTTGGACATTAATAACAATAAACTTTTAGTAAACAAGATAATTCATAATGAAATTACAAATCAATTCATTATTTATACAAACAAAGGAAATTCTTAAGAGTTTCCTTTTTTGATATGATATTATTGACTTTTTAATATTTTTAAATATATAAATAAAGTCAATAGTTTATGATCTTTAAAAAACCTCTATTTAATGTTAAACCGTTAAAAAAGATATCTTCATTTATTGAATCTTCTAAAGAATCAATAGAGGAATCAATTTATAAAAGAGCAGATCAATTACGTCAACAGTTAAAGAGAAGTTTTTTTCAAGAAAGTAAACAAAGTGAATATTCAATCAATTCATTAAAGTTAGTACATCATGGTATAGATACAACAACCGAAATTATTGAAAATATTGATATGATATGGAAAGACTTAATAAAAGAAGTATTTGAAATATATGGAATTAATTTTGGTGTTACATTACCAAATGTTGAATATCATAACTATTTAATTAATAACCCTATTAATTTACAAGCAAATATGAATGCTATATGTGGAATTAGTCAAGAAATGCTTGATGCAATTTGTAAGTATGAAACAGGACATCCATTTGGATATGCAATGGAGGAAAAGGATTTGAATGGATATGATCTTGGTGATGCAGGCGGTCATTTAACATTTGGCTATGGACTTTTATATCATCCAACCGGGGGATTTATGGATAGTATTAAGAAACAATGGACGCAGGAAGAACTTGAAGGACTTTTCTTAGAACATATAAACAAAAAGGTTGAATTAGTAAAGAAAAAAGCTACTTCTGCCAATGTATCATTAAATCAACATCAAATAGATGCTATGGTGTGTGCAATGTACAACTTTGGTGATGGTTTCCTAAATAGACAACTTGGACAAATGATATTGGCAAATCCTAATGATTCAAAAATATATGATACATGGGTACATTTATCAGATGCTCAAGGTCGAAGATATCCTGGATTGATTAAAAGAAGAAAGTTTGAAGCTGATTGGTACGTATCATAAAATATATGTGATAAAGTATAAATAATAATGGAATATAGTGGTGAAACATTTTCAGATGAAAACGGTATATATACTCAACATGGTATATTAGAAGGAATATTAAACTTCACACAAATAAATTCCTCATCTAATAGTATTAAAATTGCAACGGAGGCAGGTGTATCATTGGATCCATCATTATTTAAGTATAATCCAAATGGTTTCAATATATTTAATGCATGTAAGTTTCTATTAGATAGAGCTTATCCAAGATATATAAAGGGATTATGTGGGTATTGCGCGCGAGCAGTTAGACAAGCGCTTGAAGCTGGTGGTTTGTCAACTGCTGGTAGACCCGGTGAAGCAAAATATTATGTTAATTTTCTACCTAAGTTAGGATTTAAGCACATTGGTACTTATACTAGAGCAAATGAACATACATATTCACCGCAACCTGGAGATATTGCATGCTATCCACAAGTAGACAGACCGGACAGACCGGGCCACATATGTATGTTTACAGGTACTTATTGGGTATCTGATTATATACAAAGAAGAATGATGGAATATGGGCCTAATCAATACGCCTATATCTTTAGATTCCAATCTTAAAAAAATATACAAATATAGACAATAATTAATTATGGAAGATATATCAAATATGACATATAATTTAGGATCTTGCAATCCTACACAAATACTTAATATTAATTTTCCTATTGATGATGTTGATCAAATTAGTATTATAGATGATTGTGGTAATGCATATGACAAAAATTCATTATTATATTCATATAGTGTAGATAGTGTATGTTGGTCATGTTATATGTCATATGATAATATACTCAAGAATACTGTTGATTTAGATGGTGATTTCTATATAAGATATAAGTTAAATAATATCATTGGTGAAGTACAGGACAACGGTGAGCCTACTACAGACTATACTACACAACTTTCATCAGATTTTGAATTGACAACATGTGAGACACAATCAGCAAATGTATTTAATCCGTATGCAAACTTAGATAATGCAGTAAATCTTCAATCACAACTTACTGAAACAATATCTTGTATGTTTGGTATACCTATATATTATTTTAAGCTTAAAGCTGATGCAGGCGCTCAAGATATTACATTCAAAGAATATGCATTAATGAATGTTGATAGTGTAAAACAAATTAAATTACTTATTGCTGATGGACAAATGCCTTCATCAAAACCAGAATTTAATGATTTTGGATTAGACTTCCAGACCGATTGGGAAACAGAAATTTCAAAAGCAACATTTGCAACAGCATTTGGGAATACTGCACAGCCAACTGAAGGTGATTTTATCTATATACCAATGATGAAACGAATGTGGATGGTAAATCAGGCATATGAAGAAAAAAATGGTTCATTAATGTGGAATGCTACAACATTTAAAGTAATGCTTGTAAAATATCAAGAAAAAGGATCAGTAGATTTACAAGACACTGAATCATTAGTCAATTCATTAGTAAAGAATAAATATGAAGATTTGTTTGGTAATGATGACAATTCTACCTATGATTCAGGAACAGCTTCTACAGATGCACCAGTAAGCGCATCATCTCAATTATATTCTGTATATGAATCTGATGCAACTCGCAAATATGTTACTTGTGATACTGTTTCATATGACAATGTTTCAACATATTTCAAAGGAACATTAATTAGTGATTCCAGATATATGTTTCTACGTAATGATGTAGAATCAAGAATAGTATATCAACAAAGATATTGTGGTAATAGCGCAGCAATATCATTCATTATTACTCCTAATGTAGAAACTGGAATAGACAATACTATTCTTAAAGTTGGTAATTGCGAAATAAAAATTAAGCAAGAAATTCAAACATCGTATTTGTATACTTCAATATACCCAGACAATGGCATTACTATATATAATAATTCTACATATTTTGTTGTAATAAGATGGGATTTGGGAATGAACTTATTTGATATGTCGGTTTATGAATATACGTATAATCAAAACATTCCTCAATATAAACTAACAAATAGTCATTATTATTATGATATTGATAATCCTACACAACAAATATCATTAAAATATAGTCAAGAACTAATTGATGATGAAGGGCATGATGTGTGGGTAGGAAATTTCAACGGTTTTATAACTAATATTAAAGTATTTGATGTATATAATGATAATATTAGTGAGCTTCTGCAAATGTATCCTACACATCAGCATTTAATGATTAATGATACTGCAAGAAGAATTATGGGAAATACTGGAGTAGTATTAAAATAATATTTAATTTAATGATTTTTTAAAAAGAACATATAGTTTTTTCAATATTAAAATATAACTATATGTTCTTATTTTTGTATAATTGAATGAATAAAAAGGTAGTTTGTTTTATTTGTAAAGTTGATGCTCCATTTAATGGTAATAGTCTAAATACAGGTCTAGGTGGATCAGAAACATGGACATTACAAATGGCTAATAAATTTGCTAATAATGGATATCATGTAATTGTCTTTAATGGCATACAACAACATATGATATATGGAGATGTTGAATATGTGCCATATAATATGATGGAACTTAGATTTTCATACCAATATTTTAATTATATATTTATTTTAAGGTGCATTGATCAAAAAATGCTACGTATGATAAAAGACAATAATGAAGACAACAACATATATTTAGTTGCACATGATATTCATTTTTGGATTAATGAAGATGATAAAAGAATTATATTGAATAATCGTGCATTTGATTTTGAAAAGGATCTTAAAGATAATGAATGGGCACAGAAACATATTAAGAAAATATTTTTCATGTCAAAATATCATTATGAACAAAACAAATCATATTATCCGGAAAATATATGTAGAATACTTGGTAATGGTATAGATATAGAAAATTCAGAATATCCAGATAGAGATAATTCTATTTTATGGTCTAGTTGTTATGAAAGAGGATTAGATACATTATGTGAGTATATTGCCCCAGTAATTATACGAAAAATTCCAGATTTTAAAATATATTGTTGTAGTTATAATGGGGATGTTCCTGAAGAATATAAAAAATATCCTTTTGTTGTAAATCTTGGAAAGCTTTCAAAATCTGATTTATATAAAGAAATGAGAAAGCATAAAGTGTGGGTATATCCTAATACTTTCTTTGAAACATTTTGTATTACTGCTATTGAACAAGCAATGTGTGATGTTGAATTAGTAATGCCATTAGGACATGGATTGAGTACTATATTTGATATTTTCCATTCAAATTTCTTATATGAAGGATATGATTTTTATGCTAATTCAACTAATGTAGCAAATATTGTTATTGAAAGAATACAAGATTATTATAATGAAGACAGAAAAATAATTAGAAATTCTATTAGAAACTATATTATAAAAGAATATTCATGGGATAGTATATATAATAAATTTATCAATGAATTAAAATAAAGTTATGAAAAAGACTATAGCAATACTTTGTGATTATGAACAGTTATATCCTGAAATGATAAATGTCGGTTGTGGTGGTTCAGAAACATGGGCAATTGAAATTTCTAATGAATTTTCAAGACAAGGATATAATGTAATTGTTTTTTCAACATTTGATAAATGGATTTATAATGAATTTGAAGTACAATATGTACCAATAACAATGCTTGATGATATTCTTTCATATACAAAGATTGATCAGTTATTAATAACAAGAATAATACATAAACATACTTTAGACATATTGAATAAATATGACTTTAAGAATAAAATTTATATAATATGTCATGATATCTATCCAAGTTTAATTGATAGTAATAGTACATTTGATAATAAGTTGACATATAATAGACTAATAAATGAATATCCTATATTATATAATAGTATAAAGAAATTTATTGTAATGTCTGAATTTGGTAAATTTACTTTACAAAGAGATTGTCAAATTCCTAATGAATTGATAGAAATAATAGGAAATGGGATTAATTATAGTTATTTTATAAATAATTCTCCTGAAAGAGATAATGACATATTTTGGAGTTCTAGAGCCGAAAGAGGATTAGACATATTAGTAAATAAAATATTACCAATATTACATAAAACATATCCTGACATTAAAGTAATATATTCTCAATATGAAAATACAGATGTTCCTGAAGATATAAAAAATAATAAATATGTAAATTTTATAGGAAGACTTTCTAAATATGATTTATATAAAGAAATGAGTAAACATAAGATATGGTTCTATCCTAATACTTATCATGAAACATTTTGCATTACTGCTATTGAAGAAGCTTTATGCAATAATGAATTGATTTTTCCATTTAGACATGGATCAGCAACAGTATTTGATATATTTGAAAGTAATTTTTTAAAAAATAATGATGATTTTGATAATGAAGAATATCTAAACAGTATTTGTAAAGTAATAATAAATAGAATACAAAACTATAATAGTGAAAATAGAAAGATTATACGTAATTCAATAAAAAACTATATTAAAACAACATATTCTTGGGAAAATATAGTAAAACAATATACAAAACTATTTAATTTATGAAAGAACAATTAGTAATACTTATACCTACTTTTAGATTTGATAATTTAATATCTATATTAAGAAACATAGATAGATATTATGAAAAATATTCACAAAAATTTGATATATATATTGTAATATGTAAAGATAAATTAAATAATATTGGATCTTTTGATGCAGCTTATGAATTTCTTAATAATTCTTCAATGAATTGGCTTGCACTTGAATCCGGTCATATAAAACGTACAGAGTCAACTTCTGGAAATTATGGCGGTGATATAATGAATGAACCATTAAAATTTGCTGTTGATGAATATTTCAAACTAAATAATCCATGGGTATATATATTGGATGATGACAACATAATTCATCATGACTTTTTTGACATGTTTCTATATGTTTTAGATATGATGAAAGTAAACAATTCCAATAAAGATGTATTACTTATGAATATGGCTTTACAAGATGGTTTGATTAAAGAAATATATCCTTATGCATTAGTTGATAGGCATGAAAATAGTAAATGGTCTGGCTGGTCAGAAAATGCAGATCCATCACAAGTAATTCTTAAATATGACATAATTAAGAAATATGGATATTATGGTGGTGGATTTCTTTATGATTTTGAATGGTTGAATAATCAATTATTGTATAATGAAAAACAAAATGACAATATTTTTTATTATAGTAATTTATCTAATCATATTGTTTCTTGTTATCATAATGGTTTACATGATACTAAAGAACTAGAACAATATGTAAATTCAAATATTGAAGACATTAATATAGATTTACATATTCAAAATATAAAATTAGGTACTGATAGACATTTATTCTCTGTTTTATCTGATGTTTCAAAAAAGAAAATATTAGATATTATAAAAAATGAAGTAAATGAAATTAATTATAAATAACAGTTATGAATCATATAGAAACTATAAATTATTTAATTGAAAAATATAACTATAAATCATATCTTGAAATAGGATATGATCGAGGAGATTGTTATAATAAAATAAATATTGAACATAAAGAATGTTGTGATATAAGTAATATAAATAATGCATATCCTGAAACTGAAATTACATATTTAATGACATCTGATGAGTTATTTGAAAGAATGCCAATTGATAAGAAATATGACATTGTCTTTATTGATGGTATGCATAATCAATATTATTTAGATCGTGACATAATAAATTCATTAAAGCACTTAAATCCTGGTGGTATTATATTATGTCATGATGTATTACCTGTCAATTATATGTATACTGCAGAATATCAGATTGGTGGAATGTGGCATGGTGACTGTTGGAAATCGGTTCCAAAGCTTCAAGATCTTAATGTAGAATATTATACATATGACAATAATGATTATGGATTATTGATGATTAAATATAAAGATAATCCATATCAATTACAAAATATACGACGTGAGACATCTGTACAGTTTGATACAGTATTTACATGTTTAGATACAACTTGTGACGAGTATTTACGTCCTGTTCCTGTAGATGTATATGAATATGCATACACAAAACAAGGATATTATATTATGCATATAATTCATGATAAAGAATTTTTTGAAATATTTGGATGAATAATTAAAAGAAAGAATGAACAAAGAATCAAGATGTAGTTTTTGTGGAAGATCAAACGTACAAATTATTGAAAGTGAAATAGACGGTGTAAAATCATATATATGTAAAGATTGTGCACAAATAGCATTAGGACTATTCAATCAAGTAGAACATAAAATAGAAAACGATGAAAACTATCAGTCTGAACATGAACTAAGACATATATTTGATAGCACTGTTCCAAAACCTCGAGAAATAAAAGAATATTTAGATCAATATATAATAGGACAAGATCGAGTAAAGGAAAGAATTGCCGTTGCAGTATATAATCATTTTAAAAGAATCAATAATGCTAATTCAGATATAGAAATTGATAAAAGTAATATTTTAATTTGTGGACCGACAGGAAGTGGAAAATCACTTATAGCCCGTACAATCGCTAAAATGCTTAATGTACCATTTGCTATAGCAGATGCAACGGTTTTGACAGAATCAGGATATGTTGGTGAAGATGTAGAATCAGTATTAGTAAGATTATATCAAGCTGCTGATTATGATGTTGAACGTACAGAACGAGGCATAGTATTTATTGATGAAATTGATAAGATTGCCAGAAAGAATGGTAATCCAAGTATAACTCGTGATGTAAGTGGTGAAGGTGTACAACAAGGACTTTTGAAATTACTTGAAGATAGTATTGTAAATATTCCTCCTAAAGGCGGAAGAAAACATCCTGATCAGCCATTAGTTTCTATTAATACAAAGAATATATTGTTTATATGTGCAGGTGCTTTTATAGGTTTGGAAGAAATAATTAAACGTCGTTGTCACAAAAGTACAATTGGATTTAATTCAAAGAATGATGATAAAACAAAAAAAGATAAAGATTATATGAATAATCTTAATGCATTAGACTTAAAGACGTTTGGATTAATTCCTGAAATTCTTGGGCGTCTTCCAGTAATTACATATACAGATGAATTGGACAAGACTGCACTAAAGAGAATATTGACAGAACCAAAAAATGCTCTCGTAAAACAATATCAAGAATTATTTAAAATGGATGGTATTAAATTAGAATTTAAGGAATCTGCTCTTGACTATATTGTTGAACATACAATAGAAAATAAACTTGGTGCACGTGGACTTAGGGGTACAATGGAAACAGTAATGAATAAAGCAATGTTTAATCTACCAAGTGAAAATAGACAAAGTGACATATTGATTATTGATAAAAAATATGTAAAGAAATATTTAAAAAATTAAAAGGAAGAACTTAAGTTCTTCCTTTTTTTAATTTTATTTAGTTTTTTAATTATTCTCCACGTGAGTTATCATCTTCAACATCTTCTTCATCGTTTATTCTCTTGTCAACTTCATTAGATATGTCATTATTCATATTCATTTTTACTCCTTCATCCTTTTCATCATCCTTTTTCTTTTCATCATCTTTATCTTCATGTTTACGAGGCTTTCTTTCACCAGTAATCTTGAATACTGCAGGATCATCTGTTTCTTCTGCACCAAAGATATCAAGAATGTTGTGAAGTAATGTATCTACATCTTTAGGTAGTTTAACAATTGATTCTTTATCCCAATCTTGCACCCATATAGCATCATCACCAGAACCGAATATATGCATTAATGAACGTACATTTTCAATAGTTCCAATATTATGAGGCAATTTCTTAGAATGTTTCCAACGTAATGCAATTGCTTCGGTACCATTCTTAAATTTAATACCAGCAAAATAATATTCATCAGGAAGATCCATTTGTTTTGATACTAATTCATCAAGTTGTTTAGCGGCTTTTACTTTATCACCATCATTAAGTAAATCCATTATTTCTTTTACTTGAGTATCTTCCATTTCTTCTTCATCATTAGAATCTTCTTTCAATATTACTTGATTAATTTCAATTTCATTAATGTTTGATTCTTTCATTTCACAAGGACATGGACAATTATCTACATATGAACCGTCACCAGTTGCAGCTTTAATGTCAGCAGGTCCAAAATAAACAATATAGTATCCTCCAAGATTTATGTCTGTTCTTTTTGTAAGACCTTGTGATGTCAAATAATAAGATAATGTTGAACAATCATAAGTTGAATCATAATACAAAGGAAGATACAATAAATCATCAATTGCCTTTTTAGATGTAAATCTAGAACTTGTTAACTTAATTGAGAAACCATCTTCAGCAACAGATGCAACTATACTTAATCTTACACAAAATAAATTATTGATATTTGTCAATATATTCTGTACTGGTGTATAATGATTTGTTACACCCAATGCATTTCCAGGATTTTTTTCTGCAAATGTTTCAGTTATTTCAGTAAATTTTTTCATAATAGTTTTCTATTTTATTATATATATTACTATTTAAAAATAAATTTAATTTGTGAACGGATAATAAAAAGTTTATTTTATATGAAACTTTAACATCAAAAAATACTATAATTAAAATACAAACTATTAATTAACATTTTAAAAAAGAAAAATCATGAATAATAGCAATTTTTTGTCAAAAGAGTTAGTTAACACATTTGCATATACTACAGCAACTAAGAATAGAGATGCATATACAAATGTATGTATTAATGGTCGTAATTATATTAAGTTAGGTACACTCCAAGCTGTAACGATTGTAGGTAACTTGTATAAAGTAAACAATAATGGTAATATTGAATATGTATTACTTGCTGGTATGTCAAAGCAGCATCCATGTGATTCTAAGGTAAACAAGGAAATGGGATATGAACTTGCCAATGAAAACGCAAATACAAATCCATTCTTAATTATGAAAGTATCAAGGAATTTTGCTAAGACTGCATTTGTTAATATGATGGCAAACTATATTGATAGCATGAAATTGGAATTTGTAAAGACAACGCAGGAAATATTAGCAGAAGGTATTGATAAAGAAATATATGACAGATAATTTTTTATGGATAATCAACAAAACATAAACAACAAGTTTGGTTATTGTGAAATGTATGAATGGGCAAAAATACCAAAAATACCGTCATTATTTGGTAGGATTGTTCAATTTGATAAAACATATACCCATACAATAAAATTAGCTGAAAATACTGAAAATATAGTAGGCATTACAACAATTAATTCAACTATTGATTCTGATAGTTATCCATATTGGCCTAATATGTTTTTATATAATGAATATGGAGACATTTACATAACTAATGCTAATGTTGCTTTAGCTAAGACAGAATATGATGATGTTAATGAAATATCATATATCAAGACATATAAGCAAGAAACATATGATCCAATAGTAAATGAAAATTATGATAGCAATAAACAGTATATACCTCGCCAAAATCGAAAAGAATGGATTCGCGTATGTCTATTAGGAAAATGTATTGTTGAAGATGACGGTAATTGTAAAGCTGGTGAATATTGTACTTTATATTCTGGTAATGATGAATCTAAGTTTGGAACAGTAGTACCTGCAAAGAAATCTGATAAATTCAAACTTTATGTTCAATATAGAGTTTCAGAAAAAACAATATTAGTATTTAATAAGCCATATTATGAATAATTATGAATAAGAAAGTAGTAAGTATAATAACAACATTCTATAATGCTGAAACATATATTGATCAGGCATTGTTAAGCGTAGTAAATCAGGAAATTAATGATACATTTGAAATAGAATATATATTAATTAATGATTGTTCTACAGATAATTCATTAAAAATTGCCACCGAAATAAAAAATAACTATGAGTCTCGAAAGGGGTTGACAATAAAAATATTTACACCAGAAAGTAATCTTGGTTGTGGTGGTGCCAGAAAGTTTGGTATAAGTAAGGCAACAGGTGATTATTTTATGTTTTTAGATGCCGATGATTACTATATAAATTTTGATTTTGTAAAACGTGCAATAAAAGATATAGAAGAAAATGATGCAGATATAGTAGAATATGGAGTTCTATTCAATACAAATAATGGGCAATCTCAAAACATGGTCGTACAATCTAAAAAGGAGTATTGTAATGGCTCATTAGGAGTATTTATGATATTCCACAATAATACTATAAAATTTAATGTATGGTCAAAAATATATACAAGGGCTATTATAGATTCATATCCGTATGATGACAGTAGAGAATATGAGGACATTCGTACAATTCCAATGTGGGTATATAATGCTAAAAAAATAGTTGTAATGCCTACAGTTGAAATCAATTATAGAGCAGCTGCAAATTCTATTATTCGTGAAGATGGCATAAAATCAAGAATAGGTACAATTACTGCAATGACTGAAATGTGCGAACATTTTAAGAATGACAAAAACATTGTTAAAGCATTATATAAGCGTGCAATGATTGACTTAAGTGCAGTTCTTCTTAATAATAGTTCAAAAGATGAATCATTCAATATTATGTCAAGATTAAATACTAAATTATTGTCATATATATATCCCGATACATATAAAGACATAACATATAATATCGAAGATGATCATATTGAAGATGATCATATTGAAGATGAAGAAAATAACTTAGAGGTTAAAAATATAACTTAATATTAACAATTTTAAATTATACAATAACATAAATTATTAAAAATGAAAAATAATACAATAAGATTTACAAAGATAAGAGATGTTAAATCACCAACAAGAAATGAAGGTGATGCTGGTAGTGATTTTTATGTCCCAGAATATTCTGAAGAATTCATTGAAGTATTAAAAGAGAAAAATAAGAAAAATACTATCAATTTATTAAAAGATGAACAGGCGTTAGAAATAGCTCCTCATTCTCAAATACTCATCCCTGCAGGTATTAAGGTTGATATATTAGACAAAACAACATATATTGATTTTGAGAATAAGTCAGGTATAGCAACAAATAATGAACTTTTAGTAGGTGCACAAGTTATTGATTCAATATATCAAGGTGAAGTTCATATTAATGTTCATAATGTATCTAATAAATGGCAAAAAATAAAATTTGGTCAAAAACTTATTCAAGGAATTCAAAAAGAATATAGAAGTACTCAATGGGTTGAAATTTCTAATGAAGAATATGACAATATAGAGACATCAATTCGTGGTGAAGGTGGATTTGGATCAACAGGTCTAGTATAAAATAAATTATATAGATAAAAAATGAAGAGAAAACTTATATATGTTAGTCTTCCTATTGCTGGAGTGGAAGATACAGTATATAGAAGAAATGAAGAAGCAAAAACAATACTTTTACAGTTAGGGTATGATATTGTTTCTCCAATAGACACTAATGGTATTAATAATGAAGATCTAAAAACACATACACAATTAGAAAAAACAGCATATTACATGGGTAAAGATATTGAACATGTTATATTATGTGATGGAATATGTATGTGTTATGGGTGGGAAAATTCAAAAGGATGTAAAGTTGAAAAATATACTGCAGAAGTATATGATAAAGAAATATTATATCTAAGTGATTTGATTGAAAACTATTACAAAGGAGAAGCTTAAGCTTCTCCTTTTTTATGTATTAATATTTAATATTGTATAAGTTTAAATAGTTATCATATGCAACATAATATTGCTTATAATTTGCATATTTCTTATGACACCAAACAATATAAGAATGCAAAAAATTAAGTGTAATACCATTTTCTGATAAACGTTTATCAATTTCATTACCAAATACTTTAATTGCATCATCCCATTCCATAAACACCGCAGCTAACCATCTTCTAACTAGTTTATTGTTGTCTTTTATGCTATTTACAAGTCTAGTTGGATTTGAACCTTTTTTTCTATATTGTTCCATTTTTTGTTTATCTTGATATTCTATTGTAGGTGTTTTTGAAAATTTCAATTCATAAAATTTGGATTTTATGGTATTTTCATAATCTTCATAAGGAATAAGCTTTGGACTTTTCGACAAATCAATATCTTTAATATTTAATTTTTCTATGAGGATGTCCTTTAAATTTTTCATATATAATTTGAATTTTATTTCTACAGTTACTATATTACTATATATTAAAAATAAAAAAATATATGAGTAAGAAAATTCTTTCACCGGAACAGGAAATGCTTAACAAGGTACAAGGCCTTTATGAAAAGCAAAGAAACAAAAAATTCAATTATAATATTGAAGATTTTGAAATGAAAGACAACAAGTGGAAACATAAGACTTGGAACACTTGGTTGATTGGTGGTAATAGTTACAAAGAAACTATAAAAGTAATTCAAAGGTATATTAATGAATGCAATAAGCCGTTAGAAGAAAGAAATTTGTCATTTATTCATTTAGCACATTAAAAAATCTATGATTACTGTTAAAGAACTTAGAAACATGCTTTTGAGTTGCCCTGAGGATTGGAATATAGAATTTCGTAAGTGGGAACATGGAAATCCAGAAGATTTTATGAAAAGGAATCATTATCCTATGCCTAATTTGGTTAGCATCCAAATAAAAGAGGTTGTAACCAAGGCAAATAATGATCACGAATGGATTAATCATACATTTATTGTTGAAGATGATTTTGAAGATAACTTCATAATGAATAGGGATGAAATGATTGAATTTTTCTGTGGAGGTTTGGCTGATTATGAATTGATTTCATTTGAATTGAAGACAGAAGAAGGTAATATTCCCTTAACTATTGAAGTTGGTGACAAGGGTTATAGTGATAAAATAATGATGATTAACTTAGAAGAAAATTAAAAATTATGTGAATTTTATTTAAATATTTCAACATTAATATTCAATTTTAATATCAACAAACTTATAAAAACAAATATATTTTTTAATTACAAACTTTAAATTTTTTAAATTATGAAGAAAATTTTTGTTATGATGATGGCTCTTGTAATGAGCCTTGGTATGAACGCACAGATCGCAACAGAGAATGCAAAGGTGCTTGATAATACTTTTGTTACTGTTAATGGCGGTGTTGCAACTCCTCTTGATTTTAATTCAGTATTTCCATTGAATGCATCTGCAGGTCTTGCTGTTGGTAAGATGTTTACTCCTGTATGGGGTGCAGAAGTTGAAGGAACTGCTTGGTTTGGCAGCCATTTCTTTGGTGATGCAAATTCTCGTTTTGATTGGTATGGAACTGGTCATAATGTAGTTCGTGGTACTTATGTAGGAGTAAATGGTCTTGTTAATTTGACTAATTTGTTTGCTGGATATAAGGGTACTCCACGTACATTTGAAGTAAGTACAGTTCTTGGTACAGGATGGGCTCATACATTTGCAGCAAATGCAGATGATGCTACAAGTAATGATCTTGCAGTAAAGACAGGTCTTGATTTTGCATTTAATCTTGGTAAGACAAAGGCTCATACAGTCAGTGTACGTCCTGCAGTACTTTGGAACGTTACAGCTAAGGAACTTCCTCGTACAATGGGTGCACAATTTGATAAGCGTGGTGCTCAGCTTTATCTTGGGGTAGCATATACATATCATTTCAAGACAAGTAATAAGACACATCACTTTAAGACATATGATGTAGGTGCTATGATGGATGAAATCAATATGCTTAAGGAGGATCTTGCTAAGAAGCCTAAGCAGGTAGTTGTAGAAAAGGTAGTTGAAAAGGTTGTAGAAAAGGAAGTTGCAACAGATACTAATGTTACAGTATATTTTACTAAGGGTTCTGCAAAACTTTCAGATAATGCAAAGGCTGCTCTTGATAAGCTTGGACAAAATGCAGTTGTAGATGTAAAGGGCTATGCAGATGAAGTAGGTCCTGAAAAGTTTAATCAGACTCTTTCAGAGAAGCGTGCAAAGACAGTAGCAGATTATCTTGAAAGCCGTGGTCTTAAGGTTAATACAACAACTGGCTATGGTGAAACAGGAGATGTAGTAGCAAGAGTAGTTGTAGTAAGCTCTGCAAAGTAAAAAGTAGAATATATATTTTACTATAAAAAATGAAAGAACTGACACATGTCAGTTCTTTTTGTTGTTATATATGCATGAAAAATAAAATATAAGATATATTTTTAATTATATATAAATGATTTATCATATAAGATTTAATATATAACATGGCAGATTATAGTAATTTAATATCAGCACTTAATGATAAAGGTGTAAATGTAAATGTTAGAAATAGTAAAATACATACCCCATCAGATCAAGACGGCAAACAAGAAGAATTAAAGGTTGAATATGATTTGATGGATTTAATCTGTGGTATTGCTGGTGCAGCATTATTTGGTAAAACTAATATGAATGATGCTACCAAATTAAGTAGTTTAATAAGTGGTGATATGTCCCAAAAATCATTATATTCTCATGTTAAACAAATTAGAAATATTTTAGAAGGTACTGAAAGTAAACCACTGTATGTTAGATTAAATGATAAAATTACAAATACAGACAAAAGTATAAATATTAGTGGTAATATGTCTGAAAAAATATTATTTGAATATGTTCAAAAAATTCATAATATTTTAGAAGGTGCTACTGAAAGAAAACCATTATATGTTAAACTTAGTGATAAAACGATAGGAGGTTCAGTACAAAATATTTCATTTAGTGGATCTGGTAATATTGCTGATACTTTTGCTTCATTAATAGATAAATTAAAAAAAGGTGAAGGAATTAATACAGGAATTGTAAAATATTTTGAAAAATCATTAAAACATGGTGGTGATTTATATAATATCTTTGAAAACTTAGGTAAAATAGGAAATAATAATAAATATAAAGAAATACAAGAATATGTATATAATTTAAATTCTATAATTGAATCATTAATTAAATTGACAGATATAGGATTAATAGCAAGATTAAGAATAAGAATAAATTTAAACTTTATTAAAAACTATATTAATAATGATTTATTAGAAATAATAAAAGATATTGATAATAACTTTAAAAATTTAGATTCACATAAAATACAAGGTTTAAATAATGTAAGTGAATTATTTGATATTGTTTCTACATTAGGACAACTTGATATAACTGATAGAATAAAAATGTATCGTAACTTAAAATTTATTAAACACTTTTTATTTAAAGATATATTAAGCATATTTGAAGGAATTAATAATACATTTGATAATGATATTACAGAAACAAGTGTAGAAACAATAAATGGTTTATTTGGTAGTATAATTAACAATGTATCTATTAAAAAGGAATTAATTGATAATGCAGAAAATTCTGTTAATTCTATAGGAATTTTACTTGCTGGCAATGATAAGAAATTTGATGAAACTAATTTAGAAGGAATAATAGGTATTGCAAATATAGTTAATAGACTAAATCCAATATTTGAAAAATCGGCATTAAGTTTAGATAATATAAAATCATATTTTGATGAATTACAAACAATAATAAATGGTATTATACAAGATAATGTTACAACAAGTATAAAATTATTATATGATGAAGTAGATACATTATCTAATGCATTATCTGGTTTTAGCACAATAGATTCAAAAGCATTTAATAAAACTATATCTGAAATAATTAAAACACTTACTAAATTAAACGAGAAATTAAAGGGAGAAAATTATTTTGATTCATTATTAACAAAACTTAGTATAACAAAAGATACTGCTGATGATTTAAATAACACAATAGAAATATTAAATGGAATATCTACAATATCATTTGAATCTGATAAGTTAATTAAATTCTTTGAGGATCTAAAAAAAATTGAAACCATATTAAGTAAATTTGCAGCCAATAGAAAAATAACATCATTAGGAATTGAATCATTAAATAGTTTATCTGAAAAATTAACTGTTTTAATAGAATCATTTAATAAAATTAAACCTGAAACAATTAAACAAATTACTAAGTTAGTACAGGAAGTAGAAAAATTCTTACTTATATCAGCAGGTTTACTTATTATAGTTGGATTAATAGGACATAATCTTAGTTTTGAAGATATACTTAAATATATTGGCGTAACTACATTATTGTTGATAGTTATTGGTGGATTTATAACTTTATTAAATATTATTCCACTAAAAGCAATAAAAAGAGCATATAAAATATTAAATAGTATTTCATCTCTTATTAAGCAAACAGCTATAGCATTTGGTATAATTGCATTGGTGTCTAAATTAACTAAGCCTCAAGATATAATTTGGTTTGAAATATTATTTAGCACATTATTGTTTGTGATTGGTGAAATAACACTTAATTTAAAACAATTTAAGTATGCTAAAGAAGAAAAAACCGTTAGTGATTTTTCATCATTAATACTTTCATTAAGTGCTGCATTAGCGTTAGGGGCATTAGTATCTAAATTTATACATATTGATGAAATTTTAACATTTGGTGCTTTACTTGCTGGTTTAATTGTTGCCGTTTCAATTCCACTATTATTACTTTCTGTTAGTGGCGGTACAATGATTGAAGGTGCACATGATTTAGGACTACTTATATTAGAATGTACTGTGGGACTTCTTATTGGTGCATTATTTATAAATAACCCTGATATTAAAAAAGGTGTTGATGAATTTATATGGACATATTTAGGTTTTGTTAGCGGTATTTTATTGGCAGTTGGAATAGCATCCAGAATTGCAGGTAACGGTGGGTTGGAAGGAATAAAAGGATTATCAAAAGTCATATTATTTGCAACTGGTGCTATGCTTATAGGTGCTTTTTTATTCAGTGATGAAAAAATAAAAGAGGACATAATACAATTTGCTCTAACATTAGGATTATTTATTGGACTTGTAAGTATTGCAGTAGGATTCGGTATTAAATTAATGGGTGAAAATCCAATGAAGACTATTATTGCGTTAAATGTATTAATAGTAACTATAGCAGGTATGATGACATTTGCCGCTTATGTCATTAAAGATATAGATAAATCACTATTATGGAATTTTATAGGACAAGTATTTACACTTATACTTGGTATGTCTGGTATTGTACTATTACTTAGTAAAATAGACAATGAAAAATTAAAAGCTGGTATTATTGCAATATCAATTATAGGACTTATTGTAATGGGATTTGGATTAGTATTTAGTATATTATATAAAACTTTATCTGATTCACAAGTTAATCAAAATGTTATATGGAATTTTATAGCGCAAACATTTATACTTATACTTGGTATGGCTGGTATTGTACGATTACTTGGTGAAATAAACAATAAAAAATTAATTACTGGTACTATTACATTATCAATTATAGGACTTATTATAATGGGATTAGGATTAGTATTTAATATTTTATATAAAACTTTATCTGATTCACAAGTTAATCAAAATGTTATATGGAATTTTGTATTTCAGTCATTAGTATTAGTTGGTGGTATTGGTGTTATAATGCTTTTATTAGGTAAAATGCCAATAGCATCAATATTAAAGGGTATTTTAGCAATTTCATTAATTGGTTTAATAATTTTAGGATTAGGCTATGTATTTGGATATATTGGTGATAAACTATTAAAATATGATAATGTAGTAGGCAAAATGTGGGCAGTAACAATGTCAATGCTTGGTATTGTTGCAGTATATTTGATAGCAACAGCAGCAATTGGTGCTTTGCTATTTGGTCCACAAGCTTTATTCGTAGGATTAGGAATATTAGCTATAGGATTAACTGCACTTATTGTGTGGGGTATGGCATATGCATTCAGTACAGTAATGGAAGTTGAACGTGAATATAATATTTCTAGTAATAATAATAAAGTTAAAACCGCTATTGGTGGAATGTTTAGTGTTATTGAATATGCATTAGGTAAAGTAATTAATATGAATACCAGAATGAATATTTTTGGTGATGTTGATACTAATACATTTGGTGGTAAATTAGCTGCAGGATTTGAATCATATTTAGGAATGTTATTTGCAATTCCTAAATTAATAATTGTTGGTTTGACTGTATTTATATTATGGGCTACGGCGCATGCAATGAAAAGTATTAATGAAGTATTACCAGATGAATCCGCAATGACTGCATTAAACGGTAAAGTAGATTTATTGTTCCAAGTAATTGAACATGCGGTACAAAAGATAATTAATTTGAATACTAGAAAAAAAATATTTGGTGATGTTGATACTAATACATTTAGTGGTAAATTAGCTGCAGGATTTGAATCATATTTAGGAATGTTATTTGCAATTCCAAATTTAATGATTATTGGATTATCAGTATTTATATTATGGGCTACAGCACATGCAATGAAAAGTATTAATGAAGTATTACCAGATGAATCCGCAATGACTGCATTAAACGGTAAAGTAGATTTATTGTTCCAAGTAATTGAACATGCAGTACAAAAGATAATTAACTTAAATACTAGAAAAAAAATATTTGGTAATGTTGATACTAATACATTTGGTGGTAAATTAGCTGCAGGATTTGAATCAATTGTTGGTATATTATTTACTGTTCCAAATTTAATGATTATTGGATTATCTGTATTTACATTATGGGGTACAGTTACGGCATTAAAAAATATTACAGAAATAATACCAGATAAAACAGCATTAAATGGTCTTATTACAAAGGTTGATCTATTATTCCAAATAATTGAATATGCAGTACAAAAGATAATTAATTTGAATACAAAAAATAATTCTAATTCATTAATTGGTAAAGCATTAAATTTTGTAGGATTAGGAAAACTTAAAAGTGGTGCTGATGCATTAGCTAATGCTGGTATAGTTGGCGTTGCAATTTTATCATTAAAAGGCATGGTTGACGGAATAAAGGAACTTAATGAAAAACTTCCAGATGCAAAAACAATGTTAAATATTAGACTTAAAATTAGTTTTTTATGTCAATCTATTATTGAAATTGTAAAGACTATAGCAAATATTAATAATTCATCAAATATCCCATTACTTGATAAATTACCTATCATAGGTCCAGTATTAAATAGAATATTACCAAAAAAGGAAGATGCAATATCTACAGCATTATATACACTAAATAATGTTGCAAATAATTTTGTAGAACTTTCAAATAAATTATTAGATAAACCTCAATTAACTAATTTAAAGACAAAAATAATTGATTCATTAACATTATTTAATGATAGAGAAATTAAAGATGCATTTGAAACAGATATATCTAAACGTAAAATATCAAATACAAAATATTTATTTAGCACAACATCAAAAATGCTTTTAGATATTTGTAAAGTATATAATAAACTACCAAAAAATATTAATGAATTAAATCAAAATATATCTTCATTAATAGGTACATATTTAGGTCTTATTGAAACAATTATTACAAATATTATTCCGCAATCAGATGATATTAAAAGTGTATTTGATGAAGATGGTGTATTAGAACTTACATATAATTTCTTAAGGAAATCTGTAAAGCTAATAGATGAGTATGATGATCAAGATAAGTATAATATTTTTGCAGATGGTATTGCTAAGATATATATAGAAACAATTGGTAAGATAACTAAAAATGACGAATTTTATAGACATACAGAAACATTAAAGACATACGTAGAAACAATTAATTCAATAGATATATCAAAGGTAGACAAGTTGACAAATCTTACTGATTCATTAAATGAATTTGGAAATAGATTTGAAGATATGGGATCATTTGTAAGAGCTATATCTGTAGATTTGACTACTGTATTGAATCATTTAGCTGATAAAATGACAGAAGCTAAAGAAACAATTAAGAATGCAGATAAGTTAAATGAAAATCGTAAGAAATCAATTAATGAATCTGTAAAAACAATAACTGAACTTATGAAACAAAAACTTGTTGTAAATATTGAAAATACTTCTAATAATAGCACTGGAGAAACACCTACACCAGGTCCATCTACAGTAACAACTACTGGTACTACACCAACAACTACAACAACGTCAAAAGAAAATATACCTGCAGGTGATGTAACTGGTAATGATAGCAAACAAACTATAGTACAACCATTTAGAGGATTAGGTATTAACAATAGTACTATAGAAATGTTATTGAATTCAGTAATAGAAGGAAATGCAGTAAAGGTAAAAATTATTAATAACTAATGACTAAATTCATTATTAATTATAATTATTATATATAAAGGATTTTTTATATGAAACATTACAATATATATTATAGAAATAGCAAAATAAACAACTATCCTATATCTGAAAAGGAATTAAAGGATAATATTATAAACAATACTGATAAGTTCATATATAAAAAGGATATTATAACTAACAAAATAAATAAAATAAATAAAAATGACATTCATATTGTTGAGTGTATAGTTGTATAAGTTATGTTGGGATTGAAAGGCAGAAGAGATGGATTTAGATTGTTACTTCCTAAAGAATTCTTATATAAAGACATAGAAGCAAAATATTCTGAAATCTTAAAACAGAAAAAAGGATATTTTCGAAAGCCTATTGATTTTATTAATGAAAGTATACAACGTGTTCAAGTTCTTGGTTTTACTAATGCTTTTATAGAACAACAGCAACAACGTACAGGAACACCGACAATAAAAATGAATAGAACTGAAGAAAATGCATTTCCATATCCTGCTTCTGAAAATGTATATAGATCTCCAGTTTCGGCAGCTTCTTTAATGGATAAGACATTAAACATTGAATTTAGACATTCATTAGGATATCTTAACTATTTTATGCTATTTGAAAATTTCTGGTATATATATTCTAGGGACATGAAATACTCAGATATATGTCATCAATTTTATGTAGACATTTTTAATGAGATTGGTGAAGTATATTGTAAAATAGAATTGGTTGATCCAATTATAAGTGGTATGGATATGTTAGACTTAGACTTTACTCAACCAGTTGCACAATCAAGCTCATTTAAAATGGAGTTTAAATATAGCGATTTTAATTTTAAATTTATATAATTATTAGAAAATATGGCAACATTATATAATGCGGTTTCAAGAAATGGTGATAACAAAACAGAAAAATTATTATTGACATTCTCTGATCTTGTATATATTCATGATGCTGGTGGATATGATTTAGCAAATGATTGTATAGATGCAGATGCAACTAATATGCCAAATTTTACGCATCATAATAAATATTCATATATTTATACGGGCAGTCATAATTATTTGTCAACCACAACAAATATTGCTAGTGATGACCCATATGTAACTATAGAAAACAATACATCGAACAAGAAAATAACTAGATTACGTCGAACATTACCTTATGTAAAAGATCTTTCTACATTTGATAATGGTACTAATCAAATGTTTTATTTTAAAGATAAATATTATACTCCTTATGTTATTCATATAGGATTAGAACCACATAGTAATTGTATATCATCTCAGTATCAAGCTTATTATCCAAATAATCGCAGTGCATATTGGACAGGATCAAGTTATACATATACATACTTACCAAATATTTCATTATATAGTGATATGTATTGCGGTTTATTTAAAGCTACTGATTCTGCCAATGATCCAACTAATGATCTAACGCAATATTCACCGGCATCACATATAATAGGAAATGCTAAGTCAACATCTCCATTTTCATACGCTTATTATTTAGGATCATATTTTTATAGATATGTATGGAGAGGTCGTGAAGAAAATGACGCAAATATTAATACTCATTATAGTGATCCTTTACAACAATGTGTACGACCAGATTGGAATATATTTTCTCGTAATCCTGCAGTTATTAGATTAAATAATGGTTTAGCTAATGGTATAAATATTGCGTCAGCTATATCATACATAGATTTAGTAGTTGAATTTAATGCAAATTATGTTAATAATATATTAGGCACAAATCTTAATAAATATGTAATAGCAAGGCATACTAATGATACTTATGGTGATGCTAGTGGCGTAGCAAATAAATTTTATTTTAGATTTGGTAGATATACTAGTAATACTACTTTTGGAGAAAGATATTGGGGTTCAACTGATGATATGGATTGGGGCATATATAATACACAATCACATGCTGTAGAAAGCGCTGTACATAATACTAATGCATTTGACTTTGGAAAAGATGATTCAAATATATCAATATTAACAAGATTTGCTGATTTATTAAATTATAATTGTACTACTTATTTTAATAATTTAGGAAATGACTTTATAGATGCTAATCAATATGTGTCAAATACTAAATTAGTAATTAAATCTGATTATAGTCCAAATTTTAATGCAACCATTAAAGCATTACATATACATGTTGTAAACAATACATCATATATTAATTCATATAATTCATGTTCTATTATAGAAAATCAATATCAATATTGGTATGCAAGAATTGGTACGGCATTTAGAAAAAATATGATAAATATATATGTAAATAACGGTTTAATTAATCAGGATACACCATGGGGATGGGATAGTTCTCTTGCTGCAAAAAATGCATGTACACCTATACATATATATAGTGGTCCAATAAATGAAAATGGTGGAAATAAACCAATGTATGGAGAAGATGGTGAATCATCAAATAGAAAATATATGTATTTTAATGGTAATGCTATTATTGAAGATTGTATACCTCTAGACTATTTACAAAGCTCTGTCACAAGCTCTGTCACCCAATATATAGATACTGGCATTCTCCCAAATAAAAACACCCACATATATATAGAATTTACACCAACAACAATACCTTCACAAGATCCAACCGATCAAAATTCATATAATGTGTATTTTTGTGGTGCCGCTATGCGTAATAATGTACGTTGGAATATAGGTTTTAACAAAGTAGGCGGTAATTCAAAAATATTTGCTCAATATAATGGAAATAAGGATGAAATACCTATCACTTTAATAACAGGTACAAAATATTGGGCAGAATTATATAATGCAAATGATTTTATAACACTTAAATGTGGCACAGATGGTTCAACATTCGGTGAAATTCAAATTTCACCCGCAGATGATGTATCCACAACCCTTACGCGAACAATTCGTTTATTTGGTTCAAACGCTAGTTCAAACGCTTCAACTAATAATTTAATATCAAAATGGTCAGGCAAAATACATTGTTGTAAAATATGGAATGGTGATAAGACTGATGCTAATTTATTAATGGATTTAATACCTGTTTCATATAATGATACTTATACCAAATGTATGTATGATAGAATATCTAAAAGACTTTTGTATAATAATGGTACTGGGTCATTTACAGGTGGAAATTTTTAAATAAGATTTTTTCATATATTATTAAAATTTTGTTCATAGTTTTTGAATTTTTTGTTTTTTTATACTATATTTATTTAGTAAATTAAAAAATTCAAAAATTATGAACAAAAGTATTTTAAAAGGAATTGTTATCTACAGTTTGGTAATTTTCTTTATGATGTCCGTTTTAGTAGCAGACATAACAATTGTTCCTATGATCATTACATTGATTCTTATTGGAATGTCTTTTAATACCATTTCCAATATGAGTTCTGAAGAAGTTTACAAAGCAACGGGCATTACATTTCTTCAGAATAAGTTCAAGAATAATGCATTAATCCAAAGTTTGACAGAAGAATAATTTAAAAATATGAAACGTAAAGAAGCATTCCTAAGAAAGGGAGAAAAGATATTTAGTTATAACTTCGGTACCACTTATAATAGGGCTAATACTAATCGCTGGTATTCTGATCATACACTCGAACAAATGACTTATCTATGGGATCATAATTATATTGAATGGTCAAAACCAATGGTCAATCTTGGAGAATGTCCTGATCATAAGTTTATTCAATTCACTAAATCTGGTGCACGATGGAGAGAATGGTATGAAATGTCACATTGGGATTGGATTAAGTATCATGTTCTCGGATATATGTTTTGGCTTTATAGAGTATATTATCCTATTCATAAGCATATTTTTAGAAAACCTTATCCTTGGGAGGGATATGAAGGTTATATAGAATAATTATATGCATAATATATATAGAAATATGTCATCTGATAATATTCTGTTAATCCAGATTCATCTATAATTGTTATTTAATATAATTTTATATAATTTGACATATCATCACATAGAATGTAGTTATGTGTGAATTTTTATTTTTGAAATTTTTGCAGTAATTTTACTATTTTATATTTGTAATGAATGACAATGATATTAAAGATTTACTGATAACTTATAGATCTATTTCTCAATTAATGATAGAACATAAGTTAACAAAAGATAATTCGTTTATGAGAGTAAAGAATTTTCTTGCAAATATGATATGTGATAACTTAAAAGATGGTCAACAAATTTAATATTTTATAATTATGATACTTAATACAAAGGGATATGCTTATAATGATGTGACTATTGTTCCTGCAAAAATTTCAGATATTACTTCTAGAAGTGAGTGCAATCCATATATCAAAAATACAGAATTGCCAATATTTACTGCGCCAATGGCAAGTGTTGTTGATGATAGTAATTATAATATTTTTCTACAAAACAAAATAACACCAATTATTCCAAGAAATATTGACATAAAAACTCGTATTTTGTTGATGAATAAAGAAATATGGGTTGCATTGTCATTAAGGGAATTTAAAGATTTGTTCATTAATAATTATAAAGATAGAATTGATGAATGTTGTAATCATTATCATATATGTGTTGATATTGCTAATGGTCATATGAAGTCTTTGTATGATAAATGCCTTGTTGCAAAAATACATGCAAGTTATAACAAGTATGAATTGACTATAATGACTGGCAATATTGCTAATCCAGAAACATATAAATGGATTTGCAACCTTAATGATACTAGTGATATTAAAGTTATAGATTATATACGATGTGGAATTGGTTCTGGTGCTGGTTGTATTACTTCATCAAATACATCTATTCATTATCCTATGGCTTCATTGATTGATGAATGCTATCAAATCTATAAACATTATAAAAACTATACATCTAAAGATATATGTCCAGAAATTATAGCTGATGGTGGTATTAGAAATTATTCTGATGTCATTAAGGCATTGGCTCTCGGTGCTAATTATGTTATGATTGGCGGTCTTTTTTCACAATGTATTGAATCTGCCGGAGATAAATATAGTATGAATCAACTTAATAAAATAGATATGAGATTCAATTATAATGCATGGGTAGAAGATTCATTACGAATAAATGAAAATGGTGAATGGTTTGGACATATTAAAGAATTGAAAGATGAAAAATATATTGGTCAATTACATGTAAAGTTCTTTGGTATGGCTTCAGCAGATGGTCAAAAATCTATATCTGGCCGGAAGACAAAGACTGCGGAAGGCATTACAAAAATGTTGCCAGTAAAATATAAGTTATCTTCATGGATAGAAAATATGACAAGCTATCTTCGTTCTGCAATGTCATATACAAATTGCAAAACGCTTAATGATTTTATTGGAAAACAAACATTAATTCCAAATAGTATTTCAGAAATACAATCAGTGAACAAGTAAACATTATAGACAAAGTAATATACCAATTATTACACCGATAATATTTGATTTTACATCATTAATATCAAACTTACCATCACGAATATAGCTATCAATTAATAGTTCTTTAACTACTATGCCAATAAACAATGTTATACAACAACTAAGTAGTAAATTATTGCTAATGTTAAAGCATAATATATATAATATGGTTGATATATATGCATGTAAAACAGAATCTAATTTGATATGTTCTATATAGTTAGTATATAAATTATTGATAAAATTTTTTAATGTTTGCTTCATATTAAATAAATAAAATATTTTTACTATTTAATATTTAATAATAACTATTTAATTTTAATAATTATGAACAGAGTTATAGAAATTTTGATGAAACGTGATGGTATAGATGAAGAATATGCAGAAAAGCTTGTTAAAGAAACACGTGATGAGATTATGTGCAGTGATATTATGATGGCTGATGATATCATAATGGACTATCTTGGCTTGGAACCTGATTATTTGGAAGATATATTATATTTTTAAGTTGTAAAAATTATGAATGTTGGTTGTCAATTTCTTATTTTAGCATTTTTGATCATAATGATTGTATATGGAGGTATTATTTGGTGTATACAATTATTATGGAATTGGCTTGCACCGTTGTTTTGGATGAATGCACCAGAATTGACATATCTAGAAACTGCAGGATGTGTCTTACTTATAGCAATAATTAGTGGTTTAATATTTAACAAAAACAATAATAAAGACTAAATATAATGAAAGTTACTAAAGAAAACATAAATAGTATTCAATATATACCAGGGTGCAAAACATCAAATGATTTAGATGAAGCAAAAAATATATTGGAAAGTCTTTTGATAGATGTTGAAGGAATAAATCAAATTCTAGAAGATACTGGTTTACAACATAAGCAAATATATATTAATTATATTGATGAACATAGCGAATATTCACCAGAACGTACTGATCCATGTCCTGACTATTACGGTATGTTTTTACTAGTATTTAAAAATAATGAATACAAAACTGTAGGATGTGAAATGACTATTGATGAGCTAGATACCGTTATATGTGCATTATATAATTTTATTGAATATTAACTTGTCAAATGGTGTTAAAATGTGTTATCTTCGGTGTTTCTTTTTACATCTGTTAAACTTAAATATTGCTGATAATAATTTATATAAAATATACAAAATCATTCATTAGATGTAAGATATGATGAATACAAAAACATATTATAAGATAACATTTTTAGATGATATCTATTATAAAAACATAAAGAATATATACATAGATACTAGTACATATTCATACAAAGAAATAATTGAAGACATCATAGGAATTATAAAAGAACATAAGAATTCACCAATACAGGATTTTTATCTATTCAACAAATGTATATATGATGACTTTTGTTTGAAATTTACTGATAAATATAATATTTTATTTAGTTTAGACAATGATGAAGAGATTAAGCAAAGAATCATTATAGAATTTGCAAGTGTATCTAAATCAGTAAATATGTATGTATATGACAACAAAAGACAACAAGTATTACGATATTATAAAGAGTATGTATTGAAAAAAGTTACTGGTAATTGTATAAATAGATTTGTTGAATTGGTCATATTGCCAAAGATTCATAAGATACAATGTTTCATAAATAGTATAAATTATGATAGTATATATAGAAATTGTGATAATGACTATTTTTCATCTTTAGTATATGAAAATGACTTCACACATATATCTATTATAAGAGATGAAGCAAAACGAATATATGAATTATGTAATAAACAACTTGAATTAATGTCAGAAAAATATTCTAAATTATGATTTTTACAGGTCCTAACAAAGAGAATTTAAAAAAGTACGGGCAAAACTTTCCGTATAAAGCATGGCTACCAGTAAATGTTATTGATAGTACAAGTAATGAAAATGATTATGTTCATTATACTTGTAATGGTAAGCCTAAAACTGTATTTAGTGGACGATTCTGTGCAGTATCAGGATTTATTTATGCTATTGTAAATGGTAAGTATTCTATTCTTACTAATCTTCGTGGCCCAGGTGCTCCAGATTATCAAGGGTGTTGGAATGCTCCTTGTGGATTCCTTGAAAGATATGAAAATTCAAAGGAAGGTATTGCACGAGAAATTCTTGAGGAATGCGGTTTTCGGATAGATTTGGATGATTTGAAAGTAATTCATGTAGAAACTGAACCAGAAGAATGCAATAACGGTAATGTAACAATTCGTCATCGTGCATTTCTTGGTAAGATCATTCCTCATTATGTAGAAAGAGATGGTCTTGGTGGAGAGGAAAATGAAGTAGACAATATTAAATGGATTCCTATAGATGAAATAGATAATTATAAGTGGGCATTCAATCATCACAAGACTGTTGAACTTTATGCACCTAAGAAGTGGAAACGTAAGATTATAGAATTTTGGTATAAGTGGTTTATGTCTTACAATAAAACATACACCAGCACTGATGACATAATAGATGAAGACATGAAATTCTAAATATTAAAATTTATAGTTTTTTATTTATGAAAATATACACATTAGATTATCTTATCAATAATGAATTGACTGATGAAGATCTGCATTATTTGTTTGATTGTAATAGTCTTAAATATTCATTGGTCATTGCAATGATTAGATTTGCTGGTTATACACAACTTTCTGATAATGACATTGCCGAACAAATAACTAAAGACAATAAATGGATTTATAATTTTAAATGGACAAAAGGACAGTTTAAGTCATTTGAAAATAAATTAGTTTTAGCAATAAAAAACATTTTTATTTATAATAATAATGATGCAAAAGTGTACGCCGAAAATTGGATGATACAACATGCTCTTTCAATAAAAATATCTAACAACAAGACTAGAAAAAACAATTGATTATATAATATTTAAAACGAAATGGACTGAATCTTAAGATTCAGTCCATTTTTATTTAAATTAAAACTATGTGAAAATATGTTTATGTTAATATATGTGGTTATTCTTCATCTTTCTTATCTTCGTCATCTTTGCAATCTTCATCATCTTTACAGTCTTTACAATCCTTTTTGCATTCACATTCTTTCTTTCCACATTTAGGACAAACTTCTTCCTTCTTTTCTTCAGCCTTTTCTAATAAAGACAAATCTTTTGCAATCTTATTTAATAATGTAATCTTCAATGGATCATTCTTGTATTTTTCAGCTAACATAGCAATCTTTTTCTTACGAATGTCATATTGTGCTTCTTTATTTGCTTCAAGTTGTTCACGAATTTCATTTTCTTCTGAATTAGCTTTCTTGCAATCTTCACTTATTCTTTCTTCATACATTGCTTTCAAATCAATACCTGTTAACTTAATTACATTATTTAAAGCTTCTACAACATAATCATAATTATAACTTCCTGTGCCTTGTTTAATATTTCTAAATACTGTCAAGTTAACGTTATCTTTAGCTTCAACTAATGCGCAAATTGTTCCATTACTTGTATTAATAACTTTTACATTATCCAAAGCAACTATATTGTCCATAGCTTCAAAAACCTTAGCAACATTACTTGTCAAATTCATAAATGTAAGCTTTTCATTCATAGTCATAATCTTTGAAATTGTATTAGCATATTCTTGGAATTTAACTACATCATCAAAATGTTCTTTAATTTCTTGTCCAAAACCTGTTTTAACAAAATCAAGACCGTTTTCATTTAATGTTAAACGTACTTTGTCTCCATGAGCACCTTTCATTTCAACAAAGATATTATCACCATCCTTAGAGAAATGTTCAAGTAATGCATTTATTTCTAAGAACTTCTTGTCATCACAAATACTTTCAGAAACTTTTCCTTCAGCAATCTTATATGTTTTACCAAGAACATAGATAAATTGTTCTTTATTTTCATTCATATAGATATAACTTACAGGATTAGTTACGCTATAATTAGGAGCTTGTGTTTCTGTAATGTTTTGCTTATAAACTTCTTTGCATACTTGACGGAATTCAGGAATGTATTGAATATTCTTTAATACACCTGCTTTGATATAGCTAACTACATCATTTTCATTCATTTCAAGTAACTTAGTAACTTGTTCAACACCAAGTTTGTTAATGTAATTATATACACTGTTATTGTTACTTATTGACTCACATGCAGAAGCAAGTTTCCATGAGATATTGTTTTCATTAATATATTCTTTTACAGATTCCACTATATTGTTCAAACCTGTATCAAAGGTACATTTTGAAGCCTCAAGTAAGAAGCCGTTAACTATACCACATGTAGGAGCATTGCTATACACATAAGCTCTATAACCTTTTAATATTTCCTTACCTGCTTCAGTTACTGCTTCAGTACCATTGATCTTTTCAGCAAAGTTAAGGTTCTTCAATAATTTAATGCTCATAATTTAATATATATTTGTTATATTTATAAAATTCTTTTTAATTATTTGTATTTAATTATATATAATAATAAATTTTATTTTTTATAATTATAATCTCCATCCCATTGATGTTCCTACAGCCCCCATAACAAGTTTTGATGTCAATAATGAGCCAAAACTTCCTTTTACATCTACACCTAATGCTTTACAAACGGCTTGCATAAGTTTGGGACCTACAGTTGTTCCTAATAACCCACCTGTAACTGCACCAAGTATACCTTCATCAATAGGTACATTATTTTCTTTTGCTTCTTGAAGTTTTTGAATCATTTCATCATATAATAGTGATTCATTTACTTGTTGTTCTTCATTATTTATTATTTCTTCTATTGTTTTCATTTTTGAATCATAAAATATAATGTATTTGGCTTTTGATTTTTAGTATCTACAAATATTTCAATATAATCATTTTCATATATTGCTGCAACTGCTGTACTTCCTGGAGTATCTTTTGTTTTATATGTTGCCGATATATAATTTTCTTCGGTTAAATTTAATTTATTTCTATGTTCTCTAATAAGTTCCTTAATTTCATCATTATTACCATCAGTATTATCAATTAATACATATACTTTTTTATTTGGTTTGAAATATTGTGAAATAAAAGATCTTATATCGGAATTAAATGTATTAGGACTCCAGTTTTTAAATTCAGTATAATCGTTTAATATCTTAATATCTTTATAATTAAAAATATTATCTATATTAATATTTTTTATGTTTAATTTTTCTAAAATAGATATCATGTTATATTTCTATAATATTATCTTTTTCATTATATGTAAGTTGATCTTCAAATATATCAGATACATACCCATAATTTTTTACTTTACATACATTTATATCGCCATGTAAACGTTTTTGCTTTTTTAATGCCTCTATAAATTTTGTTATTTTCATAATTTAATTAGTATTTGTCTTTACGTCTATCTGCTTGAAGTTTCTTTTGTGTTTATTATTTCTTCTATTGTTTTCATTTTTGAAATAAATAATATATTGTGTTTTTTAGTTTCCCATAATCTATAGGAGATATAAATATTTCTGTATTACCATCATCATATACCAATGAAACTGCCGTACTTGCAGGTGATTTTATACTGTTACGTTTAGCATTTAATACATCATACTCAGAATATCCCAATATACGTCTATGATTACCAATTAAATGATTATTTTTGTCATCATTATCATTAATTATTAATACATATACTTTCTTATTAGGCTTAAAATATTTTTTAATAAAAGCTCTAATATCTATATTAAATGTATTAGGACTCCAATCTTTAAATTCGGTATAGTCTTTTAATGTTTTTGTATTATCATTATTAAAAATTGGATCTTTATCTATTTGAATATTCTGAATATTTAATTTTTCAAAAATTGATTTCATTTTATGCATATTTAATATATTAATCTCCATTAATCACCATTATATCTTGGATTTCCATATTGATCCGTTTGACCATATCCCATTGTCCAAGAAAGTTTTTCATCATCACTTAGGCTATTCCACCATTTTTTCCATTCTTCTTCTGCCTTTTTACGTTTTTCCTCTTCTTCTTGATGTTTTTTAATGGCTTCTTTTTCTTTTCTATCAGCTTCATCAGCCCATTCTTTAAGGTGTTTTACATCTTTAAGATCTTTAATTTTTTCTTCTCTTTCTTTATTAAAAATATTATTATTTACTTTTATTTCTAATACAGTATTATCATATTCCTTTTCTGAAGATTCATCCATGGTAACCGAAATCTTACCTTTCATGTATGGCTTTAACATAGTTAACCAATTATTCCAATCTTCATTATACTTATAATAATTATATTCAACATATTTATCAGAATACCAAGCACCTGCATATGTATATTCTTGTATTTCTGGTATTACTGTCCAATTTTTAGTATTTTCTTTTGTTGGGAAATCTTTATATGTTATGCGATCTGCTGGTAATGGAAGTCGAATCATTTGTGCATATGACTTTAAAAATTTTATAACTTTTACTCCGTTTTCTTTTTGACTTTCTTCAGTTCTTTCTGCACCAAAATATATTTTCTTTATATTGGCTTTTGTTATTTTATAATTTTTGTTTTTTGCACCTTCATTATATATATCAAAAGTATATGGTAAATCTATTTGAAATTTACCTTCATTAACAGCATTACCAATAATATCCTTAGAATAAGATATTAGTTCATTTTCATTTATATAATCTTTTAAGTTCTTCATATATTTTAACTTTTATAATTTATTCTTTATACCAGCTTGGAATATTTTTTAATGAAGTACAACCTTTAAATGTATTAAACATATCAGTAACTTTAGATACATTCCAATTACTTAAATCTGCATTAAAATCATAACATTCATAAAACATATTATCAATTCTTTTTATATTAGATACATCCCAATTGCTTAGATCAGAATTAAAATCATAACAAAATGCAAACATAGAACTTGTAATTGTAACACTTGATACATCCCAATTACTTAAATCAGATTCAAATTTATTACAATCATAAAACATATGATGCATATCAGTAACTTTAGATACATCCCATTTACTTAGATCAGATGAAAAATTCTTACAATATAGAAATATACCATTCATATCAGTAACATTACTTACATTCCATCTTGATATGTCTATATTATGAGGATCTAACTTATTAAATAGTAATGACATATCGGTTATTTCACTAACATCAATATCATTTAAATCTGCATCCTTATCCCTTTCTAATCTGGCTTCAACTATGTTTCTTAGATCATTTTTACTTTTAGGTTTACATGTATAATGATCTATATTAATGTCTTTTATATTAAGCTTTTCTAATATGTAGTTATTTAGGTTCTTCATATATTTTGTTTTTTTATGATTTATTATTTGTACCAGCTTGGTTTATTTTTTAAAGAAGTACATCTAAAAAACATATCTTTCATATTTATAACATTAGATACATCCCAATTATTTAAATCACAATTAAAATATTTACAAGAATCAAACATATAGCTCATATAAGTGCATTTTGATACATTCCAATTACTTAAATCAGAATTAAAATTTTTACAATATACAAACATATTACTCATATTTGTAACATTTGAAACGTCCCATTCAGATATATCAATATTATGTGGATCTAATCCGGCAAATAAACTGGCCATATTTGTTATTTGGCTAACATCAATATCATTTAAATCAGCATTTTTATCTTCTTTTAAACGTTTTTCCAATATCTGTCTAAGTTCTTCTTTTGTCTTAGGAAAATATTTATATTGATTTCTTATATCTTTTACGTTGAGCTTCTCAAATATGTAGTTATTTAAGTTCTTCATATATCTTAATATTTGTTTTTTCTTCTGTCAGCCTGTAATCTCATTTGTTCTTTTATCATTTCCTTTGTTAGCATATCATCTTCATCTTTCATTGATTCAAATAATGTTGCACAAATTAAGAAAGTACGAATAGAAACTTCCATTTCATTGTCTTCTTCATTAAGTTGTATAAGATATCCTAATGCTTTACGTTTTGATTCTTTTGAAAGTTTGTCAGAACTTAATGTAGGCATAAGATTTGTTATTATCTTAAGTACATCTTCAGTACTAAAATGTATGTCCTGTATATATGATCTACCACGTAATGCAGTATCTAATGATCCAGCATTATAGTTTGTTATGATTATTACTGATCCATTATAATAGAAACGTTTAGGAAGTTCATTGCCATTTTCATCAGTAATTTTTCCAGATACGCCATAAGTAACTAAACGTCCCTTCTCATCTTCCGTACTATCAAGAGCTCCTTTTAATATATTTATACAATCTTCTGGGGCTTTAGGACCAACCAATGAATCTGCATCATCAATAACAATTATGTCTCCTTTGTCTTTGTAATTATATAATGAAAGATATAATACTCTTGGTGTACATTTACCTTTTATTGTATAAAGATTCTTTTCTTCTTCATACCCATTTTCCTTTAATAGTTTCTTTACTCTAAATGTCTTTCCTACACCAGGAGCACCGCAAAGTATAACAGATGGATTGATTCCCTTAATAACCATCTTCACATATCCTTCCATTTTCTTAAACACCATTTCAGGATCATTTATTGTTTCTTTGAATTTGGTTTCTGATTGTTGTTCTTCTGGTGATTTTTTTATTGTTATATTATTTCCTTTATCAACTTTAAGTTTTATTTCATCAACAGTTTTTGCACCGCCCTGTATAGCCTTTATAATTTCTCTAAATTCATCTGCTATATCTCTATACTGTAATGCAGCTTGAGGTGAATCATTTTTTCTTTTTTCTGCATCCAACCAAGCTCTACGTTTTGCTGTTACATATTCATCAACTTCTGGTGAATATTTTTCATTTATAACTGTATATTTTAATGCACCAATATAGAATGATTCATTTGCATTCTTATTGAATATAGATCTTCCTAATTTCTTGGCCTCAGCATCTGTCAAATCATATTGTTTATTGTTTACTACTGTCCAAATAATAGGAAGAAAATATACTATTGATGAATCTAATGTTTGTATAGTTAAGTTAGATTTTGCTTTACCAGTAAATGCTAAATCCATATCTTTGAAAAAATCAATAGAATATGGATTCATTGATTCTGAAGACTTTATCCAGTTTATTTGAAACATTTGAACATTTTCTTTTGAATTAATGACAATATACTGTTTAGATATGAATTCATTATCTTTTGAAAATGTTTCAACATATCCTACTAATGGAACAATATTCTTAATATGTTTCTTTAATAAATCAGATATTTTATCAACATAACTATCAAAGTTCTTATTACTAATTGATTCATTAAGAACATTTTGTCTTCTTTTAATAAAATCTAAATAACTATTTTTCATATAAAATATTAAATATGTATAATTAAAAATATAACTTTTTAATGTATGATTTTTAGATAAAGTATATATTTATTGGTTGTACTATTATAGAATCTTGTTTTGAATTTTCTTTGTCTGTATAATACTTAAAACCACCACATAATCTTGGAAGTTGATATATACTATCTAAAGATATATTGCCAAATACATCAAGACCAGGTGTATTGTTTTTATTATATTTATTGATTACATAACTTGTCTTGTCATCAAAATCAATGTCATCATAATATTTTTTATATTCACCTTCTATATATGCATTCTCATTATAGTCAGATATAATATTAAGATCAATTGATTCAATGATTTTATCAATATCAGCTTCTATTATTTTGTTCAATAGTTCAGATTTAGATATGAACTTGACGTCATATGAAAGATTAATAAAATAATTTCTTAATGTATCATTTATTATTTGTGATGCAATTTGTTTATTATATTTACTATTAATCTTTACATAACAAATAATAGCGTATTTTACAAAAATAGGTTTAATAAATTCAATTTGGAATCCTGCTAATGTCTTATTTGAATTACTTAATGTATCAATAATCATTTGTTGTTGATTTTGAGTAAGTAGCAAATCATCATTTGTTAGTTTGAAATATTTGTCACTATCATTTTTATATTGTTCAGTAATATTATTAAGACATATAATATAAATCTTATTATATTTTAGAGATGCTATACAATTGTTATATCCTACAAATGAAAATCTCTTTAAGAACAATTTCATATTATCAACTGATGAATATATTAATGATCTTGAATTACTACCAACCATTGTTCTTATGAAATCAATACTGTCAGAATTTCTACCGCCACTTATAGTATTATTTATTGTCAATGAAATAAAATCATTTGCATTAACGGTATTTCCTACGGTATCTGTAAGTGTACCATAAAATTCAAATTCGGCATTTTCAATATCATATATATTTCCGTCAGTTCCTTGATGACGTAAATATTTGATTTCAATTACTTGACCTTCATTAAGTTTTTTACCGTAAGTACCATTTCCAAATGTTATGTCAAATTCATTGTCAAATCCAATACTAAACATATATTCTTTACTGTCATTACTCATATCATACAGACAAGAAACTTCAGAATATTCTTCACCGTCAACAGTTACTGTAATACATTCTCTATCAAATAATCCTATTGTAGTAATATGAATTGATTCTAATACATTACCTTTAGCAATATATCTTGCTGTTGTAAAAGTTCCCTGTTTTATCTTAAATTGATATTCTATTAATGGGTTTGTTACAGAAAAAATATAATAATTTGTAGGTATCATTATAGAATATATAATACCTGTTGTTTTATTTATAACTTGTGTATTGTTTGGTATATATAGATTGTTTATACTTTCATTTACAGTTATTTTATTAGATGTTTTACTTGTACCGGAATTTATGTTATTGTTTACTTTTAGTTTTGCTACCAATACACCGCCTGCAGCATTTCCATAATTAGGTTCAAATCCAGATATCTTTGCTAACGAATATATTGATTTCTTTCTTGTTGCAGTATATATGTTTTGTTCCGTCAATGCATCTTCTATATAAAACATAATATTTTGCATTACGCCTTTTATTCCATCAAATATTACACCGAATATTTGAGAACTAGAATATTGCATTCCTAAACTATTGAATACTTTTGACAAATATGTTCTTACAGTTGAATCAAAATTGTCAAATGTTGTTTCCATTACTTTGAATAGTTTCATAATTATTAAAATTAAATTCTATTTAAATTGATATACTCTTCGCTGATGTTCTTCTCCATTGTCTATATCTATAGATACTACATAAATTGTTCTATATTCACCGTTTACAAGATCTACATTTATAGATATGTTAAGTTGTCTTGCAAAATATGTATAATTAATTATCTTTTCTGATATATATTTCTTAAGTTCATTAGGTGAAGGGGTCATTTGCCATAAAAATTGTTCAAAATTAGTACCATACTGAGGATTGCCAATTAGCTCAGTATTTTCAGTATTAAACAATAAGTCAATTTCTTGTATTGCACAATCTAATACAGTATTTAATACTATTCTTGAATCTAATGCTAAATCTATCATATATTATAAATAATAAATTTTATACTATTGTCCAGTTTCCATAAGTAATATATTCTTCATCTTGGTTGAATATGTTGTATGTTCCTGAAGTTTCTTTAAGTTTAATTGCATTTATATTAAATATGACATAGTTAGATTTTCTTCCTATTTCTTGCAGTATTTCATTTTCAATTGTCATTATGAATAGATCTACTTTAGAAATATATTCACCTAAATCTATAGCAATATTTTGAACTTGGTTTTCTTTTATTTTGACATTTTGTAATGTATCAACTTTAAAGAAAATTGGCTTATATATAATATTGCTGTTTGAAATAATAGAATTGTTCTTTTCCGACAATTCATTTTCTTTATTTGACTTTATAAAACAACTAATATTATTTATAAAATTAATATTATCATTACTATTAGAAGTAAACCAATCTAATATATTTCTTTTTAAATCTTCTTTATTATCAACATTAACATCAGACAATATATCATCTAATTGTTGTTCCTTTTGTTCATCATTTATTTTTAATGATATTTCTTTCATATTATCATTTGAAAATTTTTCTTTATTAATTTTTGTTAAGTCACTTAATCTATATAATCCAGTATTGTTTGTCATATATTTGAATTTTTCTTTAGATATTATGACATTATTACTGGTTAATGTAACACCTATAAATTTATCTATAAATGATACTCTACATACTATATTTTCTGGAAGTTGTTCCCATGCGGTAAATATAGTATTTATTGGATATGTAAATAGACCATTTTTTAAGTTAGCAAATGGGTTAAGTGTATTTTCATTGAATGTTCGGATAGGATCCATAATACTTACATTCTTACTAAAAATAATATGTTTGAATGTATTATCAGATGCCATTTCTATTCTAAATCCAAAGAAATCAATGTTTACTTTATTTTCTTCAATATATTCACTTAAAAATGATTCTAAACGTTTCTGCTTTAATATTTCAATATATTCATTTTTTGATAAGTTATTACGGGCATATCCCATATCTATAAGATATTGTATTGTTTCATCATCTATACTATTAAGACAATTTATCTCATCCAATTCTTCTTTATATTCTTGCAATAAATTAGTATTTTTATATATGTCTTTATGTATATGGTGATAGAAACAATATGCCTTTTCTAAAGCAGAATCTTTATATACTGATTCAAAATATTCCTTTTCGGGATAATTTATTGCAACATCTAAAGATATTATATCATTACTACCAAAACAGCATGTAGCAGCTAATGAGAACTTATAGTCATCACCAAAACAACATGTTCCAGGACTTAATGATGTGTCTTGCAAGTATATCTTATTAGTCTTATCAATATAGTCAAAAGGATATAATGTAAGATTTATAGGTGTAATCAAATAGTTGTTTTCAAGAATAAACTTATATTTAAAATATTTCTTTTTAAATATGTTCTTATCTTTGTCATATTCTTCAATAGCCCATGGCTGTGTAAACAATGCGACAGGTACATATTGTTTTAACTTGCTATTTGATATTATATCTTTTTCATTAATGTCTACAACTTCATTATTAGAATTTACATAAATTATTGTATTTGATAAGAATGTATGATTATCTGCAAAACTATCATCTATTATACTTAAATTTTCTTCATAATAGGTTGTGTAGTCATATTTTATATCATTGTTATCAATACTTATAATTGTTCTGTCAAATAATTCCGTTATTTTTGGAATATGTATTTCAATATATTCTGAATATATATTGTTCTTATATCTTATTTCTGAATTACTATTGTTTGAAAAATTATCATATAAATTGCATATATAATGAAAATGAATTCCATTAATATGATTTTCAACATGAACAATAAAATTATTTTTAGATTTTATATGAGGATGATATATCTTTATAGTATCACATTTTATAGTCTTTTCTTTAAATGTAATTTTATCATCTTCATCAACAATCTTATCATATATATTATATACAGACAATCCATTACTGTATACAGGTGATCCATCAACAATATTTTCTATTCTTAAATCATCATCAGTTAATGTGTTGTTGAATATTTCATAAGAAAATGAATAGTAAAGTCCATTTTTGTTTGTTGGAAATAATAATGAAATAATATCATTTTTGTTCAGGTCTGTTTTATACTTTTCATAAAATGTTTTTTCTATAAAGTATATATTATTGTCAAAAACAAGATTGTTCATTATATCAAAATTACGTAACATAACAAATTGTCCGCTATAATGATAAATTGGATTTTCTTCATAGCGAATTAATTCAGTATAATAAGTATAATTTCCAACGTTAATATATTGCTTTATCATTTAATATAAATAACTTAATTTACAATTATAATTAAAAATATATTTTATACTATATTTTCTTTGATTTAATTAATGGATAATTAAAATTTCTTATATTTTATACTATATTAAAAATACTAAAATTTATATAATATGAAGATAATAAGTAAATATAAAGATTTTTATGATTATATTGTACAGGATCATGATGCAGATCTTATATATGTTCGTAAAATAAATTGTATACATGATTATTTTGATGATCTGTTCAAAAAGAATAATGATATGTATATGCCATATTATAACAAATATTATGGGTACATTTATACTTCATATTCTTTAAGAAGTCAAAAAGATGGTGATGTAGCACTTGGCAATTATATATTTGGTATATATCCTTTTATATATTCACAACCTTATATAAATGTCAGATATAGTAGTGTTACAGAACATGAAGAACATATGATACTTATACTTCCAAAATCCATTATAGATAATCTATTGAATGATGAAACAAAAACACAAGGCTATGATGAATTGAAATGTTTTATCATGAATGAATATAATAAAATTCAATATAAGTCTGCTAAGTCATTTAAGATTAATATTGGAAATGGATTTGTTGATTTATTAAGAAAGTATGTTTGGAAAATAGATTGTAAGGAAATATTCTATAAGCTTAATGCACCCGTATTTATAAAGTATTATTCTGAACTATTTGTAAATAGTTGTTATTGGGAAGAACTATATTCTGATAAAAATCAAAAGCATTATATAACAAATATATCATTTCAAAAATTAGATAAGAATGTACTTAAGTATTGGTATGATGATCTAATGGATTTGAATACTTATATAAATATTGAGAATTTTCTATGGAGTGTTAAGCAAGAACCAGAAGCAAATCCAGACAATAAGACAAAAATTGTTGCTCATGGATTTGATTTGAAGACGTCTTTTAGAAAAATGTAATTATTTTTAATTAAATAAATTATAAATATAATATGAAAACATTAAAGGATAGAATATTTGAAGAACGACAAATAAAATATAATGTTGCATTTGTTGGATGTACAGATAGTGAAGGTATTCCAGTATCTTGTACAATTTTGGTTGATGCAAATAATCAAAAGGAAATTGAAAAATATTTTGAAAATGAACAAGACAATACATTTGTTCATGTAGAGGGAGGAAATATTGAATATTAAATTGAATATTAATTAAGAAATATTAAAAATTGTTAATATATAATAATATATAATAAGAAATCCCTAAATTTTTTTAATAAAGTTTAGGGATTAACTATTTTAAAAAGGATATTAAAAATATAGTTATTATGGAAAAGGCAATAGGTACCGTAACATTTAAAAAGTTTACTGGTGAAAAGCTACCAGACATTTCTGAATATATAAAGAATTATATTCAGGAAAATAAAAACATAGAAATTATAATTGGAACAGATTCTCAAAACAAAGGACATAATACAACATATTCTACAGTTGTTGTATTGTATAATCCTGGACATGGTGGCCATTGTATATTTAAAAGATGGAAGACACCTAAGGAAAGAGTTCGTCAAGTTCGTTTATTAAAAGAGGTTGAAGAATCAATTAATCTTGCAAATGAATTGATGGAGCATGGATGTCCTAAACCAAAATATATAGATATTGATATTAACCCAAATCCTAAGTTTAAGTCAAATGAAGTATATCAAGCAGCTAAAGGGTGGGTTGAAGCAAGTGGATATGAAGTTAGATTTAAGACAATTGCACCATTAGTAACATCTGTTGCGGATTGGTTGGTAAAATCATAATATTAAAAAATGGTAAGAACTTAAGTTCTTACCATTTATTGTTAAATTATATCTTCATTTATCATTTTCCTTCAAAATACCATTTTGCTTCTGCTTTACGACGTGCAATCAATCCAGGATATTTTTTTCCTTGTATGTCTGATAAATGTGACCAAGTATTTCTTATTTGTGGATTATTTGGGTTTGCTATAATCATTTTACATATTTGTTTATTTAAGAATCCCATTCCAAAATTATAACAGCCAGATGCTATTGCGTCTTTTTGATTTTGATTTAGCTTTACTTTATTAGTATTTGCCCATTTATCTATTTTTGTAGAAGTAATTTTTGCATGTTCTAAGAAAAGATTTTCAAGTTCTTTTTGTGTCCATCTTTTCTTTACAGAATCCATAAATTTACCGTTAGGATGATATAAAAGCCCATATCCAAAAGTCAAATGTCCATTAGCATCTTTAAGATCATATCCATTTAGATCTTTATAAGTCATTGTATATCCAAATTTTTTGCCAGTTTCATATCTACAAATAAAGTCAATCATACCATCGCTAATTCCTACATTATTTGTATTATTTGTTTTTTGTAATATGATTGCCCATGACTTAGGACCTATTACACCATCAGGAGTAAGACCTTTTGATTTCTGCCATTCCTTTACCTTTTTATCTGTGTTAGGACCAAAATCACCATCAGCTGTAATACCCAAATATTTTTGTAATACTTTTACATCTTCACCTTTGGATCCAAGTTTAATAGTGTTCATAATTATTGTAAAGTATTTTAATTAAAAATATTAATTTTATGAGAAACAAAAAGGAACATCATTAAAGATGTTCCTTTATTGTATAAAAAATAAAATATGTTATTATTTAGTTTCATTTGCTTTCTTTTCAGCTTCTTCTTTAAATTTCCATGACAATTCATCATCTAATACATGCTTCTTTGCTGGATTAATAAGATATCCCATTTTTGTCATGATGTCTCTATTAATAAGTATTTTTTGCTTTTTGTTTCTATTGTCAACTAAAGCAAATTCAGCATTTAATAATTTACGTGATCCTATTTGAATACATGGTATAAGAACTGTTTTTCTATTTTCAGTTACTTGACCGACAATTGCATTTGATTCACCATGTTTCTTGAAATAATATTTTTTGCCTTCAATTACTGCTTCAATTAAAGTACCGTTTTCTTCTAATGAATCACATCCAATTGTACTTGCCTTAGCACCATTTCCTGTATCAAATTTTGCTTCAAGAGTAAATTGCTGTTCATTTTCTGTTGTAAATGTAATGTCTTCAAGATAACCTATTGATTTTGGTTCTAATACTAATTCATTTATATCATTAATGTTGTCTAAAAGTATCTTTACAAAGTTTTCTCCAATTACTTCAGATATACCGTCAGTACCTGGTGAACTATTATATTCTAATACAACATTATCACCAACTTCTGGATTACTTCCTGAAACTAACGGCATAATGTCTACAGCACACCATGGCATTCCAGATATTTTAGCAACCTTTAATGCAATTTCCTTTTGTTCTTCAGTCAGTTCAACCTTTTCTGCAGTTGCACCTAAAGATACATTACTTCTAAAATCACCAGATATCTTTACACGTTTCATAGCCGCAAGTATCTTTTGTTGTGTTCTCATAGTCAATACATGTACACGAATATCACCGCCATCAGCTTCTTCCTTCTTTTGTACTAACAATTCAAGATCTTCATCTACTGCAAACATTGCTTGAAGTATAGCTAAAATACCTTTACCATTTGTCATAAATACACCAGTACCGCCATGTCCATCAAGTATTTTTACAACATATTCAAACTTTTCATCTGCTTTTAAATCTTTACCAATTTCTTTATTTACTCTCTTAAGTTTCTTTGATAATGATTCTTCACCATTCTTAATATCATTTTTAGATACTAAAGTAAAACGTGGTTGTGGAATTTCATATCTTTCAAGTAATACTGCAGATGTATACTTATTAGATGCCTTCTTTGCCGATTGAATTGGATTTATTACAAAGAATCCCCATGCTTGAAGTTCTTTGATAAGTTCCATACATTCTTCGGATTCTTGAACTCCAAGACGAGTAATTACAATAGTATCAATATTTGATTGTTCATTGACTTTATATTTTGTCTTATCATCACTAAATGAAATTTCTTTATCAGTAGCTTTATATGAAATTTCATCAGCAACAAATGTAAATATTTCTATATCTGTATTCTTTACAGCATCATTAAGATTTTTTAGAGTCTTATTTGTTTTTTCTTCTCTATCATTTGTAAAGAAAAGAATGTTCTTAAAGAAATAATTAGACTGTTCTATTTTGTCCTGAATACTATCTTTAGATTCAGAATCTTCCATTTTCTTATTAACTTCATCAGATATGTCATTATCATTTTTCTCATCAGGTTTATCATCCTTAATATCTAATAAATTGTCTAATTTAGTTTCTTCCTTAGTTTCTTCTTCCTTAATAATATTTTGTCTTTTCTGTTTAAGAGTTTCCATTACTTCTGCAATAGTTTCAGGATCTCTATAGTCATATTGCTTTTTCATATATTATATAAAAAATATTATAAATTTTAATATAAATTATCCATTATTGTTTTGGCATTGACATGGCCATCAGCCTTTTCATTATCTAATTTTTTGGAACTATATGGATCTATATGATCATTACCTTGTAGTATCTTATATAAAAAATATGCTGAATCATATATCTTATCGCCTGGATGTTTACATTTATTATCAAAGTTTGTTACCCATTCATCTTCATCTTGAATATTTATGTCTTTGTCATCCATTTTCAATATATTTTTCAATGCCCACTTAACTACATCAACTTCGTCATTTGATGAATATAATATAATTTTATCAGGTGTAAAGTCTTCATATTCATCATTAAACATGGATATCATTTTAACCATATCAAAGAATGATGCAACATGAGGCAATTCATGATAATTATCTTTGTATACAAAATATTTTGCATCTGGTACTTCAAGCTCATTCCATGATCCATCCCAATTATCTTCTTCATTTACAGGGAATTTTGGTATTTCTACAGATATCTTATTTCTATTTTGTTTTACGCTTATATTTTTTACGTTTAATTTTTCGACAATATAGTTTGATAATTTTTTCATAAATAGTACTATATTATTTTAATACTTATAATTAAAAATAATAAATGTCAGCTAATTTATTTGAAAAATGTGAACCAATTTCTGCTATTTTAGCACCTCATGTACAGCAAATGATCATATCAGAATTAGAGGAATCATGTGATAATTTAGAATATCTGTGCATAGGTTCTGTAGGCAAGAAAAAGGATGAAGATTTTAATGGTGATATTGATATTGCTATTAAATGCAAAGATATTGAAGAACTTAAAAGAATAATATATCACACTTTTGGACATTTGAATATAGTTATATCTGAAACATTATATATTGTTTCTATAGAATATCCTTATATATATGATAATGAAGAAAAATATGTACAGTGTGATTTTATGGTGATGTGGTATACTGATTATACTGCATTCAGATATTTTTGTCCAAACTATAGAAATGACGAATCAAAGTATAAAGTAGGTGCAAAAATAATGTTAACAAGTATTATATTAAATCATTGTATAAAAGAAAAAAATAAAGATTTGTTATATGATGAAATAGCTAAGTTTGATTTTAGACCTACTGCATTATATCGATTTATATATAGTAATAGCAGAAAAGCATATAAAGAAGAATTTGTGACCGCTGACGTAAATAAAATTGTTGAAATGTGTTTTTATGATAATGATAGAAAACATTTTAATTCTGTTGAATCATTATGGGGTGCTATTCATAGTGATAATTTTAAATATTCTGATGAAGTAAAACAAATTGAAATGGTATGGTTTGTATGTTGTTTTAGAAAAGGATGGACCTCTATTGTTCCTGAAGATTTTAAAATAGAATATTGGACAAATGATCAAATATGGTATAATATAAATCAACAAAAAGAAATAAATAAAATAAATGAATTTTTACAACAAGGTAAGGAAATATAAATATAAAAATTACTATATTAAAATAAATATATAAGATTAAAAAATATATGTATTTGCTAATTATTGAAGGTACTGATAATATAGGTAAAGATACTTTGAAAAATCAATTGATAGATCTATTTGATACTGTTACATTAATTCATTGTAGTTCACCAAAATCAAGAGGATTTAAGTCTTATGAACAAGATAAGACATTCTTAACATATGCTGATAATATTGTAAATGGTGTATATGATGGAACGGAATGTATTATAATGAATAGATCACATTATGGAGAATATGTATATGGACAAATATATAGGCACAGAAATCCTATAGAAATTTCATCTATGATTAATGATTTTGATAAGCTAATAGATTCGAGAATTGATTTAAAAGTAAAATATATTCAATTATTAAGTACATCATTAGAATTAAGAAAGAAATATGATGACAATAAATCATTATCATTAATGGATGAACAAAAAATGGAAATAGAAAATAAGCTTTTTATGGATGTATACAATCAATCAAAATTTGATAAAAAGCTTATATATGTAAATGACGGTGACAATTTTAGACGTAAAGAAGATATTTATAAAGAAGCATTAGATTTTATAAATTCTTAAAATTAGAAAAATATATAAAAGATATATGAATACAAAAGATATATTTAATATTTTTTTAGAAAAATATAATAATAGAGAATTTCGTACAATAGGTAATAATGTTCAGCAATCAATAACATTAGAAATTCAAAATGCCCATTTTGAAGTTGATAAACCATGGATTGTTAGAGAACCAAATTATGGCTATTATAAACGTGAAGAAAAATGGTATTATTCACAATCATTAAATGTTAATGATATTCCTGAAGGTGCACCAAAAATGTGGCAAGCTTGCGCAACACCAGATGGATTTATAAATTCTAATTATGGGTGGTGTATATTTTCAAAAGAAAATGGTGATCAGTATAAAAACTGTAAACAACATTTAATTGAAGATCCACATACTCGTGAAGCTATTATGATTTATAATCGTCCATCAATGCAACAAGAATATAATAAAAATGGAATGCATGATTTTATGTGTTGTCAGAATGTTCAATATTTTATAAATGAATATGATGAATATAATGATATACTTGATTGCATAGTTAATTTTAGAAGTAATGATGCAGTATTTGGATTTAATAATGATGCACTTTGGGCAAATCATATATTAGAAAAACTTGCTAATGAATTAAGACCTATTTGGAATAATAAATATGATAAAAATATAGCGGCGGGTCATATATATTGGAATGCCGGTTCATTACATATTTATGAAAGACATTTTAAAATTTTAACAGATTTTAATACTAAACAAAATGTCTATAAATATTATGAAGATATTGAAAAACAAAATAACTTATTTAGAAAAACCCAAGAATCAATAAATAATGGATAAAATTCGAGACATAAAATATAAGTTATTAAAAGAACTAAAATGGGATCATATTAAAGAAACTGGATATGATTGTAATAGTGGTACAAAATATGTAGAGGTTAAAAATGCATTATTTGAAGTAGATAAAGACAGGATATTCAATACAATTCCTCAACTTTCATATATGAGTCCACAATGGTATATAGATAATTATGATCCTATATTAAATAAGAATGATCAATTAAATAAATGTATAAGTAAATTAGTAGAAAATACAAATTCAAGACAAGCCGTTATTATAATGGGCGATACTAATGAATTTGATAATATAGATAATACTTTTATATGTACAATGTATATGCATATATTTCTAAATAAGATAAAATATGATGTATATGAATTAGAATATATTGTACATATGAGATCTAATGATTGTATAGAATTTATTACTGATTTACAATGGCATAAGAAATTATATAATGATATCTTAAATCAATTAAGAGAAAAAACTAAATTAATGATTATGCCAAAAAATATTATATGGAATGCAGACACTATACATTTATATGAACAATTTTTTGAACAAGCATTAAAAGAATCTTAATTTTATATGAAAAAACTTATTTCAGCTTCTATTATGTGTGCTAAGAACTTATTGAACTTAGAACACGAAATTAAAGAACTAGAGAAAAACAATATTGATATGTTTCATCTAGATGCTATGGATGGACATTTTGTAAATAATATTACTTTTGGTCCAGACATATTGAACGCTATTCATAAATGTGTTACAAAACCTTGTGATTATCATTTAATGATGGATGATCCTTTGACATTTATAGAACGTCTCGAGCTTTCGGCAGATGATATTGTTACAATACATGCAGAAATTGATCCAGAAAAATTTGATGCAACTATAAAATATTTGAATTCTTTAAAGAAAAGAGGAATTAAGATTGGGGTTGCGATTAATCCAAAAACATCAATAGAAGGATTGTATGACTATTTGGAATATATAGACATGATATTAGTTATGCTTATTAATCCTGGATTTGCTGGTCAACCTATTATTGGTGGTATTATGCAAAAGCCGATATATGTTCGTCAATATTTAGATTCTATAGGGTATGAAAATATAATGATATCTGTTGATGGCGGTGTATCTAATGAACGTGCAGAAATATTAGCAAAAGGCGGTGTAAATGTATTTGTTGGCGGTACTTCTGGATTATTCAAAAGAAATCAAAATATTAAGACAAGTATTGAAAATTTACGAAAATCATTAAATACTTCTGATTGAAATTTCTATTTTTAATTAAAGAATTAATTGTTTTTAATATAATAAATTAATATGAAAGTATTTATAGCAACATCTGGTATAGGTTCTAGACTTTTAGAACTAACAAAATACACAAATAAGTCAATGATTAAGATAGGTAAGAAGCCAGTTATATCTTATATTATTGATGAATATCCTGAAGATACAGAATTTGTAATTACTTTGGGATATTTTGGTGATCATGTACGGCAATATCTTGAATTGGCATATCCAAACAAGAAAATAACATTTGTAACAGTTGATAATTATGCAGGTCCAGGATCTTCACAAGTATATTCACAATTACAGGCAGAAAAATATCTTCAAGAGCCTTTTATATATCATGATTGTGATACTATAATTGAGAATCTTCAGGATCAAATTCCAATGAAGTTCAATTATAATTTCTTAGTTGGATATGAGACAAATTCGGAATTATATGATGCATTTGATTATGATATTAATACAAAGTCAAAATCAAAGAAGTACGAAGTATATGATTTGATTAAGACATATATGAAGCCAGATTCTTTAGTCGGTATGTTGGCTTTTGTCGGTATTTGTGGTATATATGATTATAAGGAATTTTGGAAATATATGCACATGGCTTATGAAAATGAACAAGTCCCTTATGATTTCTTAGTATATCATAAATATGGTATGTTTAAAGATAATTTGAAAGCAATTAAGGTTACTAATTGGGTAGATACTGGAAATATAGCCGGTGTAAAGAATTATCGTAAGCAATGTAAAGATCAATTTTTTATATTAGATAAGAATGATCAGGCAATTTTCATAATCAATAATAAAGTAATTAAGTTCTTTGCAAAAGATGGCGTTGTTGATGATCTTTTGAAACATTATGAAACAATTAAAGATTTTTGTCAACCTATAACTGAACATACTAAGAATTTTATATGTTATGATTATATAGATGCTGAGGATGCTATAGTAAAAATGAATCCTGTTCGTTTTGAAAATTTTTTATATTCATTAAAGAATAATAAATTTTGGTCTAAAGTAGAAAATATTGATGATAAATTGTTTTTTGAGTCTATGAAGAAATTCTATATAGACAAAAATATGCAACGGGTAAATCAATTTAAAGAATTCTATAAAGTATCTGAAGATGAAGACATATATGTAAATGATATATTGATTCCTAAAGAATATACTATTGAAAGAATGCTTAATGAAATGATGAATATGAGAGAATGGAAAGAATCTGTTCCTTGTATTTGGCATGGTGATTTTGTATTAGACAATATTCTTTATAACCAAAAGGAAGATAAATATATTTTACTTGATTGGAGACCTAATTTTATAAACATTAAAGAATATGGAGATAGAAACTATGATTTTGGTAAAATGAATCATAATATTACTTTTAATTTCTATAGCGCATATAATGATCTCTATAATGTACAAATAAATGATAATAAGATTTACATTAATATGCTTTGTAATAATTATGTATATGAATGTAAAGAAATATTAAAGAAATTTGTAAATGATAATTATAATGTAAGATTTGAATATATTGAAATGATAACTGGTGCATGTTGGGTAAGTATGTCTCCATTATATTTCTTAAATCCTATTTCTAAACTATTGTTCTATATGGGTAAGCTTACTTTATATATTAATTTGATGAAGCTTCAAAATAAAAAAATAAATACTATATATGATGAATTATAATGACATAAAAATAGCTGGTGTAACATGTGCTTTTAATGAATCACAAATGGTAAAATACGTTATGCCATATTGGGAACGTATTAAGCCAGATAAATTAATTGTGTATGATAATATGTCAACTGATAATATGTGTGAACTATTAAGAAAATATCCGTATGTAGAAATAAGAAAATTTGATACTGGCGGTAAATTTAGTGATGAAACACATATTAAAATAAAGTCAGAAACAGCCAAAGAATTAGCAGATGCTGGTTATGATTGGATTTATATAGGTGATTTTGATGAAATATTATATACAGAAAATGAAAACTTTAGAGAAGTATTATATGAAATTCAACAAATGGGCGGTAATGTATTTTGTAGAGATATGGTATTACCGTTTGATACTACATTAGATGTTTCATTTGATACTAATAAATTACCTCATCAATGTGTACCGAATTATATTACATCTCATGATTGGTCTTCATTTTGGGGTTTTTCTAAAGTAACATTAATACATAAGTCAGTACCAAATATACGTTTTAACAATGGGTGTCATCAGGCATATTTTCCGCAAAAAGGAAATGCTGATTTAGTTGTATTCGGATATCCTATTATTGGTATACATCTAAAATATATTGATTGGAATGTATTGGAAAAGAATTCACATGATAAGCATGATAGAATACAATGGAGAATTCCTGTAGCAAAATCAAAAGTTGATGTTCAATTTACAAAACATTTATATAGTAGATCATGTGGTATGAATAATATAAACAACATGATATCTGCAATGAAGAAAAAATTTGATAAAGTAAATGTTAATGTAGATACAACAACTTGGGATAAGTTTAAAGAATATTATGATAATGAATATGATGTAACAAAAGTTAAATTTAAGCAATATTTAAATAGAACAAATTTTATAACTAAAGATTATTATGAGACAAATAGAAATTCGTAAAGCAGAAAAGAACATTTTAATTGGTAAAATTGGAAAGTCAATTAAATTTAAACATTTGGATATTCGTATAGGCGGTGATGCTTGTATGATATTTTATTCATCAATAGCAAGAATGAATCCGGAGTATAATTTCTTTTGGATTGGTCCTAATCAAATGAATAAATTAAGTGATGAAGAATATGATTATATCTTCCCAAATCATAATGTATATTCAGCATATGATTCTAATTATGAAGATCCGAATCATCATCCTTTTTATCCTATTATTAAGTATTTTAAGGACAATAACATTAAGATAGATTTTGCATTACTTATGTCAGGAATGTGCTCTGGAATAAATGTACCTAACTTCTTAAGAAGTCCAAAGACAGGAGAATATGTAAAGATACTTAATGCATTCAAAAATTATTGCGGTCCTTATATCTATACTCTTAATCAAACTGGAGTACCATTCTATCTTATTTCTGAAGATGCAAGATATATTACAACAAATGCTTCTGACTTATATAATCGAGAAAGAATAATCTTCACACAGACTAATGGATATTTTGAACCAATAGAACATATTACTTCAGAAACTGATTGGACTAAGACTACAGAAAAAATTAAATGTATATATGGATATGTAGAAAGAATATTCATGATGGGTCTTGATAAAAATTGGAAAGAAAATATTGATATTGACAGAAAGTTAAATAGTAAAGGAAATAGATTAATTGTAATATCTAATGGTTGTGGTCAAAAGGACATAAATCGTGCAAATGGTGGTAAAAGTTCACGTCTTCCTGGATATAAGAAATATATTATAGACAATCTTAAGGGTACAGAATTTGAGAATACTAAGATATATGGACAATGGGACGATAAGACTTATGAAAAATATCCCCAAATAATTGATAAACCATTAGTAGAACTTGATGATGAGGTGGCTGATGCAAGATATTCATTGGTATATTCTATTATGCCGGGCTTTGTAACCGTAAAAGCATGGGAAATGATTATCAAAGGTCTTATTCCATTTATTCATCCAGACTATGATAAAGACAGATTATTAGGTCTTCCAGAATATTGTTATCTTAAAGATGAAAAGGATCTATTAAACAAAATGAGAGAATTGGATTCAGATAATGACAAATATCTTAAGCTATTAAATGATTGTTTTGCATGTATTTCAGAAGATGATCTTAATGGAAAACGAATGAATAACTTTATATTCAATAAGATTTCTGAAGATCTTGGATTTGATTATGTAGAAAAGAATGGTTGTGAATCTATTTTTGATCATTTCTCTAAAGATGTATTTGATTTCAATAAGATTAAAAAGTAAGTATGGATAAATGTATTGTTATAAGTGATGTAGACGGTTGCCTTACGGATGGCGGATTATACTATACTGAAGAAGGTAAAGTAATGAAACGTTTCGGTGCCGGTGATCATGAAGGTCTTAAATTATTGAAGAAAAATGGAATATCTGTAGAGTTCATTACTGCAGATAAAGTAGGATATCCTATTGTTGCTAAAAGAATGAAGGATATGTCTAATTCAACTATTCATATTTTTAATGAGATTGAAAGGTATGATTTTGTAAAGTCATTGAAAAACAAATATGAAACTGTTGTATTCTTTGGTGATGGGCCTGGCGACGCTTCATTAGCAAGTAAGATGGCATGTGATATATTTGTATGTCCTAATCAATCTCGACAGGAGGTAAAGCTTGTAGCTGATTATATTACTGAAACAGATGGTGGACATGGCGCATTCTTAGACATGGCAATATGGGTATCTAAAAAAATAAATAAAGAAAATTATAAAGAATTATATGACTAATAATATAAAATGGGCAGCAATACAACCATTGACTGGTGGTCTATATTTAGGAACAGAAGAAGCTATAGGTCATCCAGCAGAATGGATATTGACATATAAAGGATTAAATACAATTAAAAAGGATAAAGCCGATAATGTTACTGGTGTAGGTAATGAAGCATATCTATTAAACTATCTACATAAAGTTGATAGGGAAGTACCATATTATCAAATGAATAGAAAAATGTTTGATACTAATTTGGATGATATGAATCCGGAAATATTACTTAATGATGAACCTGCTAAGCCAAATTATGAAAATTTAGATTTAGTAGTTGCATTACCGGTATGTAGTGGATTATCTATGGTTACATCTGCTGGACAAGAAACAAAAGACGGTCGTAATTGTAATATGCTTTATTTAGCAAAATTGGCATTAACAACAATCAAACCAAAAATTTATATATTCGAAAACGCTCCTACTTTTATGGGTGAACGTGGTGATAGTTTACGAGTTAGTTTTGAAAAACTTGCTAAAGATAATGGTTATTTAATTGTATATTATAAGACAGATACACATAAACATTATAATTGTCAACGACGTCCAAGAACTTTTATATTTTTTATAAGAAAGGATGTAACAAATAATCAATTGCCTGTATTAGATTTTGAAGACAAACCAATGTCTATTCAAGAATTTTTCGACAATATTCCTTATGGTTTGACTAATCAAGAAGAATGTAAGCCACGTCCTCATAATTATATATTATTAGATTTCTTCAAAGAAAAATATGGAGAGGAATGGTTTAAGACATTAGACAATAAGTGCTTAATGAAATTGATAGTAACAGATAAACTATTTGATGAATTATTTGAATATTGTAAGACTTATACAAAAATATCTGAAGATGATATGAATAAGTCTATAAAATATTTTAAGCATGTAAAAGATAAGACTGACAGGAAGTTAAATTGGTTTGGTTCAGATATAGTATTTTATAAAAAGGAATTACCGTCAGTACAATTTAGAAGTATTACAACAACGATGCATCCAAATTGTAAACGAGTATTGACTATAAGAGAAAATCTTGAATTAATGGGAATGCCACATGATTTTGATTGGTTTGGGGATGAATCTAATCTCCCTAAAATTGCACAAAATGTTCCTGTAAAAACAGCTAAATTTATAATGTCGCAAGCAGTCAATATATTAGAAAATAATATCAATATATTTATGGATGGTAATGTTTTATACATAAATAACATTAATAACAAAATTCAGTTAGTGGCATAAAAACAATTATTCTTTTTATATGAAATGAGGATCTTAAAGATCCTCATTTTTATTTTTAAATATAAGAATATGAAACAAAATATTAATGAAAATTTTTCAAATATTATTAAATAAAACAAAAAATAGTTCATATAGATATGCTGAAGAATTATATCTATCATTATCATCTATAGAAGATATTGATATTGACCAAAGTATAATAGTTGATAAAAGTGAATTTAATCCAGATTTGATAGATATAATTAATTCTTATGATTACGTTTTTATTCATTCAATATCAAAAGATAAAGATTTATATAACATATTAATAAATTTTATTAAACCTAAAAAGATATTATTTATTACTCATACTATATTAAAGCAATGGCATAATGATATTAATTTATCATATATTATTCCATTATTGCGAAATGTAAGTAAAATAGTAATTAATCCACTTGCATTAGATATAATAAATGAAATTAAGGAAAAAATATCTGATGATCAGTTTAACAAAAAATATGTAGAACTTAAATATGTTTATAATTTTTATTTGTTTAATACAATAAATAAAGATAATATCATATCAATGATATCAAATAAGGGAGTACGAACTAATTATGATTTATTCATTAATTTATTTAAAAACAAAGAAATATTAAATAGAGATTTTATTTGGAAATTATACGGTGTAACAAAGAACATTCAAACTTATTATATTAATGATTTATATATAAACAATAAAACACAAAAACCTTCATTAATAACTAATTTTGATACAACAGTTATTTCAAAAAATATGATAAATGTATATGGAGAAATAGACAGAAATACATATAAAGAAGTTATAGAAAAATCATTATTTACATGCAATTTTGATAATGAATCTTATATAAGTTATAATATAATAGATATAATAGGCAATGGATCTATTCCAATAATGTCAAAAACTGTAGCGCAAAACATAAGAATAAATCAAAAACAAACATTATATGATCTTAAATGCGGTATATTTATTAATGATACATTTGATGAACAAGCTATAATAACTATAAATAAATTAGTACAAAGTCCTAATACATACATAAATACATTAAATAAGCATGTAAATATTTTTAAACAAATTTTCAATAATTCAGAAACAATCAATAAATTATTACAAAATATAATATGAAAAACATAAATAATTACATATCAGAGAAGCTCAATATAAAAAATATTAAAGTACATCAATATAAGTATTTTCCAAAGACAAAAGAAGAACTTAGAAAAATCTTAGAAAAAAGATTAGATGAAGACAATAATGCGGATTTGAATGATATTGATGTTAGTGAAATAACTGATATGTCATTACTATTTAATAAGTTAGATCCACATAATATAAATATATCTGGCTGGGATGTAGGTAATGTTACTGCAATGGGTGCAATGTTTAATGGATGTGATAATTTTAATTCTGACTTAAGTAAATGGGACGTTAGTAAGGTTACTAATATGGATTCAATGTTTGCTGATTGTGGAGAATTTAATTCTGATCTAAGTGAATGGGATGTATCTAAAGTTACAAATATGCAAGCTATGTTTACTAGATGTCATAAACTTGATACCGACTTAAATAAATGGGATGTATCTAATGTTACTGGAATGGATTCAATATTTTATGGTTGTAATAACTTTAATTCTGACTTAAGCAATTGGAATGTATCTAATGTTACTGATATGTATAAAATGTTTTATGATTGTAACAGCTTTAATTCTGATCTAAGTAAATGGGATGTAAGTAATGTTACTGATATGCGTAATATGTTTTTTGGATGTGATTCGCTAAAAAATAAACCAAGCTGGTACAAGAATAAAATAAAAATTAAAAAATAATATATAATATATATAAATGATATGAAAAACCTAAAAGACGTCATTATAGAGAAGCTCAATATAAAAAATATTAAAATACAATATACTTGTCATCCAAAAACAAAAGTAGAACTTCAATTAATATTGAGAGAAAGACTATCAAAAGATAATAATGCTAATTTGAATGATATTGATGTTAGTGATATAACCGATATGTCTAATTTATTTGAAAAATTAAATCCTCATAATATAGATATATCTGAATGGAATGTATCAAATGTTATCAATATGAGTTATATGTTTTATGATTGTCAAAATTTTAACTGTGACTTAAGTAAATGGGACGTAAGTAATGTTACAAATATGATAAATATGTTTTATGATTGCAAAGAATTTAATTCTGACTTAAGCAAATGGAATGTAAGTAATGTTAAAAAAATGAATGGTACATTTGCTGGCTGTATAAAATTTAATTCTGATCTAAGCAATTGGGATGTTAGTAATGTTAATAATATGGGTGGACTATTTGCTAGATGCCAAAATTTTAATGCAGATCTAAGTAATTGGAATGTATCTAATGTTCAAAACATGGTAAATATGTTTTATGAATGTGAAAAATTTAAAGGCAAAGGATTAGAAAAATGGAAACCAACCAAATTATTAATATATAAGAATATATTTTATAAGACTCAATTAGAAAAAAATCCTCCAAAATGGTATAAATAATAATTAAATATAAAGAATAGATTAAAGTAGTATTAATTAACAAAGGGAATTTCTTTTGAAAGAAATTCCCTTTTATTATGTTATGTTTATGTTATGTAAATTTTACTTATTGAATTGAAAAATCACTATCTGCTAATATATAGAATAATTTAGTATTATATTCTTTTGCCAATTCTTTCATTTCTGATTGAGAATCATTATTAGCAATAAATATAACCATACCAGCAATATCATTAATAAGTTTTTTGACTTTATTCTTATCAACCGAAGATGCGGCATCTGTAATAATAATATTTATAAGGAATGTATTTGTTTCATTTTTTATGTAATCAAATATATCACTAAAATCGCATGTTCCACCATCTGCAGATGCCTTCTTACCATAAGGTATTTCCTTAATATTCATATCAAATGCGAATATCTTAAATACTACTTCATCTACAACAGCTTCTTTACTAAATTGTTTTTTAAGTGATTCACAAATAGTATAACATGCTTTAAATACATTATCTATAGAACCTCCCATTGATCCGGACTTATCAATATAGAATGCTGCATTAATAGTTAATTTATCATCTTTTATCTTTTTTCCAGGATTAATAATTGTTCCACTTGTTACAAAACCTGCACCTCTTTTAAATCTTGAATATGTTTTCTTATATTGACGTTTCTTTTGGAATACTTTATTCTTCACATATTTATTTATAATTGAATTCATTTCAAGATTCCATGAAGCAGTTCCCTTTGAAATTTTTTGTGCTAATCCATTCTTTTCAAGTTTAATTGATGATTTACATTTATTAATGAATTTACCAAAATCACCAGCAATTCTACTTTTATACTTTTCAATGATATTTTGTGCTTTTGTTTTAATTTGTTCTAAATCAGCATCACTTATTGTATCATTTGATGAATTTGAGTTTCCTTTACCACTACCTGAAGCATTGGTTTTGTTACCGTCATTTGCATTACTATCTGTATTAGTATCTACATTAGCCTTTTCAGCAGCCTTTTTTGCTTTATCTAATGCATCTTTAGCTTCCTTAGCAGCTTTTTCTTCACCAGATTTGTCATTAGCATCTTTAGCTTCTTGTGCTCTTTTAGCAGCATCTTTAGCTTCTTTAGCAGCATCTTTAGCTTCCTTAGCAGCATCATCTAATTTTCCATCATTATTAGCTTTATTTATATTATCGCTAATTTCTTTAGCTTTCTGCGCATTTTGTTTTGCACCTTCTGCTGTATTGTCATCAGCTGAATTACCACCATTATTGCTATTATTGCTATTACTACTATTGCTTTGATTATTATCTTGACTGCCTTGACTATCTTGACTACCTTGACCACCTTGGCTACTTTGTGAATTTGATTCCTGGCCATCACCCTCTGAATCTTGTTCATCCATCATTTGCTTGAGTTTGTCCTTGTCTTTTTCTATTTCTTTTTTCTTTTCAAGTAATTTAAGATATAATGTATATTGAGTATCTGACTTTCTATCATAGTCAACATCATATTCTTTCTTTAAGTATTCAGGAAAAATACCATCTTCAAATCTTTCCTTTTTTCTGTAATAATAAAGATAGTCATTAATTACACAGTCAGATGCAATGTTTAAAAGCATATGATTATACTCATAACCGGCAGCTTTAATTTTTTCAGCTACACCAAAAGTATCCCATAGTTGATGAAGGCACTCATGATCATATACAAATTCCCATTTTCTTATACTTTTACCTATGATATCATTAGGAGCATTTAAGTATATTAATTTATTTGGGTCTGTAAATGCAACATGTTTAGCTGCTTCTGGATTTTCATACGGATTCAAAAATCTAGTAAATTCAAGCATATCATAAAAGAACATATCATCATTATTATCTGCAGTATCATCAATATACTCTATTAGTTTTACTCTAAAGTTTTCTTCATGATCATGTTCAGATACTTCTATTAAAGACTGTTTTGTTAATGCAAAATCTTTACTATTTAATAATGAACTTTTTATTTCCATACTTAACAATTAATAAATTTTTTCTTCTTTTCGAAAATCTTAGTATAATACCATGGCTTAACATTATCAACCTTCTTAGATATTGTTCTATATGATACAACATTATTATGCTTTAATATTTGTGAATCTTTATCATTTATAACAAATATTGTAGCATTATTAATAGCATCAGTATATCCAGGAGTAAAATTAAAATCTAAATATTGATCAATTTCCCCATTGTTGTTTGTATATTCTCTTGATACTAATTGAGGTTCTACGCAAAATTGATAAAAATCATCATCATTATCAAAATATATAACATTTAAGTCATTATCTATTAACATTATTAATTATACTAAAATATATTTTGCTTTAATATTAAAATAGTAAACTAAATTTACAATGTTTAATCTTCGAATGGATCCTTATATCCTTCCTTCTTCCATTGTTCATCTTTAGTAAACTTATACTTAATATTATCAGTCTCTAATTTACGGAGATATCTTTCTACCATTTCTGCATTAAGATCACCTAATTCACAGAATGTCTTTACTATATTTTCTTCTGAAATACCATATCTTACAACTTTACCATTTTCTTCTTGGGCAATAAATCCGTTCTCTATACCAAATTTAATTCCATCCTTTATTTGTTGTGTAAGCATATCTGAATCTTTTTTGTTTCCTGAACGACCAGTGGTATTTTCATCTTTCTTTTCAGCAGAATTCATAAAGTCATAGCAAGCTTCTGCTAATTCATCAATTTCTTTTTCTTGTGTTCTAGAAAGATCATCTTTTACAAGACCTTGAATTTGTTCTTTCCAATCATCTGCATCAAATATATCATAGTCACCGTCTTCACGAAGGTTAAAGATAGATTCAATCATGAAACTTTCTACATCACGAGGATTTTTGAATATAGATGCGTGATCTTTAAATGTGTCTAATAATTCTTTAGATAATTTGTCATCCCATTTCTTATGTAAATGTGCAAAGGCAGCATCCCAATCGCCACTTTCCCAAGTAATGATACCGCCAAAACGAGAAAGCAGTGGTCCAGAAAGTTCATTAACTGCTCCATTTTCTGATTCAAAGTTACCAGCAGCACCAACAATAAAGTTTTCAAACTTATGACCGCATACTTCATTCTTAAGTACAATAGGCATAAGAGCATTCATTACGTCAGGAGCAGCTTGGTTCATTTCATCAAAGAACAATAAGAATTGTGTTTCAGGATTGTCATACATAACTTTTGCCCAAGCTGGCATAAGTGTAGCTACATAATCAGCACCCTTCTTTGATTTCTTAGCAACTGGAAGACCACCTAAGTCAGTAGCTTCAGCTTTATCAAGATATACTGTTATAACTGTACGTTTGCATTGATGAGCAAGCTGTGTAATAATAGATGTCTTACCCCAACCAGCTTCACCTTGAATAAAGAATGGCTTCTTTGACTTAAGACGCATTAAGATTCTTTTCTTGTTACGGGTTAATGTATTTTTGTCAATACCGTTAACTATATCATCTTCTGTAGGAGGTTCAACAGCCCATACACCGCCTGAGCCATTTTCTTCTTCATCCTGTCCCTTTACATCTTTCAATTCAGGAGCTTCTTCTTTATCAGACTTTTTTGTACGATATTCATTAATGATACCTTCATTAATTTCATTTACAAATGTATTTAATGATTTCATATATATTATAAGTATTTTTATATTTTCTTTCTTCTATATATTTAAAAATAAAAATTTGGTTTTACTATAATTATAACAACATATATTTTTTTAGAATAATTATTAAATTGAATTTCTATAAATTTTTATTCTATTTTAAATAAATTTATAAATATAAGATATGTTAAGTAAAATTGATAAAATATACATTATATCATATACTAAAAATGATATATCACGACAACATATAAAAGAACAACTTAATTATCATGGAATAACTGACTTTGAATTTATATATACTTATAATGTATCTGAAAATATTATAAACAACCCACATAATCTTAGTATTCAGCACCTAAGTGTATCTTTTACTCATTATGATATTATTAAGAAAAGTTATGAATTAGGATTAGAAAGAATACTTATTTTTGAAGATGATGTACTTTTTCTACAAGACAAAAAGTTATTTAATGAAGTTTTGAATAAAGGTATAGAATCATCTGCGGACATATATATGTATGATTATAGTAAAAGAAATACAAATATAGAAAATGTATATGCTTTTATATTAACATCAGGATATATGCTAAATAGAAATGGTATGAAGTTTATGATTGATAATTATGAAAATGACCCATTTATAATTGATGAATATTTTTATTATGATGAAACAAATAAATACTTTATAGATAATATATATTTTAATTTAAATAAAAATTCATTTACTTTATATATTCAGAATAGAAATACAACACTTAAATATGCTGATATACATTTATGTCATCAAGGACCTAATTATTATGTAGAAAATGATAATATAAATGAAGACTTATATTTTAAATATTAATTGAATTTCTACAGATTTTTTACTATATTTTATTACTATAGATAATTAATTGAAATAATATGACAAAGAAAATTGAAGAAAAGTATACATCAATGTCAGAACGTCAACATATATTAAGTCGTTCTGGAATGTATATTGGTTCTATTAAAGAGGAGGAAAATCAAGTATTTATATATGATGCTGATGAAAATAAGATGATTATGAAGGATGTCATCTATTCACCAGCAATGCTTAAATTGTTTGATGAAATATTGTCAAACTCATGTGATGAATTCCGTCGCAAAGATAATATGGGATTGACAACTATATCTATACTAATAGATAGAACAACAAATGCAATTACTATTGAAGACAACGGCGGTATTCCTATTGTAAAGCATAAGGAAGCAAAAGTATATGTTCCTGAATTTATTTTTGGACAACTTAGAACATCTTCAAACTATGATGATACTGAAGATAGAAATGTTATTGGAACAAATGGTCTTGGTTCAGTATTAAGTAATATCTTTTCAAAAAAGTTTATTGTAGAATCCGCGGACAAGAAAAACAAACTTCATGTAGAATGGACGGATAATATGGAGCATAAATCTGAACCAGTAATCAGTAAATGTTCAGATCATTATACAAAAACTACATTCTATATTGATTTTGATAGGTTTGACCAAAAGACATTCGGTATTACTGATGATTTTGTATCTATACTTCATAAACGTTGTATAGATGCTGCAGCAGCTAATTTGGGATTAACTATTAACTTTACTGAAAAAACAAAAGAAACAACAAATAAGAATAAATGGAAGTTTAAGAAGTTTGAAGAATACATGGAACTTTATTCAGACTACATTGATCTTTCATGTATTATATCTTATAAGGATAATAAAAAACAAATTTGGATATGCCCGGACAGTGAAGTTGATGTGGCATTTGTAAATGGTGCGGAATGTTCAAAAGGTACACATATCAAAGCAGTAAGATATCCAGTAGGTCATGTCATTACTGAAATACTTAAAAAGAAACATAAGATAGATGTAACTAATAAAGCAATAGATACTAAATATGGAGTGTTTGGAATATTTGATATAAGTAATCCAACATATAGTTCACAGACTAAAGAAGAACTTACAAATTCACAAGATAGCTTCTATAAGGATGGATCGGAATTCAAATTGTCTGATGACTTTCTTAAGAAATGCCAGAAATCAGAAATTGTTGATCTGGTAATAGATTGGTATAAGAAAAAATGTGAAGCAGAAGATCAAGCAAAAATCCGTAAACTTAATCGTGAAGCAAAGAAACTATTAAGATCTGACAAATTTATTAATTGTACATCAAAGAAAAATAGAGAAAAAGAACTCTGGGTCTATGAGGGAGACTCCGCCCACACAGGATTCAGAATGGCAAGAAATCCACAAACACAAGCAAGTTATAGAATGAGAGGAGTACCTTTAAATTGTATTGGTATGACAGCAACGCAGGTAATGAAAAACCAAGTATTTAATGATATAGTAAATATTATTGGTCTACAATGGGGTCAATATAATAATGTAGATGATTTGAAATTTGGTAAGTTCATTATTACTTCTGATGCTGACTATGATGGTGATAAGATTGCAAGTCTATTACTTGTATTTGCTATGCATTTTCCTGAGCTGTTTGATCAAGGATTTATATATAGGGTTGTTACCCCAATTATAACAGCAACTAAAGGAAAAGACCATAGAGTTTATTATACCAGAGAAGAATATGAAAAAGATTCTAAAAAACTTAAAGGATATGTCATAAAGTATTTGAAAGGAGTAGGTACACAAACTAATGCAGATACTAAAGAAATGATGACAAATCCTAAACTTATTAAATTTACTAAAGACAATATGGCTGAACTTATGATTAAGAAATGGTTTGGTAAGGGTGAAGCAAGTACAAGAAAGAGTATATTAAAAGATGATGTAGAAGCAGAATAATTAATTATAAAGGAGATATTTTTTATCTCTTTTATATTAAATTGCAAAAATAATATTATTATTAATTAAATAATATAATTATTAAATTATGAGATATATAGTTAAAAAGAATATATATACAAATGAAATTGAAGATTGTTGGGATTCATTAAAAAAATGTGCAGATGAAATTGGAGTAAAACCGCCAACAATTAAACAAGCAATTCGTACAAAAGGTAAATGTAAAAATTATTTTTTTGCATATAAAGAATTAGACAAAAAATATATTTTAGAATTATTAAAAAATGACAGATAATGATGCTATAAATTGTTGGACTATACGAGATGTATTGAAACGAAATACTGCTAAACAAAACAATTTAAATTATTTGAAATTTTTTACTATATTAGAATTAGAAAATTGGTTAAAAACATATGAAGCAGAATCAAAACATTACGGAGAGAACAATATCTAATTTTTTGGATAAGGAATATAGAGGCTACTCGAATTACGTCATACAAAATCGAGCCTGCCCCTCATTGATTGACGGATTTAAGACGGGTGCAAGAAAGATTATGCATGCAGCTATGAAGGGTTCACTTAAAAATGGCGAGACTAAGAAGGTTACTGCATTAGCTGGTGAGACTATGACGCATTCACTTTATCAGCATGGTGACGCAAGCCTCAATGGAACAATCATTACCTTATCACAAGAATTTGACTTCAATCTAAATCCTCTCTTTATTGATGGTCAAAATGGTTCTTTAAGATCTCAAGATGCAGCAAGTCCTCGTTATCTTTATGTACGTCATTCTAAATATACTCCTATTTGGAAGACTGACTATGATCTTTTGGAATTTGAAGAGGAAGAAGGAGAACAAGTAGAACCTAAGTATTATTTACCAATTATACCTGTATTACTTGCACAACGGCAAGAAGGGATGGCTCCGGGCTACAGATTCTCAAATATGTCGTATGATCCTGTAGACATTATAGATGCATGTATAACAGTTTTAAATTCAAAGAAGAAAGAAAATAAGCTTGATGGATTTGTGTTGCATCCTTATATTAAAGGGATTAAGAAAAAGAATTGGAAATATGAGACTGAAGAAAATGAAGTATCTCATTGGGTAAACTATGGAGAATTTAAATGGGATGAGAAAAGAAAAGAAATAATTATAAAAGATCTTCCTTATGATATGGATTTTGATTCCTTTGAAAAGCTTTTAAATAAATTAGTTGAAAAGGAAGAAATTAAAGATTGGAAAAACTTATCTTCAGGTACGGACATTGAATATCATATTGATTGTAAAAGGGGCAAATGGGCAGCTACTTTAAAAGGTAAGTTAGTAAATAAGAAAATAGAGCAAAAACTTAAATTACGTAAAGTTGTACCTGATGATTTGCTTTGGGTTATTGATGAAAATAAGAAAGTAAAGCATTTTAGTACACCTTATGAATTAATAGAATATTTTGTAAACTTCAGATTGCTGAAATATAACGATAGAAAGAAACGTTTAGTAAAGATTCTTGAAGAACGTCTTAAGAAGAATGATGATTTAGTTAAGTTTATTGAATTGGTTTGTAAAGGAAAACTTAAGATTAGAAATCGTTCTAAGAAAGAAATTAAAGTAGACATGGATAGTTACAAATTACCTATGGAGTTAATTAGCACACCAATGAGTAAAGTAACTATTGAAGAACGTGATGAATTACTTAAGCAAAATGAAGCAATGAGAAAAGAGCTTGAATATATTAAGAAAACAACAGAAAAGCAAATGTATATTAATGATCTGAATGATCTTAGAAAAGACTTAGAAAAGGATTTTAAATAAAAAATAAATATATAAATTATGAATAAACAAAATCAATTAGGAAATATAAGATTACATGTTTTTGAACCTAAAGATTCAATAGAACAAAATGATTGGTATAAAGACATAACAACATTTAGTTATTCTAAGTGTTTTGAACATCCAGAATATATACAAATAGGTCATATTGTAGAGGATGATATGGGTGGTCGTTTTAGAATATTGTCAATACATCATAAGTGGATGAAAGATGAAAATAATAATCCACAACCAGTTATTGAATTTACTGCTGAAAGATATATGAGACATGGAAAACAGAATCCATATATGATTTAAGTAAACGAATATAATCAACAAAAACAACATTACAAAATGAAAACATTAGGTGAATTGAAAATTGGGGATGAATTTTATATTGTTCATTATGATGGTGGACATATATATGATATTGAAAAACATATAATTTCTATTGTTAATGAAACAAGGATAGGAGAGATAATTAAGTTTTTTGATAGTAGAAATGATTTAATCAGTTTATCTATTGAAAGGGAAGATTACGGAAAGACTAACACATATGCATTTTATTGCGCATTAATAGCTTCAAATAAAGAGACAGTAAAATTACTTCTAGAAGATGATATGAAACTATTTATAAATAATGTTGAAAGATTAAACACAATTATAAAATAACTATATGACAATATTTTTGACAGGAACTATAGCTGATACCGCTGATGATTTAGATGTTAAGCGTTTCAATAAGCAAATTTTGGAATGTCAATGGATAATAAATATGGCTGAAGGAAGAACAAAGCCGTCTAATCATCCAGCATATTTAATGTATAAAGATCATATTGAATGGGTGAAAAAATATCAAGAATGTTTCATTGCCTATAAAGATAAAGATTACGGATTATACCAGTCAATATCTAAAACTGCTGAAAAAATACAGCCAAGTTTCATTTGCGAAGATCTTTATAACAATTTTAAAAGAAGACTATATACAAAAGATCCAAATTATTATGAAAGATGGGCATATCTTGGAAATTCATATGCAAACTATTATTATGTAGATGGTAATTGGATTAAGTATGAAAATGGTAAAAAGGAAATAGATAATACATTTGGTAAATTAAAAAATGGAAGACAATAAGAAATATCCACTACAACAATGTCAAGATGATACTATAACTACCGCATTTAGAAGACTTCATGAACGATTGGTTGATGAAGTCATAGGTTTTTGTCGTGCTTATGATATATCAATTGATGAACTATATTTTAATGCAGATTCATTAGAAGATTCAATTAAACATGGAAGTTGGCAACCGTGTACTGATTCTTGTCTACAATTTAATAAGTTTACACAAGAATACAAAGATTGTGTAAACATGAAAAATGAAGAATCTACACAAAAAATTACTAATTATAATGAATATAAAAGAATTATAAATGAACAAAAACCATTTTTAATAAGTATGTGATGCTTATAGAAAAAATTATTAAATGATTGTATTTTTTAGAAATTTATACTATATTTAATTTATAAGTTTAATAAGTAAATTAAATATTATATGAAATTTGGAAATGTAGTTTTGCTTTGCAAGAATTGGTATCAAACGCGTGATCATAACAATTTTGATACATTTTGGATGGATATGGCTCATGCTATTGATGCTGATGGTTGGTCGTGTATTTCTAAGAATGATGTTTATCTTTGGTGTCTGCATCGTCTTGATGAAATGAAAAATGATGAGAAACTGTATAATATAAGTAATCAACTTACATTATCATATATATTTAATGAAGTTGAAAACATGATTCGTAGGGCTTTATGGTATGACAAAAAAGATTTGGATTATCGAGATGCATTGATTTGGGTATATCGGTCAATTATATCAAATATGGAAAAGTCATATTTTGATGAAGAACTATTACCGAATTCAAATGTACTTCCATTTAGTTTGCATGAAGCATGGGTTGATAATGAGAAATATTCAAAAAATCCGCAATGGCATCCTGCTCAAATGACTTGTGATTATCTTGAACATGTTAATAATATAATGGCTAATGGTAAAGCCCAAGATATTGATGAAAATCGCTTCAATCAAATAGAAGCATCTTTATATAAGAATTCATATAAGGATGTCCGCATTCCTATTGGGGAAGATAATTTGAATGACTGTATTGAATTGGAACTTTCCGCAAGCAATCTGCAAAAACATAATGCAAAAATTGATGGTGAAGACGTTTGGTTTGAAATAGGAGTATTTGACCATTGTAATGATTTGCAATATCCTAAAAATTTGAATAAGTCATATAAATGCAGATTAAAGAAAACATATGATGATTTCTTTGATGAATATAAATATGAATTGAAATCAGTTCAAGAAATCTAAATAATATTTGAATTTCTGTTGTTTTTATACTATATTAAATTATGAAAACAAATATCAAAGTTAGAAATTTCTTAGACAAGCACCGTTTAAATATTACATTGGCTGCTCATACAGATACAATGTTATTTAGTGAACTAGAAAGACTATTTCAAGAGATGTATGACCTTGGACATTCAGATGGCTGGGCGGAAGGTTATTTAGATGCTTTATCAGAAATGAACTATTATGAAAATCTTTAATAAATAAAAAATATTATGTTTGAAATAGTAGGAAAGTATACAAAGGCAATTGTTTATAATGATAATATAGAAGATGAAGCGGTTGCACAGATATATGGTATAGTCAATTGTAAAGCTTATGAAGGTCAGACAATACGAATCATGCCCGATACACACTGTGGAAAAGGGTCTGTCATAGGTTTCTGCTCAACCTTTGGAAAGTACATTGACCCAAGAACAGTTGGTGTAGATGTGGGCTGTGAAATCTCAATGCATCTTTATGATAGACCTGTTCCTGCAGATAAGTATGCTGAGCTAAATCATAAGATTCTTAAAGAATGTGGTTGGGGATTCAATTTGTCTCCTAAGAAGATGTATGAAGACAAGGAGCTTTATAAGTTTATGTCAACAGAGTTCAGAAAGGCAAAGTCAAGACATCCTGAGAGTTTTGCAGAACTTCCTGATACTGTTACTGAAAAGTGGGTTATGGATATGCTTAATCGTTTAGGAATGGATCCTAAGACATGGTATTATTCAATTAACAGCTTTGGTGGAGGTAATCATTATTGTGAATATGATGTTAATGAAGAAAATAATCTTTACGGAATAACTGTTCATTGTGGTTCTCGAAACTTTGGTGTCAAGGTTTGTAAGTATTGGGAAAATAAGTCAAAAGGTGCAGCTCTTTCAAAATCAGAGGTGAAAGAATATACTGATTTATTTAAAAAGAAGTATATTGAAGAACATGGACGAAAGAACATGGAAGGCTTTAAGGATGCTCTTAAGAAATATCTTGATTCAAGGACAGAAGGACATATTGAAGGTTTCTTGACAGGTGATAATATGCTTGGATATTTCTGCGATATGTATACAGCAAGAACATATGCACGTTTCAACCATATTATTCTTCACCGTACTATTGACAAAATAGTTGCAAAGTATGGGTGTAAGGTAATTAAGGAGATTGTTTCTACGCATAATTATATTGACTTTGATGAAGATATTCCTATTATTCGTAAGGGTGCTATCCGAGCTTATGAAGGCGAGGAAATGCTTGTTCCTTTCAATATGAGAGATGGCGTAGCTGTTTGCGAAGGACTTTCAAATTCTGAATGGTTGAATTCCTGTGCTCATGGTGCTGGTCGTAAGATGTCTCGTTCAAAGGCTAAAGAAAATGTTTCTATGGAAGAGTTTAAGGAATCAATGAAGGATGTATATTCAACTACAGTTTGCAAGGGAACTATTGATGAGTCTCCTATGGCTTATAAGGACACTAATGAGATTAAGGAATTGATTCAGGAAACTTGTAAGATTAAGTTCATGATGATACCTAAGATCAATATTAAAGCAGCAGATGGTGGAGATTGATTTCTCCATCATTTGTTACTATTTTAAATAAAATTATAAATACTTATATGAAATCGCTTTCACAAATAATAAAAGAATCATTTAATAGTACTGACATAAATGAATTTGATTCATATATTGTTGAGGGCTTAAATATTGATCCAATATCTAAAACGGTATCATTGACAGATACTCATAGTAATGGTGTTGACTTTTCATTATTAAATAATCCGGTCTATTCAAAATATAAAGAATATGATGTTATATCAATATTTAAGAGAACTAAGTTATATGATATAGATAATCAGCAAAGAGATGGAAATCCTTTTATATATGCATTAAAGAATAAATATGGATGGAAATTTAACATAACAAATGAAGAAATCTATAAGTACATTAAAAGATTTTTAACTATTTGTAAAAAAATAAATTCACAATATGATACTATTATTGTTACACCATCAACAAGTGATATTAATGAAAAATTCATGAAAGTCATTTCCAATCAAATAAAGTCTAAAGACATATTAAATGAATTTTTTGTTAAGTTATCTATTGAAGAAATTATTGATGATGATTTAATTGACAAAGAACAAATACAAAATGACTACCCAAATGAATTCAATAAAGTAATTGCCGAAATTCACCATAGTTTTAGAAGAATGAAAGGGACATCATTTGAAGCAAAAATAATGAATAAAAAATATTTAAAATATATAAAATACATAAGCACTGAGTATAATGAAGATATCAGATCAAAAATTGATAATAAAGATATATTGATTTTAGATGATACAATATCTTCAGGAGAAACAATTAGTCAATGTATTAATGGAGTATTATCAAATTTTGTTCCGAAATCAATTACAATTATAATATTATTATCAAAATTATAACATTATTATCAAAATTGTGAAAAGCATATCAAAGAAGTAAAATTTTAATATAGTTTGAATTTTTCTATATTTGTTTCTATATTATATATGTAAACAATTAAAAATATATAATGAAAAGACCATTTAATACATACACAACTACTCACGGTCATACACTTCCTAAGTCTGCAATTATTCAGACAAGTCCTGAAATTTTAACATGGCTTAAGGAAAATTTTCATTTTGCTTGGACAAATGCTGGAAAAATGATTGATGAGACTAAACCATATATTGTAATTGGTATAAGTGCTTCACATCAAGGATATATTTATTTTCATATTTCTACTTGTGATGAACGTGAAATCTCTATGTATGATCCAAATATGATTAAAGACTTTACTGATGAGGAAGCATTCAAGAAGTATTTAAATTGGGCTCGTAAATTTCCTAAGAAACTTGTTAATATGAAATTTGATTAAATGAAATTAAATTAATTATTATGAATATATTAGATATTATAGAAGCAATGATTGAATGGAATCTCATTGATTGTTCACGTCTTTATGATACTGATTATGTAGCCGAAAGAGTTACTTCTTACATAAAGGCTAGAAATTTTGTTCATGAAAACTTTAAATGTTGTTTTTAATACATAAATACACTATGAAACTTGAAAATGTTAAATTCGGTGATAAATTCATTACTCGCGATGGACGTATTGCTGTTGTCGTAGGTGAGCATAAAACAGTAAGGAAACATTGGTATGATTTTGTTGCCTTGGAAGAAGGAGTAGATATGATTAATAATACACCTTATAAGTTTAGTGCATATGATAATGGAATAGCATTTGAAGGATTTGAATGGTTAGACATTATTTGTAAAAAATAATTGAAGAAGTTAAAAATAAAAATAGAATAGTATGAAAGCAAGAATAATTAAGACAGGAAAGATTGTACATATAGAAAAGAATCAAGAATTAGATGCTTGTTTATATGTGAATTCAAAAACTGGTGAAAAGTATTATAAAGAAGAAGTTCAAATAATAAACGATAGTGATGAAATACAAAAATATCTTGAATCTTTGGACAAAGGAGCTCTTCTATCAATCATAAAATATGGGTTACGTGGTTCTAATGCACCTGAAGGAGTAACTGTTGAAGATATTTATGAATGTATTGGGTGCGAATATGTAGGAGAAATAATGTAGATAAATAATATGTAGATTTTTATGATAACTATACGAATAGGGGATGGTCAAACAATATCTGGAAAAATATTGGATGGCAGTACTGAATGGTATACTGACAAAGAATTTGATCATGCCATAGAAGCTGCATTAAAAACTAATAAACAAATTTGGATACGTTCTGCTAATAGAGCATATCATCCTATCTCATTAGAACAATTGATTAAACTATCAAAAAAATATAAATAATCAATTTTATATATAATTTAAATTTTTTAGTTATTTGTTTCTATATTAAAATAGAAAATTAAAAATTTATATATGAAAAATCAAAATACGACAGAATCAAAATATACAAAATATATTGAGAATCTTTGGCAAAGTAATTCAAAAATTCCTTTTATGCAATCAAAGGAAATATTAAAGTATGGATTTGATCAAGGATATCGATATAAAGAATCTGAAATCCCTAATGAGCCAAAAGTTGAACAAAATAAACAAAATGATAAGTCTTCTAAAGAAGTAAAGCATAATAAAAGTGAAAAAACTTCTAAGGAAATGATAGAATATGGAAAAGAATATAATAAAATACTTAATAAACAACTTATACAAGAAAAAATTAATTTGACTGCAGATATACTATTATATATGAATAAACATCGTGATTTTATTGAAGTATATACTTATATTAAACAGCTAAACAATAATATACAACGAGAACTTGCAAAACAAAATAATAATGCATATATTGAAATTGTTTAATTTTTAATACATATAAAAAGTATAATATGGAAAATAATGAAATGAACATTAATGCTTTTAAAAAGGCATTACATGAAGGAAAGGTAGAATTTAAGTATACAAAAAAGAATGGTGAAGAGCGTTCTGCTATTGGTACGTTAAATATCAACATTATGGGTGAAGAAAATACTCCAAAAGGAACAGGGTATGAGACTAATGATACAACTATTAGATATTATGATTTGAATTCTGAAGGCTGGCGTTCATTTGTAATTGATAATCTTATTGAATGGAAATCTGTTAATTAAATGGAAGAAAAAACTTTTAAAGTACCTAAGTATGTTCTTGAGAATATTGAAAATACTCTGAGTATTGCATACATGAATAGAAGTACAACTGTTGAAACATGTTTTGATAGGGCTGTGAAATGCTGTTTAAGTTGTGTCCGTAAAATATTAAATAATGTTGAATTGACAGGTAAGGAGAGACTTGAAAAGGTATATCAATAAATTATTAATTTCACTAAAACTTAAATAAAAAATGAAAAATATTGCAAATCGTTATTTTGATTACTTTGATTATGAGGATAACTATGAGGATGATTATGATAATAATTATGATAATAGTTATACAAAGGGTGGTACTCAAAAGATTAGTAAGAAGCATAACTGGAATTGAAGAATGAAATATTAGATCATGAACTTAAAAAGAATATTAAGACATTATTGTCCGGTTTATATAAATACATTAAATATTTTTAAACCTTTTAGAACTTTAATGAAAAATATAAAACAAGTATATCATATGGGTATACCTCATATTTCATTAAAGTTCTATAATAGATCATATGAATGGCTAGAAGAAAATTTTTATACTTGGTATTTTTGGGATCATCCTTCTATATGGAATTTTGAACATAAAATACTATTGGTCATTATAGATGATGTTATGTATAAAACAACATTTAGATTTAATGAATTTCAACAATCGCCATTTATATTAATAAGATTTTTTAATTATAATTTTATATTTCAAATAAAATCGCCTAAAGGAATGGATAATTATACATTTTGGGAAAGTCTTAAATATAAATACATTAGTTAAAATTTCATTTACAAATTATAAATAATTTATTTTATTATTATCATTTTTGAATATTTTATAAATATAATATTTACTATGCCAATGATCTATAAAAAATAAATAAAATTCATGTAAGTCATCATTATCATATGATTTTTGTTTAAATACATAAATATATAAATCTACTTCACTATTTTTATATAATCTTGAAAAATCATTAATTTTTATACTTGGATGATTAATTAATTCTGCTCCATAATTAAATAAAAATTTGTTATCATCATTATATTTTTCTAGTGGTATATATTCAAATGTATATTTATCTATTTTATCAGTAAATAATGGACACGTACTAAATAATACATTATCAAGTTTTTCTTTTGATAATAGATTATTTAGGTTTTTATATAAATCATTTATAAATTCTTTTGACGATAAATGCGTATTTAGTTTAATATTTTTTATATTAAGCTTCTCTATAATGATATCTTTTAAGTTTTTCATATCCTTTATTTAACCTTGACGAAATTAGAACCATAATTTATATTTGAACTTTTTACTCCTCCAGTGAACCATGATGAAATGTCTATATGAAGTTTTGGACAATTTGAAAACATTTCTTCATACATATTTTTACTTTGTGCTATACTTATATTAACATCTTCAATACCACGTATACGAATTAAATTTGTACAATCAGCAAACATGTATTGACATTTTTCAACATTTTCTAAGGTTGTATCATTTAAATCAACAGATACTAATGATTTACAATTTTCAAATGTACCTACAGTATTTTTTAATTTTTCGTTATTGAATTTTGGTAATTGTATTTTACTTAATGTTGAACAATTTTTGAACATAAAAGATATATTTTCAACATTTTTTACGTTCCATTCAGAAATATCAATATTTATAAGTTTATTTGTATTGTAGAACATTTTGGACATATTTGTAACATTGCTTACATCCCATCTTGAAATATCACCGTTGAAATTAATATCTTTAAAAATTCCACTCATATCAGTAATCTTTGAAGTATCTATATCATTAAGATTAACATTACGTCCTTCCCTTTTTATTCTATCTTCAACGATTTTTCTTAGTTCTTCATTAGTTGTTGGGAAATATTTTGGTTTATAAATATCTAATTGGCCGACATTTAACTTTTCATTTACATATGCGTTTAAGTCTTTCATATATTATGTTATATTTATATATTTTAAAGTTTAAGGTAATTTCTTTGGTTGTGGTTTTATAATTGAATCACAGTATACATTAGCAAGTATATCGTTATGTCTCCAATGGTATATGTTACCAACCGTTTTTAGTTTTTTACAGCCAACAAACATTCCTTTTGTGTTCATATCTTCTGTAATGTTCCAATTTGATAAGTCATCTACATATTTCAAATTGCTGCACCAAGAAAACATAAATGACATATCTGTAACATCATTTATATCCCAAGTGTTTAATCCTTTTATTTCTTCTAGATATTTACAATCACTAAACAAACTACGTAATGATGTAATATTTTTAGTATTCCATCCAGTAATATCTATTTTTCGTGGTAATACTAATGCTAATTTATTGAATACATAACTTAATGAATCTAAATTAGAAACATCTATATATGACAAATCTACAAAGTCTTTATTGTCTAAATAATCAATAGTTTTAAAAAGATATTTGACTAGATCTTCTTTTGATTTTGCTTTATATGTATATTTGTTTATTTTAATATCATTAATGTTAAGCTTCTCATTTAGACTATTTTTATCATAAATTATTTTACTATCATCATCAATAAATTTTATGCAAGATACATTTCTGTAAGTTGTATGCCGTATAGTTTTATCAAATATATTTGCTATATATGATTTCTTGTATGACATAAATAATGATCGTAGTCCATTTATTCCAAAATTAAATATAAGGTTATCATCTATATCATAAGTTGACCATTTTGAATCATCTTTTTGTATTTTGTATATATCTACATCAACATCGGTATTTCCACATATTTGTATTGTAAATGGTAGAACAACACCAGTATTATTAGAAAACCAATATATGTTATTTTGTAAATTTATTTTTTTGACATTTAATTTTTCAGTTATGTATGCATCAATGTTCTTCATTAAAATAATTCATCTGCTTTATTTATATCTTTATTGACTATAGATGTCATTACTTTATCTTCTATTTCTTCTAAAAGTTCTGGATTGTCATTCAATATATCAATTACTGCTTGTTTTCCTTGTCCTATTTTTGTGTCTTCATAAGAGAACCAAGATCCTGATTTATGTATGATGTCTGATTCAATTGCTAAGTCAAGGATTTCCGCAAACTTATTTATTCCCTTTCCATATTCAATTTCAAATTCAGCTTTTCGGAATGGTGGTGCGCATTTATTTTTTACTATTTTTACTTTAGTAAGATTTGCCGTAGCTTCATCACCGTCTTTAATTTGCGTGGATTTACGAACTTCTAATCTCATACTTGCGTAAAACTTAAGAGCATTGCCGCCTGTTGTTGTTTCTGGATTACCAAACAATACGCCAATTTTTTCACGAATTTGATTGATGAAGATACATAAACAATTTGATTTTTTAATTATGCCCACCATTTTACGTAGTGCTTGGCTCATTAAACGTGCTTGAAGACCAATACGAGCATCACCCATGGCACCTTCAAGTTCAACTCTTGGAATTAATGCCGCAACAGAATCAATTACACATATACCAATTTGACCGGATGATATAAGTTTTGTTGCTATGTCTAAACAATCTTCACCACAATCAGGTTGAGCAAAATATAGTTTGTTTACGTCCACCCCTAAAGCACTTGCATATTCTCTGTCGAATGCATTTTCGGCATCTATATAAGCAGCTTTCAATCCTATCTTTTGAGCTTCAGCTACTGCATGTATTGCCAATGTTGTCTTACCTGAACTTTCTGGTCCATATATTTCAACAATTCTTCCTAATGGATATCCTCCTATGCCAGTAGCAATGTCCAATGATAATGAACCAGTAGATACAACATCTATATCCATATTAGGTGATTCTCCAAGAAGCATGACAGAACCTTCACCATATTGTTTAGAAATTTCCTTCAATACGGCGTCTAATTCATGGTTTTTACCGAATTCATTTTCTAATATAGTATCTTTTTTAGATGGCATATCAAGTTTATGTATTAATTAAAAATAACAAATATTATTAAAATCAATTAAATATTTAGCATATAGTTTCTATTTTATTTTTAAGTTATGTTTAAATATTTATAATATGCTAAATAAAGAAAAGATTTTAGAAAATATTATTGAATGCTTTAATGATTTTAATTCTAGTAAAGATGATTATTTGGGATCTGTTTATATTTCTATTTATAAAGAGCTTCCATTTGTATATAGATTAAATTTCAATAATAAACGAAAGTTGATATATAAATTTGGGTATGAAAAGAATAATCTTATTAAAGAACCTATAAATAACTATATTAATGAACGAAAATTATTGATTAATTTATATGAACATCGTGAGGAATTGGGGATATATGTATTTAACTATTCACTTTCAGAATATTTGATAATAAGTACAGAAGATGTTCCTTTTATAATTAATATTGCATTATCAGAATCTTCAGATTGTGAATTAATGTTTGAATATGTATATACAACTGACATTGAAAAGACATTTGAAAAAATATCTAAGTATTTTGAAATCATTAACAAGAATAGAGAAGTAGAATTTGGTATTGCCGCGGTTGATGGTACTACTAACTGTTTGTATACAAGTTGGTATGACTATAAATCAAAGAAATGTGATATAAAGAAAAACTATAATGATGACATCCCATATGACAGAATAAAAGAGCTATTGCAAAGTGAAGATAGTAATGAATTGCTGTTGTTTTATGGGGATCCTGGTACTGGTAAGTCAACATTAATTAAGCATTTTATATCAATAATGCCAGAAAAGGATTTTATCTTTATTGACGGTGCAATGTTAGCCAATATGCAGCAAGAAAAAATTATGTCATACTTTCTTGAAAATCAAAATGCAATATTTATTCTTGAAGATTGTGAACGTGTTCTTATAGATCGTGAACATAATTTTAATCCAGTAATGCCATTGATTCTTAATGTTACTGACGGTATTATAGGTGATGTTCTTGGAATTAAACTAATATGCACATTCAATACTTCTTTAAATAATATTGATAAAGCATTATTACGTAAGGGTAGACTTTCTTTGAAATATGAATTTAAAGCACTTGACAAAGAAAAGGTACGAAAACTTCTTAAAGATAATTCAATAAATGAAAATATGACTCTTGCAGATTTATATAATATGAAGCAAGAAAATGATTATAGTAGGAAACAAACAAGAAAAATAGGATTTTAAAACATATGAAACTTAAAGAAAATCAAAAATTGACAAGTTTTGTTAATAAGATATTAAATTATAATGATATTCTTATTGATGATACAAGATATCTTTTCTTAGGTTCTATGATAAGTGCAGATTCAATGATGACTAAGGAAGATTGTGAAGAAATAATAGAATTAGCAACATTCATAAAGAACAATATTGAACTATTTATATTAGAACCGGAACAAAAGGAAGAGACATTGAAATACATGTATAACGCAATTGAATTAGCTAATAACGAATTAAAAGAATTAAACAACAAAAAATAAATACAACTAATTATGAACATAGCATTAGTAGCACATGATGGTCGAAAGAAAGAATTGATAGAATGGGTGAAGTATAATTGGATGACATTATCTGATACGGACAATATTATATATGCAACAGGAACAACAGGAAAACTTGTAGCACAAGCTCTTACTGAAGCTCATTTAGAGTTTATTGAAGAAGAAACTAATTCTGATTTTTATACTGATAGATTAGAATCAAAATATAAGAATAAAGTTACATGTCTTTTAAGCGGTCCATTGGGTGGCGATCAACAAATCGGTGCAATGATAGCTGAAGGAAAGATAGATGTACTTATTTTCTTTTGTGATAATCTTATAATGCAAGGCCACCAAAATGATGTATCTGCTCTTACACGTTTAGCATCTTTGTATAATATAGCATTTGCAACAAATCGTACAACAGCAGATATGATTCTTACTTCTCCTCTTTTTAAAGACAATTCATATAAACGAATATTGCCTGCTGCTATAGAAAATTATAAGAACAGACAATTATAACAAAGTTTATTATTGTATATAAATTGTATAATAAAACATAAAAAATTTATTTATATTTGATTAACAATGAAACGTTTGACAGATTTTTTGGATATTGATTTAAATACTTTTAACATCTCAAAGGAAGAACTTAAGCAAGAACATTTAGAAACATATAAAATATTTAAAGAAACTATGCTTGAGCTAAATCCTGATTATGATGAAGAAACAATAAAATCTGCATTTAAATCAAAATTTAACTATAATGATATAGATATCTAAACAAATTCGTATTTTAGATTTCTCATATTAGATCCTATAGTTATTTGTTTTTCATAGGGTGCCAATACTTTACAATCAAAAAGTATTTCACTATTCCTTAACGTTATATCTTTTATAATACAAACTACATCAAAATTTGGAAAGAATTCGCAATCAGAAGTAAAATGCACTTTCTTTCCAAATAAGGTGTTGTGTATTTCTATGTATGATAATTCCGATACTCTTTTCATATATTTAAAAATATCAAAAAATAATATATTTTTAAACAAATTAAGTTATATATATATATATATTATGATCAATTTAATAGATTACATATATGAAAAACTGGATGTAAACAATATAGATCCTAACAAAATAAAAGAAAAAAATCTCGATAATCCTAAAGACTGGGATAAGGGTGACATACTTTGTGGTATATATGGATATAACATGTCATTACCTGCATGGTATGAAATTATAAAGAAAACACCAAGTGGATTTACTGTAGTAGAACGTACGGGCAAAATTGTATCGGGCCATTACAATGGATCATGGGAAGAAATACCTGACAATACTAAACGTAATGAAGATCTAGCTGGTAAGAAAATTAGTTGTAGAATAAAGAAATATGGTGGTCTAAAAATAGGAAGTGTATGGGTACATTTATGGGATGGAAAAACACCGTTAAGCTGTAATGATATGGACTAAATATATTTTTGACTAATAGATGAAGAACTTAAATAACTATATATCAGAAAAATTAAACATAGGCAAAGATTTTAAAATCCCTTATTATGTTGACGATTTGACTAATCAAGATATGGTTTTGTATTCAGATGTTGATGATGAACTTGATATTGATTGGAATGACTTTAAGGATGAATTAGATCAAATAGGTGATAAATATGATAGAACTGTTGGTGGATATTTTTTCTGTGCGAAACCTTTGTCTAAATATAATGGACAAACATTACTTGAACACATAACATGCCTTGAATATATAGATGATGTAATATCGGAGATTTGTACAGGTAAAGACGCAGGATATGTAATAAAATTAGTTCATGGTCATATTGAAGTTTCTGCAATAAACAGTGGATCTAGATCAACATATTACGTATATGCAGTTGAACCAAAAATGTACGATAGACTATTAGCGTGGTATGAAGGTGATGATAGTATAGAATCATTAGATTTCATATTTAAAAAAGGAACTATTATACCTATTGAATTATAAGTTTAAATAATTTCAATTAATTAACTATATTTATATATAAGTTCTTTGAAATATTGGGGTGTTTTTTGGATTTGATTGGATATGTGACTACAAGAATCATGCAGGAGCGTTGAATCCTTAAATTTGACAAAATAATAAATGACGATACAACAACTTATCGTATGGCTGCCTAACCTTTAGAAGGTTGATTTATATATCTTTTAGGGCAATGCCGGCGCAGTGAGAACCTTTACGGTCGTGCAACAGAAGTCTCACATAAAAGTTTTTCTATTCGCGATAATCTTTGACTTGATAATAAAGAAACACGAACCCCCTTATTTACAGTTGCTGATTCACAATCAGATAAGCATGTAAGCAAATTCTTTTAGAAGTGTATTTAAGACGAGGGTTCGAGTCCCTCACACTCCACAGAATATAAGGCAATGCCAAAATATCTAAATCAAAATATAGATTTGGATCATTGGAGACTATTCATTATTATAGTTTCCAAACATACTAAAAATATATGAGAAATAGAGGCTATGACAAAGCAAAATTTCGTTTTTTATAATTTTAAGTTACAGTCTTTATTCTGTAACTAAATGAATCGACTATTTATTTTATTTTTTACATGTATACTTAATATTAGTATGCGTGCTCAACAGATTGCAAAAGCAGATGCAATAAATTCACTAGAAATAATTCTTTCACATCATACTTTAGTAAATCCAGCTGATGATGTCTATGATGATAGTTGGGATCATACAAAAGTAAACTGCTACAAATCATTATTACCAGAAAAAAACTATTTGATAGACATAAGAGATTTTTGTATGCCTATTAAAAAGAACAATATCATAGTAACATCTAAATATGGCTATAGAAAATCATTCAAAAGAAACCATCACGGTATTGATTTGAAAGCATACATAGGTGATACTATATATGCTACATTTTCTGGAAAGATACGTATATCTAACTATGAAAGGAATGGATATGGTCATTATATAGTAGTAAGGCATTTTAATGGTCTTGAGACAATATACGGCCACCTGTCAAGAAGACTTGTGAAAGAAAATGAATATGTATATGCAGGACAGCCAATAGGTCTTGCTGGCAATACTGGTAGATCAACGGGGCCACATCTTCATTTAGAGACTCGTTTTTGTGGTATATCAATAAATCCTACTAAGATATTTAATTTTGAATATCAGGATGTGACAGATGACAAGTATATTTTTAAATAGTGAATTTTAAATTTTATCTTATGATGAACTATATTTAGTATATGAAAATAGTTAATCGCAAAGCAAAATTTGAATATGAGATTCTTGATACATATGTAGCAGGAATTGTACTACAAGGATCAGAAGTAAAGTCTATTAGAAATGGTAGATGCAATATTTCTGATTCCTTTTGTATTGTTGACAATAATGAAGTCATATTAAAGAATTGTCATATATCAAAATATGATTCAGATAAGTTTACAAATCATGAAGAACTTAGGGATCGTAAGCTATTATTGACTAAGAAAGAAATATTGAAACTTAAAGAAAAGTCTCAAACTATTGGCATAACTATAATTCCACTTAAATTATTTCTACAACATAATCTTATTAAAGCAGAAATTGGATTATGCAAAGGAAAGAAATTATATGACAAACGAGAATCTATAAAAGAAAGAGACATTGAAAGAGAACTTAATAGAATTAAATTTTAATATTATTTGAATAATTATCATAAAATTACTATATTAAAATATTAAACATTAAAATTTAAGATTTATGTCAAGTATTTTTAGTTTTGCTTATTTATTGATAGGATGCATTATTGCAGTGCTATTTACTATCAAGTATTGTAAGAATCAGACAAAAGAAGAGAAAATTGAAGAGAATCCGTCTTTAATTGTTGCTTGGGTTATAATTATATTGTTATGGCCTATTGCTATTGGATGTTTTGTATATGGATCAATCAAAAATAAATCATTATGGAGAAGGTAAAATGTCCAAAATGTGATAGAGAAGTTGAAATTGACATAAGTAATGCGGCTGATGAGAATGCTGAAAGTTATATATGTCCTCATTGCCATTTTATATTTGGATTTTGTAACAACTAAAATATATAAAAAATGAAGATTGTAGAAGAAAAGAAATTAGCAGACGGTTCAGTAAAGATTTTTTATAGTACTCTTAGAGACAATATTCTTTACAATTTCCTGCATAAGTATTACAAGTGTTCTATCATTAGTAACAAACGATGCATTCTTTCAGATCTTATAAATAGATGCCCATTTAGATTTGAAGTATTGGATGACAACTTTAGTCAAATAAAGTTTATTATAGATGAAGGACAAAATCTTACTATAACATATGAACTTATTTGGGAAGAAAGACCATCTGAAAATATAGTAAGATACTACTTGAAAGATATTGTCTAAGTTAAAGACGTATAAAAGTAAAAACGACACTTCTGATGAATGGAGTTAACATCTTTTAATAATAGATATATAAATTTATTATAATGATATTAGATGTTAACTCCATTCATCGGAATATTATCAGATGACATATTTATGAGCTGTTTGGCATTGTATTTTTAAGAAAGTTCAAAATTTATTTGAATAATTACGCTTTTTATACTATATTTAATTATACTTATAATTATACTTATTAAAAAAGAAATATGAGTAGATCATTTAAGAACAGAAAAGATCCGAACGCAGTACATATAACGTGGTGCGGAAAATCAAACAAGAAAGACAAAAGAATAGCCAATCGTAAGTTCAGACGTAAGGAGAACAGTGAGGCGAGAAAGTCAATGATCAACCGAGAAGACATGTTCAATACTAAAGATTTGAAAGATGTTTCTAATACGTATAATTTTTCTTCTGATGGTTTAGCTCATTATTTTAACTTTAAGGATTGGGAAGTAGAAGACAAGTATAGATTTAAAAATAAGTAAGTATATGCCAAGTGAAAAAAGACAACTTCAGTATGACAAAGCCTATATGAAGATGGCTAAAGCAATGGGTGAGCTTAGTTATGCATATCGAAACAAAGTAGGTTGTGTAATAGTTTCTAAGGATGGCCAACTTATTTCCCAAGGATTTAACGGTACACCTACAGGATATGACAACTGCTGTGAAGATGCCCATTGTTCTTGTCAGTATGTTAGAGGATGTTGTTATACTGAAAAGCCTATTTCCGAACAAATGAGTGTTGAGTTTTGTGCAAATGCATTGAAGCCACTTGGACATGCTAATGATAAGAAGGGCTATCCTTGCCATTATTTGACTTTGACAACAAAACGAGAAGTATTGCATGCCGAAACAAATGCTATAAGTAAATGTTCAAAATGGCATTCATCTACTGAAGGTGCAACTTTGTATGTTACTTTAAGTCCTTGTTTTGATTGTGCTAAGCTTATCATTCAGGCAGGTATTGCAAGGGTTTGTTATCTTGAAGTCTATAGAGATGCATCTGGTATAGATTTTCTTCGTAAGAATGGTATAGTTGTTGATAATATACAAATCTAAAAATATGGTAGAAGATATTCAAAATAGAGTAAGAAATCATCTATGTGTATTTCAAACAGTTAAAGAACTTATTGAATCAAAAGATACACAAACATTGTCTGCATTTTTAAAAAATACAAATTTGACAGAAATAATGCAAAAGCAAATTGATTGGTTTATTTCATTAGGAAAAGCCATGGACAATAAGATTGCGGACAAATCATTTGATGTAGAAAAATATATTAACAATTTTAAAAAATAGTTAAAAATATATTAACGAATTAAAATAAAGAAAGATATAGAAGTTAAACAAACACAATTTTTATATATGGAATACAAAGAAAAACTTGAAGAAGCTAAAGAACTTTATAAAACTGCTAATGCTGACCAAAAGTATGCATTGGAACTTCTTTTTCCTGAAATCAAAGAGAATGAGGAGGAGAGGATAAGGAAAACATTAATTGAATATTTTAATGCTTATCCTAAAGATTATTTTGGAGGGCTGAAAAAGAGCTATATTGTTGCTTGGCTTGAAAAACAAGATGAGCAAGACAAGATTGAAGCTCTTCGGACAGAGTATGAAAAGGGCAGAGCTGATACTATTGTTGAAATGAAATCATCTTGGAGTGAAGAGGATGAAAAGAATCTTATAGAAATCATAAGTATTGTTCAAAATATCAGTAATTATGACAAACAATATGATGGATATATTAATTGGCTTAAATCTATTAGACAAAGGCACACTTGGAATCCAACAAAGGAACAGATGTATATGATAGAATGGCTTACAACAAATGTTCTTGATGATGGCCCTGTAGGAAAGAAGGCAAAAGAAGTATTGTACACATTGATTGAACAACTAAAATCGCTTTGATATGAAATACATTGATGCAAAAAAACTGAAAGAGCAAATAGAATGTATTGGTTTAGTTCCGACTATAAGTTCTGACTATAATGATGGCCGCGATGACGTAAAAATGATGGTACTTGACCTAATCGACTCTCTACAGCAGGAGTCAATAGAGGAGGATTTAGAGAAAGAGATTGATAAATATTGCGAACCAATACAGGCATGGCAAATACAGGAAGCACCGTATACAAGTATTGAAAAATGTGCTCGTCATTTCTATGAACTTGGACTTAAAAGACAGAAAGGAGAATAAATTATGATACTGGAAAAAGAACTATTTAAAGAAGTTTTCAATGAGTTGCAAAACCATTATCCAAGATTGAGTATGATAGGCACTATAGTATGCTATGATAATAAGGAAAAGTTCAATACTGATGGTTTTAATCTTGCGTATAATCTGCATCGCTTGACTAACTTATTGAATGAACAAGGAGAATTTAAATAATTAATAACTATGAACACAAGTAAAGCAGACAAGAGATGGTGGCACATTGAGGAACGTGTTTCTGGTAAGAAGTCACTCATCATCGGAAGAAAGATACAGATTAATTGGTACAAGGACAAGGAAGTCCGCAACCAATTCAAGTGGTTCAACTCGGTGGATATGTTCTATTGGCATATTGTACTATTCGGTAAGATTTTAGAATTTCAATATTTTCACAGACTATGACGTATATTTTATTATTTATTCTTGGAGTAATAGTCGGAGCACTATTGATTCCATTTATCATCTACTTCCGAGCAAGAAGAAGCGGTTGGGATGATAGTAATATTTTTAATGTTCTTCGAGTAATATGTCATTTGGCATTACATCCTGAAGATTTTCTAAAGATGAGATATGAAGATGGTAAGAATCCATTTTGGTATTTGACTAAAGATGAATTTTCTGAAGTAGTTGATAGCAGACCGCAAAAAAATTAAAAAATGGAAAATAACTATAAAGAAATTTTTGAAAAGATGGTTAAAAGTACGCAGAAGTATCTTGAGGACAATCATCTTTATGCAATGATACTTGGTATTTCTGGTGGACTTGATTCAACTGTTACTGCTACAATTTGCTATGAGGTTGAAAAAAGAAATCCTGAACTTAAATTTTATGGTGTTTCACTTCCTTGCTCTTCAAATACCGATGAAGAAAATGATTCAGCAAAAGTATGCATGAAAGGATTTTGCAAGTCTGGTCAATGGTTGGTAGAGAATCTTCAAAAGGAATATATGCTTATGAAGGCAACTTGCTCACAAAGGCATCTTCCTACAACTATTGGGCAAGGAAATATTAAAGCAAGACTTCGTATGATGTATCTTTATGACCTTGCAAACTATACAAAAGGTCTTGTTATGGATACTGACAATCTAACTGAGCATTATCTTGGATTCTTTACAATTCATGGTGACCAAGGCGATTTGAATCCAATTGGTGGACTTTGGAAACATGAAGTGTATGAGCTCGCAAAGTATCTTCATGATGAATATTACAATAACCCTTTGGAATTTGAAGGATATAGATTAATGGCACTTAATGCGGCTATTAATATTACACCTACTGATGGAAACGGTGTAAATGATCTTGGTGATATGGGACAAATTGCTCCTGAGTTTGCTCATGATAATAATATTGAAGCATATACTAAAGTAGATGACATTGTGAAGACGTATATTGATTGCCGAGGTCTTCATTCAGAACAGTATCTTATAGAAATGAACAAACTATATAATAAGTATAGTGTAAAGACTGTTGAGGATATTGTCAATAGAATTATTAGGACAGAATATAAGAGAAAGAGGTTGCCAATTGTTCCTGACATAACAAAGGCTAGAACTTAAGTTCTAGCCTTTTGTATGATAACATCCCCATCCCAAAAATCTTCAACAAAATCAATAATGAAATTTTGATATACATTTGGAATGATATACAATTCATAGTCATCTTTATTAATCCTATTCAATTCTTCATCAGTAACTATATAGCCTTCTGGATTTATTGCAAGATCTGATGAATGTCTTGAATGAGTTTTAATAAGTTCATTGTCTAATTCTTTTGATAACGGTTTAATGAAAAAATACGTCATATAAATCTATAAGATATGTTTTTCTATTTTAAAATAGAAATTGATTATGAACAGATTCATAAAAATTTTTATATATAATTTGAATTTATATGAACTTTTATCTATATTATAATATCTAAAATAATTAAAAATATGTATGCATTAATTTACAAAAGTGGAATGTTTCTTGGTGTTTTCTCAAGTAAGAAAACTATGAGAATTGTTATTGAGGCTCTTATTAAAGATCAATATGAAACGAATGGATATCATGGTGATTATCACTTCCAATATGTAAAGTTTAATCCTGATGAACCTTGGATAACTTCAAAGGATGAAGCACCAAAAGAAACACGTGCATTGCTTTCACTTAGCACAATGCATTCTGAAAAGTTTATTCATAAAGTAAAGACAGACTGGTCAACTGGAAAAATTCTTGATATGGATGCAGATACTACAAATAATCTTAATGACAAAGAATAAACATAATGACTTATAAGCAAGGACAGAAATTATTGAAGGAAGCTGACAAATATATTCAGGAAAACAATATAGATGTAGCTAAAGAAATATTTGATAAAGTTTTTGAAAATGACACAAACTATATACATGCTGTTATATTAACTGAGTCAAATTACGAATATTCAATATTTTCTAAAGAGTTCAATAAGTTGCTTAATGAATATTATATTGATACATTAATGAATAATAGATAAATTATGAAAGCAAGAATAAAGAAGACAGGTGAGATAGTTAATATTGCTGACTATGCTACAATTACACTTGATAGTCATGATTCGTGGGGAAATCCTATAGAAGTGAAGCCTGAAGAAGTAGAGCTTATCGATGAAAATGAAGAAATTGATGAAAACGTAAAAGAGATGTATGAACAGTGGGGTATCGAAAGTCCACTTCAAGACTATTGGTATGAAGTCAAGGAACGTGCATCAATAGCTATATTGCAAGGGTTGTTATCAAATTCCAGCGCAAAAGGCAATATAAAAGATTATGTTAAGTGTGCAACGGAATATGCTGATACATTGATTGCAGAACTTAAAAAAGAAATAGTATGAAAAGTTACACCGATGTAGATCAAAGTAAAATTTCTATTTGGAAAAGAATTATCAAAAAAGTCCTATTTCCATTTATTTTTTGTTGGTTTGGGGTCTGTTGGTGTATTATGAAACTTGGTAGAGGAATCTATTGGTTTGGAAATAAGCTAAGCGGTGATAGATTTGACCCATATAATTGGACTGAAGAAGTTTAATATAATAATAAATAATATAATAAAGTTATGAAATCATATGCAGACATAAAACAATGCAGAAAGTTGGCTGAGTTCCTACCAATTAAAAGTGCTGATATGTGTTTTAATATATCACAACGCCATAATATGCCGCCACTAATGACTCCTTATAGCAAATTCAATGAATTTTTCGACATAAGTCCAACACCTGATTTTTTGATTCCTTGTTGGTCGCTTGCCGCATTGCTTAATGTATTGCCGTCATCTACGTTAGATAGTTCTGATGACCACCATTATAGGGTGCATTGCATGGAAAGATTCACCGAATGGTACGATAATCAAATAGATGCTTGCTATGAAATGATATTGAAGTTACATGAACAAAATCTATTGTAATTAATGAATAATAATGGATAAGGAAAAGGCTAAAGAGTTTCTTATTAAGTACAGAAACAAGGATATTGTGAACTTATAAACAAATAAACTTATATATATTTATGAACTATTTAATGCAAGAAAATGGATTCTGTAAAGGAATCGAACTAAAGAGAGAACCTACATGGGATGAAACAAAATATTGTCTTGAAGAAATTCTTGGCTTTAATTTAGATTATATGTTCGAGATTGATAAGCCTGATGAAGAATGGGCATATGAATATGAAATAAATGACTATAATGAAGAAGTAGCAGAAGAAATAAAAGATATTCATAAGACATTTATTGACTTCATAAAAGGTGAATGTACTTGGCATTGGCTTTGTGACACATTATATTGTTATGACGATCTTGATGAATTTACAATCGGTAATTTTGCATATCTAATCAAATATTTAGATGAAAAGGAAATCATATGAAAACAAAAGATAAGATTTTTAAGTTAATTGATATACGCCCGGGAACTTGGCCAAGCTATTATGATGATTGTGCCGCTAAAGAATATTATGAATATTTTATTAAAGGCACTAATATCAAACTTGGTTTTAGATATATTGATGGAGAAACCAATGAAGAAAATTTTTATTGCATAGTATGTGACGGATATGATCAAATGGACTCTTATGATTCTGAAGCAGAACTATTTGAGCATTTTGAATGGATGCTAATGAATGAAGAATTAACATGGAGATATTATGAATAAGATTCATAAAAGATATTATGAATAAGATTCTTAAAATATATTATGAATAAGATTCTCAAAAATGAGAATCTTTTTTGTTGAATTTTTCCAGTTTTTATACTATATTAAATTATCAAAATAAAAAATAAGTTATATGACAAACAAAGAATCAAATCTTATCAGTAAGTGCAAAGAAATTAATAATGAAATTGAAGAATACATTGCTTCAAATAATGATTGGGTTTATTACTTTCTTAATCCTCTTGCAGGTGGTAATGAAGAGTTGTTTAATGTTGTGAAAGAAAATCCTGATGATTGGAGTGACTATGTTACTTTTGCAATCACTAATGTAACTTCAACAGGTATTGTCAATATATGTATTAATATTGATGATAATTCTGAACTTGGTGTAAGTATTAGACGTTATATTATTTTAAGTCATTTTAATGAAACAGTGGCAAAAAATAAAAAATTATATGAAGGTGAACTGAATGATATACGTAAGAATAATCTTGAAGAAGAAATTGAATACTATGAAAAGTTAATAGTCAAAAAGAAAGAAGAATTAAAGCAATATAGTTAAATCATGGATAGAGAAGAACTATTAAAAACATTTGAAAATTGTGTAAGAAATAATGAAGCATATTACAATAAGTTTCTCACAAATCTTCATAATAAGATCATAGTTACTAAGTATCAATATGTACCTAATTTTGAAATCACATATCTACAATCTATTGATGGCGGTAAAGAAGTAGTAGAACTGTCACAATCTCATTTAGGGCCTTTTGATTGCCTTAATCTTATAGAAGAACTAATGGAAAACTAAAAAAGGAAATATTTATGGAAAAGACATTTGATGATATAACAGATATATGTTACAAAGAAAGCCAAGAAAGTGAACTTATCTCAGTTTCTATAGTAGTTAAAGATCATAATTCTGGAGAAATACGTATATATAATTCTAATGAATATAACGGTATAAGTGAGTATGTCGAAAATTAAAATTATTTTTAATCAAATAAATTTAAATATAACTAACAATGAAAAGTATTAATGACTTCATAAAAGAATCAAAGGGTAATGTAAAGCATGATGATTTGGGTGGTCGTGGTATGTTTTATACTTCAAATGGTGAATTAACATATTTTGAAGATTGCTATACTTATCCGGTTGATACAGATGATTGTATTGAAATTACTTTGCTTAGAACAGATGTATCTAAACAAGGCACTGGAACAGATCTGTTGCAAGCTTTAATTGAGTATGCAAAATCTGTTAATAAGAAAATTGTAGTCTATGCAAGTCCTGTGGGTGATAAAATTTCTGAAAAGGATCTTATTGATTTTTATATGAAAAATGGATTTGTACAAGATGAAAGAACAGATGATAAGCATTGTTTAATTTATAATGTTTAATTTGGATATATAGTATTTACATATTAAAAGACCTTCCAAAAGAAGGTCTTTTTTTATGTTTAATTTCTGCAAAAATTACTATATTAAAATAAAAATTTATTTAAATGTATGAAAAGTTGGGCAGAAAACGAATGTAGGATTGCTTGTAAACGAGAGAATCCGAATTATGATTTTGATAGTGATGAATTTGACTATGGGTGTTCTTGTTATAAATCAGCATTGAAAGCTTATGAAAGTCTTTGTGATGATGAACATTCTGGTTTTTCATGGGGAGTTACAAAAAATATTCTCATTAGACTTATGAATGGTCAACCTCTTACACCAATTACTGATGAAGATTTCTTTGATGAGAATTCCCATAAGTTAGAATCTTCAGAATCTTTAATGAAACGTGGATTAAAATCATCTATTCAATGTTCACGTATGAGTTCATTGTTCAGAGAAGAAACTTTAGACGACAAAGTAATTTATCACGATATTGATAGATTCTATTATATTGATATTGATAATGGATCTACATATCATTCAAGTGCAAAATTTCTTGATGAAATGTTTCCAATTACCATGCCTTATATGCCTAAGATTAATAAGTATAAGATCTATGCTCGAGAATTTTTGACTAATAGAAAAAATGGAGATTTTGATACTAAAGAAATTAAGTATATGATTACTCCTGAAGGCGAGAAAATTGAATTGAACTTGTATTATTCCGAAGCACTTTCTGGTAAATGGGAACAAATAACAAAGGAACAATATGATGAATTACGAAAGAAAGAAATAATTTATGAAATATAATTTTTTAATATAATTTGAATATAATTTGAATTTCTAAAGTTTTTATACTATATTTGATTATATAAAAATTATTTAATTATGAAAATTATTTAAAAATGATTTAAATTATGACTGCTGAAGATAAAAAACGTATAGTAGAATTTTTAAAGGAAAATCTCCATACCCATACAGATTGGACTGGAACAAGAGTTGAAACGGTTAATCATTGTGAAAGTGTAGAAGAATTTATTGATAAACTTTTTAACTATGTTGAGCAATGACACAAGAAGAAAAAGAATTACTATTGGAGTTACTTCAAAAGGCAAATTGCGAAGACTGTTTAAGAGTATATACAACTGAACAAGAATATGAATTAGAATGGTGTTTTATAGACAATGATAAACTTTGCATAAGAATTGAAGAGCTATGAAACAAGAAGATAAAGAATTATTGTTAAAATACCTTTGCGCAATGTTGCCATATAACCCAGTAGTTCATATTAAAGATATAAATGTTTGTTATTATGACAATTATCTATGCGAAGATTATTTAGCTAAATTTAGAGTTAATTCTATTATAATTATGCCATATCTTCGTCCAATGTCAAGTATGACTGAGGAAGAGGAAGAAGAGTTTGTTTTACTTACAGATATAATGCTTAGATATGGCAAAAATAATAACCTTTGTTGTTTGCCACTAGATGCTATTCAATGGCTTCTTAAAAAACATTTTGATTTTATGGGATTAATTCCAAAAGGTCTTGCTATTGAAGTAACAGAAGAAAATAATCCATATAAAGAATAAAAATTATGAAACAATACATTGATAAAGCCACTGTAGTAGCACAAGCCAATATTGAGATAACAAATCTTCGTATTGCAGAAAAGGAAGGCTACCTCACAGAATATGGAAGAGGTATGTTGGAGGGCTTAGAAGGAATAGTGGATTTCATTAACACCCTTGAAGTGAAAAAGGTGGACTTGGAATACAAAAATGATTAAGGATTTCAAAAACTATATGAAAGGAAAATAAGATATGAAACTGATATTTCAAGATAAAGAAGTCTATATAAAAGACGATAATGTATATGAAAAAGACACTAACAAATACCTTGGAAATTGCTATGTGGATGAGTTGGGTGATATGTATGTAAAATCACCCTATCATAAAGGAGAAATATTATACATTGAATAGTGAACGTGGTTATATATTATGTGAGAAAATTATGACACAAGAAGAAAAGATTAAAATTTTGATAGAAACATGTAAACCTTGTATTATTGTAAAACCAAGAGTTAATTATAATACTAATACAGGAAGAAGATATGTATATGGTTTAACTATTTTAGGAGAATCGTCTGAACAATTAGGTCATAGTCATGGCGTTGGAAGTTATTATGATTACGGCTTTATGCAATTAGATACTGAAAATGGTATTTCGGTTATAGTCTTAACTTAAAAGTTTATAAATCAAAATTAAAAACAAACATTAATTAAAATTTAGAAATATTATGACACAAGAAGATAAAGAACTGCTCCTTAAATACCTTTGTGCAATATTGCCTTATGGAGTAATTGTTAGACATGCTGATTATTTAATAGATTCAGATGGTAATTATACTGGACAATTTTGGTATAAACGAGGTTATCTATATAATATTTGTAGAATGGATAACATGACAACTACAATTATTGAAAGCGAAGGTAGTGACGAAGAAGGTTATGAACATATTTGTGATTTAGAAAGATCTCTACCATATCTCCGTCCAATGTCGAGTATGACTGAGGAAGAACTAAAGGAGTTTCGTGCATGTCATTGTGTATATGATTTGCATCCAGATTTTCAACCAATGATGTGTAACCTATCTAATCTAACAAATATGTTTAATTGGCTCCTTTCTAATCACTTTGACCTTTTAGGTTTAATTGCCAAAGGTCTTGCTATTGAAGTAACTGAAGAGAATAACCCATATGAATAAAGATCCAGTTGATATAAATTCATTTGATATAATTGATGAACGATTACATAATCATTACTATGATGAACTTCCACCATTTTCTTATAGTAAAGATATAGCAACAACAGGTTATTTGTTTGGTTATTGCTCAAAAATTGATTATAACCTCGTGAAATTTAAGTATGAATTTTTTAATAGCTCTGATAAAATAAAATCTTTAGTTATATTGTAATGAATTGCTTAGATTAATTTTTTAATATAGTTTTTTTAATATAGTTTGAATTTCTGAAGTTTTTATACTATATTAAAATATCAAAATTAAAAAATTAGCAATATTATGAAGCGTTTTTTAAATGGAATTGAAGAACATCGCTGGGCAGATTTTTGTCAGGATTGGATAGAAAGACGCGATGGTAAAAAACATAATAATGATTGCAATTACGGAAGTCCTCTGTCTGACTATGGAGAGTTCTATAATCCACATGGCGGTTCAACTATTCATCTAAGAGCTGAAGATATTTCATCAGGTGCACTTTTTGAAATTCGTCTTCTTTGTGCAGATAGGAAAGGTGCATACCCAATTATTGCATTGGTCAATATTGATGGTATTGCTGATGGTATTGAGGTAATTGAACAGTTCAACAATGATGGAATTTCTTCAACTGGATTGATGAAACTACATTATGAAGCAATATATTTTGAACCTGGTGATTATGTTGTGACTACTCAAGATGCTATTGGAATATATGCTAATCATTGGTATATGTTTGCATCTATTGAGAAAGACGGAACAGAAAATTTAGAATTGAACGGTATAGGCAGTTATAAAAGACTTGCAACCGAAGATGAAATTTCTAAGTTGAATGAAATGCTATTTGTTCATAATAAGAAATGGAATAATGAAACTAAACAATTAGAAGATCTTTAATCATGTATCATTTTATAAAGTTTAACAATACTTGGTATCTTAAGCCTGAGAAACTTGAGGATGTTACAGAGCACTTCAAGAAGTTTTGTGGACGTGAATTCAAGGAAGGTTTTGAAGATTTCAGAGATAATGTAAGTATTAAGAAAGATTATAATGGCGAAAAGTATCTTTATAGTAAGAATCATTCAAGCTCACTTTGGAGATATGCTGTTGAAATGACAATGCAATTCGGTGGTGAAAGTTGGCTTAACGCAGCAAATTCACTTGAAGAGCAAACTTATAAAAACAGGATTGAAAGATTTCTTGAAGGCAAGCCTATATTCCTTACTGATGGACTTCCGTATTTTCCTCCTAAAGAATGGCCTGAATATGATGAAGAAGTTTGGAAAGATGAACTTGAATTTCCCTATAAATATAATTATGAAGATTGTAGATTCTTACAATGGTCTAATGGAAGACATTGGTATGTGAAGATTGGTAACATTGATATTGGGGATAAATATGGTAATTACAAATTCTCTGATAAGTCTTATGCACAAAAGGTAGCTAAAGCTTGGTGTAAATGTGGAGGTGATTGGTCAAAGATATGAAAAATCTTAATATAGTTTGAATTTCTGAAGTTTCTTTACTATATTTGAATATTAATTAATTTAAAAAACAAAAAGATATGAAATTTATACTTGGAATTAAGCCTACCGTTATTACTGGTTATGGCACTACAAAAGATGCTAAAGAGAGATTCAGAAGTTCAATTCGTGGATGCTTTACTTATTCATCTAAGTTTGGGTCTGCATGGACAAATACTTATGGTACGGAAGCCACTGCAGTCTACGGATATAATATTGAGGTATTCAAGCGTAGAAAGCATCGTGGTCCTAATAAGCATTATGTAATCTACCGTTATATATTTCCTGTTGCAATGTTTGATCTTTTGAATGTTGAAATTAAGCAGGGTCCAAGAACATTTAAGATTATGCCAAAAAAGAAATGAATAGTGAATATCCATATATAGTTGTACCTATCGATGAAGCTAATAAACTATTAGCTAAGCAAAAAGGTTTATCAGATACATTTTGTAAGACTTATCAAATAGCTCAACAGGTAGAAGAAAGACAAAATTTGTATTCTGGGGTTAAATGGAAAATTAAGAAAACAACTACCGAAAAAATAAATTGGCAATTATAACAATAAATATGATAGCTAAAAGAGATATTATAGAATTTTTCAAGTCTCAGAAGTGTGAAACTTGTCCATTTAAAAAAGAATGTGATAATTTATATCAAGTTACAAGAGCAGCTTCTACTAATGCTCATAATATTTGTGATGCTATATTTGGTTCAGTGAATCTTGATTAGTGAAACTTTTTATAAAATTATGGGAACAACAAACTATCCTTATTATATAGCAGTTTCATATGATGCTGGCATATTGAAGAAAATTAGATTTGGAACATCTGATGGTAGAAAATTCAAAACTTGGTCAGATTGTGCAGAGGCTATTAGACGAAGGTATGCAAATTTCCCATCAACAAAAAATCAACAAATTCTGATTCTTGAATATTCTGGACAATATGAAAGTAAGATTATTGAAATATGTCAGGGAGATAATTGGATATCTGTTGAAGCACCTATTAAGTTGATGTAAGAAAGAATATCATAAAATCTTCAAAGACTCTTAGAAATGAGGGTCTTTTTTGTTTTAAATATGGAAAAAAATAAATTATATTTGAATTTCTGAAGTTTCTTTACTATATTAGAATATTAAAAATAAAAAATATGGAAAGAACATATTGTACTAAGGACTACAACAATCTCTCAGAGATTTTCTTCAATAATCTTTCAAAGGAGAATACAAGGTATACAGTTGAAGAAGCTATTAAAGAGCTTGGAATTTTTGTCAAGGGTTACAATAAGAATGCAAAGCGGCATAATTATTGGGTAAATTTCAAACCTTTCGAGAATCCCAAGAATACTCCTCAGGCATTTGCAAATTCAATTCATTTTGCAGAAATTGAGAAGCCTGAAGAATCTATTTATGTAAAGGGTATGAAGACTCAGCAACTTCAATTTGAGGCTCTTGAAAAGGCAATTCTTAGATTCATCTCCGGACTTTCCGAAAAGGAACAGAATAAGATCATTAAAAAGATCAATACACGAAAAAATAAAATGAATTTCTAAAATAAAAAAATTAAACTATAAAAAATAAATTATATTTGAATTTCTGAAGTTTTTATACTATATTTGAATATAAAAATTAAAATTAAATCAAACAAAAAACAAGTAAAACTATTAAAATTATTAAAACTATGGAAGGATTTATTTATTTTATTCTTGTAATTGCAGCAATTATCTGTGGTATTCTTAATGGTATTCTGTTCTGGAAAATTTGGCATATGTGTGATGATGTCAAGGCAATGCGTAATGAGTTTGTAAAGGAAAATGAAACTGAACAAGTGCCTGAGCAAACTGTTTATGATGATAATTTGCCTTTCCATGTAGGAGACACAGTAAGAATTGATGGAACATTTAATGAAGTAGAAATTATTCAGATTAAAAATAATAAGTACTGTGTAAATTTGAATGGTAAATCGATATGGTATAATGAAAATGAAATTAAACATATAAAATAAATAAAATAAAAATAATTAAATAAAGACTCTCAAAAATGAGGGTCTTTTTTGTTTAAATTCAATAGTTTTCACAGATAATAAATATTTTTATATAAAGATATAAATTAAAGAAATAAATATATAAGATTATTTAAATTCTGTGAAATCTATTATTGAATTTATTAATGAAGATCGCCGCAAAAAGCAAGAACAAGAAATCCATATAGAAGGTAATAGTATTCTTGATAAAATAATGAATGATAAAGAAACTAATATAGATGAGTTTGTTAAGGAATTTGTAAGACCTAATGGACCAACTATATATGCATTTACCACAGATAAAGTTGATTCTGCAGTTAAAGTTGGATATACAGACCAACATCCTGAAGCTCGTATAGCACAATGGAAAGAGATATATGGTAAAGAAGAAGGTGAAGTTGTTACCTTAGGTTGGTGGAGTTCAGAAGAATTTAATCAAGCTGGTGAACGTGTATTTTTCTGGGATCATGCTATTCATAAGAAACTTAGAGATAAAGGATATAAACAACTAGAAAGAGATGAGTTTATGGCTACTTTAACAGAAAAGGGTAAGCAATTAGTTGATATTCATTATTCTCGTGAATTCTTTTCTAAATATAAGAAATTATTGCAAGGACAATTAAGTGATGAAGATAAAGAAGAATTGTCTGCACAATTACTTGAAGATCTTATTAAACAAATGAAAGCAAATATCCATGCTGGTACTGCCGATTTTAAGTTATATTCATTTGATGAAGAAGGTAAGACAAGTAAAAAACAAGCGGATAAGATATGGGGAGCTCCTGATACATATCCTAATACTGATCTTCAAAAGGAAGCAATTAAAAACGGTGTCAAAGCTATTGATGAAGGTAAAAAGAACATATTGATGGCTGCTGTTATGAGATTTGGTAAGACTCATGCTTCTTATGAAATTGTTAAACAAGCAGGATTAAAACGTGTTATAGTATGTTCTGCCAAAGCTGATGTTCGTACTGCTTGGAGAGAAGATATTAATCATGAGCATTTCTATAAAGATTTTGTATTCATCGAAGTTCTTGGTCCTAATAATTGTGATATGACTTATTGTAAAGGTGATAAACTTGTTACAGAACATGGTACACCTAATATAGAGAATCTTGAAAAGGCTGGTAAGACAATTATATATTTCTTTACTTTACATGATTTAGGTGGTTCTGTTAAGGAATTAAAAGAAAAGCATAAAGGCATATTTGATAAAGAATTTGATATGATGATTGTTGATGAAACACACTATGGGTCTCATGCAAATACTTTTGGACAAGCAACAGGATTAGGCAAAAATAAGATTAAAGATGGCGAAGATGATGAAGATAATGCAGCAATTGAAGAAGAACAAAAAATTGCACAAGAATCCGCTGAAACATTAAAGAAGCTAAATATAAAATATAAACGAGTTCTTCAAGTTTCTGGAACACCTTATTACATATTAGCATCAAATGAAATGATTGCCGAAGATGCTGAAATTATATCTAAAGTTTCTTATACTGATATGTTGAATGCTCGTGATAAATATGAAAAGGAACATAAAGGAGAAGATCCAAGCACTTCACCTTATTTCGGTATACCTACTTTACATAAGATTGGATTAAGATTAAATAAAGAATGCCGTAAAGTAATGCAAAATGCTGGTGTGACTGATTCTATGACTGAATTATTCAAAGTTGATGGACAGAAGTTTGTACATGAAAAGGCTGTAGAGGGATTAATGAAAAGTATATTTGGTGATGGTAAAGGTTCGTTAGCATTCTTGAAAAACAAATCAGTAGAAGGAAATAAAGTTTGCAAACATACTTTGATAGTTCTTCCTCGTGTTAAGGCATGTAGAGTTATGAAAGACTTGTTGACTAAATTCATATCAGAAAAAAATCGTAAAGTATTCTGTATTGTCAATAATTGGGGAGGCACCGCTGATGTTAAAGATGTAGATGACTTAAATAACCAATTAGAAACACTTGATAGCAAAGGTATAGGAAGTATTATATTGACAGTAAACAGATTCTTGACGGGTGTTTCTATGCCTTGTGTAGATAGTATGATATATCTTAAGAATGCAAGTAGCCCACAAGAATATGACCAAAATATATTCAGACTTTGTACAAGAAGGGTTAAGAAAGTCAAAGATCCAGATGATGAAAGTAGAAGCAAGAAGGTAAATATGAAAGATAATGTTTACTTGATAGACTTTAACATGACAAATATGTTTAATATGATTGCTAATTCTGCTCGTATGAAAGCTGCTGCAGAAGGTAATCCAACAACTGAACGTATCAAAGAACTTATGGAAGATGATGTGAAAGCTGTACCAATATTTGCAGAAGACAAAGCAAGTTCTGAAATACTTGGTAAGATGCACAAGATTGATTCCAAAGATATGATGATACTATATTCAAATTATAATAAGAACAAGAGTATTGCGGATATAGTAAGTGATGAAATTGACCTGTTTGATAATTTATTTGTTGATGATACATTCCAAAAGATCATAGCAGGAATTGATATAGAAGGTGACAATAGTAAGATTAATTTGGGAAATGGCTCAGAAGAAGGTGAAGAATTAGATAATTTACCAAGTGGAAGCGAAGTACCAAGTAGTAAAGATGACAAGAAAATGAAATCATTACTAGATAAACTTAAGGAAGCTAACATAACTAAAAATGAAAAGAAACAGCTTGAAGATTTGACTAAGAAGAAATTCAAAGCTATTACCAAGAACTTATTATATTGTGACTTATGCTTAGATGAACCTTGCGTAGATATAGACGGTATATTAAAGAAAGCTAAAGAGGATAAAGACTTTAAGAAAATGCTACATGAATTCAAAATTAATGAGAAAGATATAGAAAAAGTTTATAATGCTATGTCTACTAATTTTAAACAAGCATATAATTCATTATTGACTCGTATGGCTTTACTTGCACAAGATACATCAAAGAGCGGTTATGATAAATTCAGTAAAGCATTAGAAGGACTTGGAAGACTTGGTAAAAATGAAGTAGTGACACCTCCCGAAATTGTTGAAAAAATGATTAATAAACTTTCAAAAGAAGACTATGATAAAGCAGAAAGCATATTAATTGTTAATGAGAAACAAGCAGAATTCACAATGGGCTTAATAAATAAATTTGGAAAGAAAATTGCTAAGAAAATTAAGATAGTTGCAAGTAGTGAAGTTGGTAAACACTTAAGTAGGAAAATGTTAAAAAGTTCACTTGGAAAAAACTATATTAAATCAATAATATTAAATATAGGTGACGTAGATGGCAATGGCTATTACGATGTCAATGATTTTTTGAAGATGGATAATAAAGAAATTTTAAAAGAGAATAATAATAAACGTTTTGATATTTTACTTTCTAACCCACCGTATGCAAGAAATTTACATATGAAATTTTTAGAAAAATATGTTGATTTGGCCGATAAAATAATAAGTATACAACCATTATCTTGGTTACAAAATATATTTAGTGATCAAAATAAAAATTCTAAAATAAATAAAATTCCACTTACAGATGTAGAGTATGTTGGAAATATTAAAAATGCATTTAAATATGATTCTCCGGGTCACGCAACTTATGATACTGGCATTTATGTAATAGATAATAATGCAAAAACAAATAATGAAGAATTATTGTATAAATTTATTGATTTATATCCTGGAGAACGTATTGATCCTAAACTTATAAAATCAATTAAATATAAAATATTAAATTATTGTAAAGAACATAATTTAGAAGATAATATAAAATATGGAAATGTTGATGAAAATACAAAATATACAATAATTATGCCTACTTTATTAGGAAATGCTGGTTGTAAAAATGATAGATATTTTTGGAAAACTTCAAAACGATGGGGTAGAATATTTTATAAAGGAAAATCTGAAGGGAAATTTATGGGAGAATATAAAAAGAAATTATCTAATGTTAAAAATTATACTAATTTCCCTTATTTAGAGTTTAATACTGAAGATGAATGTAAAAATTGGATTGATTCACAAGATTCAGATATTATGAGATTTATTTCAATTCTTAATTACGTCGATTCGAATCGACGCTGTAAATTTGTCCCTTATATGGAAGATTATAGTAAAGTATGGACAGATGATATGTTAGCTAAATTTTTTAATATAACGAAAGATGAAAGAGAACAGATTCATCATTATATAACTTTATTTGATAAAAAATTTAATAAAAAATGAAATAATGAATAATTTTAGCATAGAATATTTTTTAAATTTAACATGTTATGAATAGATCTATAAAAACAGATTAATGATTACTTGAAGTTTATAAATGTCCTAAAAATAAAGTAAAGGAATATACATATTATTGTAAGAAAATATTAAAGAAGTAGATAATAAATAACTATTTTTACATTAAATATTAATATAAAAAATATGAATATACTTAAATCAAAATATATTTATAATAAATTAAGACAGGATTATTTGTGTAAAAATCCCATATTAATATTGTATAATGATGGTCATTCAGAAGGATATGATAAATATTATACATATGAAGAATTTAAACAATTTAAAAATTCAGAAATCATTAATCTATTTAAACAAAAATATTTTTATGATACAAATTTATTTAGTTTGTGGAGAAAAGCTAAAAATCATAAATGGACAATTGCCGGATTTATTATATCAATTATATTAGCAATATACTATGGTAATAAAATATGAATTTAACAGATTTTAATATAGAGCAATTTTTAGACTTAAGTAATTACGCAACAGATGAACGTGTATCTCGTCGAAAGAATTCAGAAATAAATTCTCAAGAATTCTTCACTCCTTATTCAATAGTTAAGCGTATGTGTGATAAGGTTTCTGAAGCTGATTGGGCAGATCCTACAAAAGTATTTTGTGAACCATGTTTCGGAAATGGGCAGTTTGTCATTTATATAATTTGGAATAGACTTCAGCATGGTATACATTGGAAAACTACATTAGAAACGCTATGGGGGGTTGAACTAATGCAAGATAATGTAGCGGAATGTAAGGATAGAATTTGTGAAATGCTGACAAATATTTGTGAAGATTTTAATGAAGATAAAGCAAGACTCATTATGGATTCACAATTGATCTGTCATGACTTTTTCACATGGAATTTTGAAGAATGGCGTCCGTATACTGAAGATGAAATTAAACAAAACAAAAAGAAGAAAAACAAAAAATAAAATTTAAGTAATTTATCTAAATAAAAAAAGGAAGCATCGAGGCTTCCTTTTGTAGTTATTTATTTTCATACCATTTTGGCTTATCTATAGACTTACAATCAAAGAACATATCATACATTTCTTCAACATTAGATACATCCCATTTATTTAAGTCAGTATCAAGTTTATGACATCCAGTAAACATTGCTTGCATATTTGTAACTTTAGATACGTCCAATTCACTTAGATTACAATTGAAGTTTTCACAAAAGAAGAACATAAATGATGTATTAGTAACATTGCTTACGTCCCATTTAGATATGTTTATGTCATGAGGATCTAACTTAGCAAATAGATGATTCATGTCGGTTATTTCGCTAACATTAATATCGTTTAAGTCAGCATTCTTATTTTCTTTTAAACGTTCCTCCAATATCTGTTTAAGTTCATCTTTTGTTTTTGGACAACAGCTATATTGACGTTTGATATCTTTTAAGTTAAGCTTCTCAAATATGTAGTTATGTAAATCTTTCATATTTATTCTTTATACCACTTTGGCTTATTTTTTAATGAATCACATCTAAAGAACATGTTATGCATATCAGTAACCTTACTAACATCCCATTTATTTAGATCGGAATTAAAATTTTTACATTCCCAAAACATAGCTCTCATATCGGCAACATTACTAACATCCCATTTGCTTAGATCTGCATTAAAGTTCACGCAAACAGAAAACGTATACTGCATACTAGTAACCTTACTAACATTCCATTTACTTAGATCAGAATTAAAGTTATCGCAACTAAAAAACATGCCATTCATATTAGTAACATTACTAACGTCCCATCCGGAGATATCTATGTTATGAGGATCTAACTTAGAAAATAGATTAGACATATCGGTTATTTTACTAACACCAATATCATTTAGATCAGCATCCTTATTTTCTTTTAAACGTTTTTCCAATATATCTCTAAGTTCATCTCTTGTCTTAGGGAAATAATTATATTGACTTTTTATATCTTTTATATTAAGCTTCTCAAATATGTAGTTATTTAGGTTCTTCATTTTTTATTCTTTGTACCAGCTTGGCTTATTTTTTAATGAATTGCACTCCCAAAACATATCATGCATATCAGTAACATTGCCTACGTCCCAACTATTTAAATCACTATCAAATTTTTTACAGCCATCAAACATTTTATACATATCAGTAACCTTACTAACATTCCATTTGCTTAAATCAGAATTAAATTTTTCGCAAAGTAGAAACATGCGATTCATATTAGTAACATTAGATACGTCCCATTTGTTTAGATTACAAGCAAAGTTTACACATGAAGCAAACATAAATTTCATATCTTTAACAGCGCTTACATTCCATTCAGATATATCTATGTCATGAGGATCTAAATCAACAAATAAGAAAGACATATCAGTTATTTTACTAACATCTATATCATTTAGATCAGCATCCTTATTTTCTTTTAAACGTTTTTCCAATATACTTTTAAGTTCATCTCTTGTCTTTGGACAACAGCTATATTGATGTTTAATATCTTTTATGTTAAGCTTCTCAAATATGTAGTTATATAAATCTTTCATATTTATTCTTTATACCAACTTGGTTTATTTTTTAGTGAATTGCATCTATAAAATATTCTATTCATATCATTAATATTACTAACATTCCAATTGTTTAGATCACTATTAAATTTTTTACAATATGCAAACATATTATACATATCCTTAACATTACTTACATCCCATTTACTTAGATCAGAATTAAAATTTGTACAACCAGCAAACATTTTATACATATCTTTAACCTTACTAACATTCCATTTACTTAGATCAGATGTAAAATTCTCACAATATATAAACATACAGTTCATATTAGTAACATTGCTTACGTCCCATCCAGATATATCTATGTCGTGTGGATCTAATTCATAAAACAGATGATCCATATCTTTTATTTCGCTAACATCAATATCATTTAGGTTAGCACTCTCATTTTCACTTAGACGTTCTTTTAATATTTGTATAAGTTCTTTTTTTGTCTTAGGAAAATATACATAATCTTTGATATTTCTTACATTAAGCTTCTCAAATATGTAGTTATGTAAATCTTTCATATTTATTATTTGTACCAGCTTGGAATATTTTTTAGTGATGAGCAACCATCAAACATATGACGCATAGTTTTAACATTACTTACATTCCAACTACTTAGATCGCAGTCAAAATTTTTGCAATTAATAAACATATCATGCATACTAATAACATTAGATACATCCCAATTATTTAAGTCAGAATTAAAAATTTTACAACCATCAAACATTTTATACATATCAACAACTTTAGATACATTCCATTTGCTTAAATCAGAATTAAATTTTTCGCAAAGTAGAAACATGCGATTCATATTAGTAACATTAGATACGTCCCATTTGTTTAGATTACAAGCAAAGTTTACACATGAAGCAAACATAA